CAAAAGGAACTAGACCAACTAAAAGACATAGACACAAAAGAAGGAAAAGAAAGATTCAGAGAACTAGTACATCTAAGAATCCTATCCAATGTAAGAATAAACCTAATAGAATTCAGTAATATGGTATGGAAGAACAAAGATAAGAAAAAGAGACAAGATAATGAAGAAGAATAAGAAAGAACAAGAGAATAGAAGAGTAAGAATCCAAATACCCTTCAATACAGGACAAAGAGTACATAAGAGTAAGAAAGACTATAAAAGAAAGAATAAAGTAGATATTCCAAACAATAAAGAAGAATAAATATATACACTATGGATAATAAAACAATACACAACATATCAGAAATACTAGAAGATATAAAAGAGAATGCTGATTTAGAATTACCTAGAGGGAAACAAATGATCCTTCAAGCAAAAGATGGTAAGAACAAAAGAGGATTACTAGTAACATTATTAGAAGATGGTGGATATGATATAGCTTACTGGTACAAAGAACCCGAAGAATATCCTATAGAAGTATTAGTGGATGGTAAGAGTGTAAAAGAAGACGCAAAGATAATAACTCTGAAGTTTCATCCAGAATTAAAGGATAAGTAAATAATTCCAAAATACTGTGGCAGAAGGTGACTTTAGCGTGCATACGCCGCTCGGAGGCTTTCGTGCGCTCGAAGAAAATTCAAAAAAATATTAAAAAACGCTTGACAAATCCTCCAAAGTGTGATTCCAAATTATTTCCAAATAGCTCTTGACAAATGCAGAAAAGACCTTCTGAATAAATCTACCGCAGAAATATCCCAGAAGGCCTTGACTATAAAAACAAAAGGAGAGTGGAAACTCAGAAAAGTGGTGTATAGGATTCCCGAATACCATAATCATATAACATGATATGACTTTCGAAATTCCCTTTCTCGTCAAAGAAGATCTGATCGAACTCTTTACCACCAAGATAATATGTGATACTCTTTACAGTTCGACCATCTTCATGATATTCTATTTTACTTTTCATAACTATATCCTTTATCCGCATTACCTATACTGAAGTCAATATAGAAGGCCTCATAGAAATAATCTGACTCAGACTCTGATTTATTGAACCACTTCCTTTCCGAACCATTCTTAATAATCTCAAGAATTCTTTCAAGTACTTCGAAGTTCTTACAATCCTTATACATGTGCATATGATATATGTTTATATCATTGAAACTCTTAGGATCAAAATATGGAAAGTCACTAAAATCATATGGAGAATTTAGTATATTAACCTCAATACCTGTTGAACCTTTATGATTCTTTTTAACTTGGAACTTGACATTTGGGAATTCTTTTTTAAGAGCATTCCGAATTTCTTTGATTTCTTCTTTACTGATATACATTTTGTCTCCTATCTCTCACCCCTACGATCTGATCTTAACAAATATACAAGCGAAAGTCAATAGCTTTTATAAAAATAATTCAGCTATTTTTCTCGAAGTGTTCTGAACAGTGTGTGTGCGGAAAGTGTTCGGAAGTGTTGTTCGGGAATATTCCAGATCACTGTCTTTAGAGTACCTACCCCTTTCTGATATGGGGGTTTAGAACCTATCTCGCTATCTCGAACTATCAAAAACTTTTTCCATAGGATTTCGAAATGTTTTTTAATCACACCCATTTTTAAAAAAAATTTTTGATCAAATTTTCCACACGTATAGGACTTTTTTTAAAAACCCCCTTCTGGAAAGGATACCCGACAAGACTTCACAATGTATTTCAAAGCATAGTCGTAATTATGGAACTCGACTTCCCTAGTACTCCCCAACTCTCTTAAATCATCGAAGAATGCAGCTTCGAATACTTTAGCCTTGAATCCACCCTCGACTTTCCGAATGAATCCCAAAATCAAATCTTCACTAGAATCTCGAAACACATCCATGGTGTTTCCGTCGGCAGACGTATAACTAATCTTTTCAAAATCTACCGAATCAATCATTACACACACTCCTCAATTGGATTCATACTTTCGAAATCCTTATATTCACCATTCTCATCATAAACTACCCTATCTAAAGCAACACCATCCCGAAGATAGGTGATTGATTTAATCTTACCCCAAGGCCAGAAGAGGACAATCTCTTCCATATTATCATATTTGTTCTCAATTTTTGGTCTCATCATTCTCTCCTTTCTAAAGATATCCGTCTGTTTCTCCAGAGATTACTCTCTCGTATTCTTTTCTCATATCTTCTTCATTTTCGAAAAACGAGAAAGGATGGTACGATTTTCTTCCTCGGATATCTAACTTCCATCCAGAAAACCATCCCTTGACACCCAAATCAGAGTGACCCTCAAAGAATACTAATTCATCTCCAAGATTATTAAACACATTTGTTTCTAAAGATTTACCTATCATTACACTCTCCTTTTCAAATAAGATTGAATTAAACGTTTAGCACCCTCCATAGTTGGTGTGGTGAAGGTCATTTTAGAGACTTTCACAACATACTTGTCTGCATGGATTGGTGTGATGGAAGCAACCAATTCACGAGTCCTAGTATCATGGTATGTTTCCACTCTATTTGGAATTACACCGTGCAATTCGAAACCATGCACAATATTTTCCTTTAGATTTGCAACTCGGTGATAATAAAAATGTTCCATCTCTCTCTCCTTTACCTTGCCACTATGGGGCCAGTACAACCTAATACATATGTCGGGGAAGTATCCCCAATCTTATCTTTAAGTGTGTTAATCTTCTTTTTAATCGCATACTGTTTCATTACAACTTTCGAAGTGTTTCCACCGAAAGTCAGTAAGTACTTCTGCAACTTCTCTATCTGATTCTTAATCTTCTGGGTCTCTTCCATTTCTCTCTCCTTTTAGTTTCTGGGGTCTTCTCTCTCACCCCTACGATCTGATCTTAACAGATTTGACTAGTGAATGTCAAGCATTATGCAAAACATTTTCTAAGTATTTGAATCCAGTTTTTACGTTTTCCCTCAGATATATCACCCAAGTATACTGTAACTCTGTCTTGTGATACCATATCATACAAGGATTTTTTAGTCATAGTAGTTGCGTAATAGTTCTTACTCTTCGAAACAATCCAATCAGATTCTTCGAGATATGTTCCACAAACAAACATCAAAAGTTCGTTAGACTCGTTCAGTTCCCAAGTCACTAGAATATATTCACCAGCTCTTTTACTGAACGTTCCACCTCTCCAGTTCTCACCAGAAGTACATTTAATCTCAATTGCGGTTCCATCTTCTAGAATGAAGTCTGGTTCATGGTCAGACTTTGGGGCTGTTCCACCGTAATGTCTTTCGAAATTAGTTTCCATAAGACCAGACAAGTCTTCAGAAAGTTGTTTAGGGGATTTGACCAAACCAAATTTCTCATATATCCTCATAAGTTCTTCGAAGTCTCTTTTAGTGTTTCTAAGTACTGTTTCAAATTTCAAATTATTCAATACAAACATTTCTGTCTCCTTTCCCATCCCTACGATCTGATCTTAACAAATATACAAAGCAAAGTCAATAGCTTTACCAAAGATTTCCAAGTATTTTTTTAATTCCTTCCAAAGATATCACTTCGAAGTTTACCAAAGCACTCACCACTACTATTGCAACTATCACTAATACAACTACTCTAATCATTTTACTCCTTAAAATAAACTTGGTTTTCTAATCTCTACTGTACATATGGTGTCATTCCTGCAACCACCATGGGGAACCATCAATATCCTTGTCATATCAAATCCCCTAGTTTTCCCCATACCCATGGAATTCCACCCGAAACAAATAACCTTACCATTAGGTTTTAGAATTCTGTCAATCTCATTTTTACAATACTTCCAATAGTGAGACATGGTAGGTTTAACTTCTAACAGTTCCATACCATAACCTTTGTAACATTCTGTCGCCTGTCTGGAGGAGTATGGAGGGTCATACAGGACACCATCAAAAGAATCTGTCTCCATGGTCTTTAAGAAGGCCAAAGCATCCATATTGTAAGTTGCTTTTCTTTCTGGGTTCAAATCATTTGTAATTTGTGCAGGACTGTTTTCTCCAGCAAAAGGATCACACCACAACCCTTCACCAACTTCTTCAAGAAGCAATCTCTTAATGGGTTTGATAGTGAAGGTCCATTTATTGGGCATTGACCAAACTCTTTCTATTTTCATTTTCGATACCTTTCAATTATTTCGAGTACATTCTCCACAAACATCTTTGAAATCATTTGCAAGTCATTCAAAGTGTCCAGTAGAAGTTCAAAAAGTTCTCGAAACATCACATTCCCATATTCGATATAACTTTCGTAAATTTTTCATTTAGTTCTAGAATTCCTTGATTTTCGAAAAACAAACCTCGTATGAAGTACATATCCGAAAGACTTCTAAAAAACCATTTGTAATTTTCTTTACTCTCATCTAATGACAGGAACACGCTATCACCTATCCTTGACCATATTTGAAATATTTCTGAAGACATTTGAAGGTTATCTGCAACTGAGACAGTAACAACCTCCCCTGATGCATTTGTGATATTCTGAATGCATTGAAGTTTTTTCTGTTGCCAAGTCAATGTAGGGTCCGAAGACTCAACAAAAGGTTCTACAATATTCGAAACACTTTCACCAAAGACGTTCTCAATGTCTTCTAGAGTTGTGTCAGACTTGTTTACGGTATCATGTATCAACCCTGCGATTACAGCATTCTCAGAATATCCATGTTTGTTTATTAATCTTGCAACCTCTATACAATGGTTTATATAGGGTGTTGTGTTATTTACCCCAACTTGACCCCTGTACCTTTGTCTGGCAAACACCAAAGCATCTTTCTCTTTTTGTGTTGTTAGAAATTTCTTGTTCTTGGATAATTGAAGTTTACCCATCTCACATTCCCATTTTTCCCAACACTTTGTTAATACTTCGAGCCATTTTCAATAGTGATCTGTTTTCGAAGAATAGACCTCTTACAAAGTACATTTCAGTCAAACTTCGATAAAACCACTTTTGTTTTTCTTTCCCAGACTTGAATTTCAGAAATACCGCATCTCCGACTTTCAAGAACTGTTCAAGGGTTTCAGTGATATTGTGTAACTTATCCGCAGCAGATATCACCACCGCCCCTTCTGGAGCGTCTGTTAACATTTTGATATACCTTACCTTTCTTTCAGCCCAAGACAGTTCTGGTGATTTATCTTCAGTAACATACTCCACAAGATTCGAAATCTCTTCCCCGAAACTTCTTCTCAAGTCTTCCAAGGTGGCTTCCGTATCTTCTATAGTATCGTGTAGTAATCCTGCAATTACGATTTCTTCTGAATACCCATGTTTGTGTAATATCCTTGCGACTTCCATACAATGTGTTATATACGGTCTTGTCGTACCCTTACGGACTTGTCCTTTGTGACAATCTTTTGCAAATCTCAAAGCAGACTCTCCCATTGGGGTGTTCAGAAATTTCTTTCCTACCGAAGACATTTTCTCTCTCCTTACAAATAATAATTCCTAACTAGTTCAAGTTTATGTTCTAACCTGTCCCTGTTCAATAATTTGATTGCCCTTGGGGTTACAGACACAGCTCCTACATCTTTCAGACTTTTGATAACCGTGAGTAAATCGTTGTACTGATACCCACCATAGTTTGGGACAACTTGTCCTCTATCTTCTAAATCCTTAACCAACACATTCAAAATTTCTAGTTTAATGTTTTTCATAACTCTCTCCTTTTATGTCAAATATTAATAGTCGTTTCTGTCTTTGAACCAATCATCCCTTGGCATATCACCTGTCTGATAACCGAGTGGATCAGTATCATACTTGTAGTAGTATGTCTTTGGTGTTACCTTCTTAGGGGTTGATTTCTTAGGGTTTGCTTTTATTTTAGCATCTCTCTTGTCCATTTCAATTCTCCATTTCGCAAGTTGTTCTTCTTGCTTTTTCTTTCTAGCAATTTTTACTTTCTCATTCCATTCTCTTAGTTCTTTTCTTCTCTCTTCTGTCATTTTCATCTCTTCTCTCCTCACCCTTATGATCTGATCATAACTGATATATGAAGGTTTGTCAATAGCTTTTATAAAATATCACGCATTTTTTTTCTCCAGTATCATTGAATAAATGTAATCCAATTTTGAGTTTAAGTTAATTTGACTTTGTATGTCGGCCGTCTTCCTTATTGATTTGATTGTTGAAGTGTATAAGTCTTCTAACTGTTCTAGATTCATTCTATCGTACTTTCTAGTCTGTTCTAGTGTAACCATACTACTCACCCCTATGAACGACGACATGTGGACTTCTGAACTCCACAACGGGGTATTTACCGTTGCAGTGGTATCCTATTAAGTCGAGAGATGTCTTTTGTACGTTCTCACAGTAATATACTTCACCTTCTGCATGTACAACATATTTTGTATTAGTATCAGTGTCAAGCCACTCCGCCAACATTTGAGAGTAGATGTATAGAAGTAACATGACGGTGAAGAGCATTAAACATCTAATTAAGTTCATCATATCCATGATCAAGATCTTCCTCTGTCATATGGTGCATACAATCAAGTTCATGTTCGGTATAGCCATTAAGCTCACGATACCTCACATAATCATCCCAAGTTTCAAAATCAGAAATACTTACCATCATTAACCTCATCCTCATTTTCATAAGTGTATTCAAACACGTTTAATAATTCACCTTCATTATTGTACAAGTACTTTGTTCTAAATCTTCCATCAGACCAGAACTTATAAACACTTGTAAAATATTCACTAACAATTGTATCACTATCGTTTATGATTCTGTCTCTTCTTCTCATTTTATCTTCACCAACTTCCTGATGTTACGTCTTGTCTTTCTCATCTTTCTTTTCTTTAGATCCTTTTTGATCTCTTTTCTAATTTTCTTCAATCTTTTAATTGCTTTCCGTAAAAATAAAAAATCATAATCTACCATCAAAATCTCCTCCAAAACAATAAATGTGTTCTTCCCCAATAACTAAAGTGTGGCCACGTTTTTTAGCAATATCGCCCATATACTTTATGAACCCTTCATAATGTTCTATTGGCACATTGTCTTTTATCCAATCAACGTGAATGAAATCTCCATGTTTAGATAACATAGTCATAATAACATGACCAAATGATTCAAAATTGTTCATAATCACCTCACATTAAAATCTTCACCCCTCATCATCAATTCAGTCTGATAAGAGTTTAGATGCCAAATGGCTCTTTGTCGCTCATCATCTGTCTTTGCTTTTTTGTATTTTTCTTTATACTCTAAAACGAGTTCTTGAAGTTTCTCTGTAGTCAAAACGATTTCCTCCCTATAAGGGTTCCATTCATAATAGTATTCTTTTAATTTCATACTAAGATCGTAACTTATTTGAGATTGATTGTCAATAGTTTTTTGAGAAGTGTTCGAGATGTTATCCTTTATGTAAGGTAAGAGAGAAAGGTTAAAGGAGAGAGGATAACATCTCGAAACACTCTATAAATTTTTTAATAATGCACCTAATACTACTCCAAGGACTCCTAAGACAGCAGCCCATTCGAATATACCAACTCCATAAAAAGATGGTTCTTTGTTATCTCTTAAAAATAAAGATTTCTTTTTTTTCACGATTTACCTTGGAAGATTCGCCCAAACGAACCAAGACCAAGCTTTTTCATTTTCATTCATTTTTCACACCTTATACTATAATTAGAATACAAAACTTAATCAAAGGTAAAGATAACCTTTTACCATGCTTCATAATAAAGGATACCGCAAAGGTTAGTTTCTGAGATTCTACCTTCTTCTTTAAGCTCTTCCAAAGCATTTTCAATATCCTTTATTTCATAATCATCTGAGAATTTTATCATAATGTCGTCAAAGTTTGGATTAGTTTGTCTTTCTCCTACTTTCTTAATCCAACTATATATAGTTTCTTTCAGCATATTTTTATCTACTTTTTTTGTTCCTCTCTGAGAACTTTGTAAATATCTGCCTTGATGTCTGGATTTCCACCACACAAAGCTATAGCGAGTGATGTGTTTAAGGTTTTCATCGCACCTTTCCTATCACCCTCTTCTAACTTTCTAATAACTCTATTAAATAGTGGTCTATACTGTGGATATTTTTTATAGAGTTTTTTTACACTCCCTATAAAAGATTCATTCATCTTCTGTTCCTTTTTTTGTTGGGGCAGACTCTACAAGGATTATCGAAATAGTAATCTTTTACTTTTTCACAATACCTCATTTGACGGACTACCCCATTTTTAACATCAAAACAGTTTGAGTTCTTTAATACATCACCACATTTTTTTTCGTCAACTTTTTCCATAATACCTATATCTATATAGAAGACATGAAATCACTAGCAAGTTGATTTGTTTTAGATTTACTAATACCTTTGGTTTTTTTCTTCGAATTCTTTTTAGCAATCTTTTTCTTGACAGCCTTCTTCGCTTTTTCCCAAGGAATCATTTCATAACCTTTTCCCCAATCACCTATGCCCAGATTGACATAGAAGGCAGTGTCGAAATAATCAATCTGTGCATCAGAGTTATCGTAAAATTTTCTCGATGACCCAAATAATATTATCTCTAGAATTTCTTCAAACAAATTTTTGTGAGGGCCTTCTGGCAGATGGTATCGGTTAATTGATGTGTGACAGTCAGGTCTGAACCTATTTACGTAACTGAAGTCATATGGAGACTTTAGTATATTCACATGGACAGATGAACCACGTTCTCGTCTAACAGAGAACTTTATCTCTGGGAATTTTTCTTTCAAAGCGTTTCGAATTTCCTTAACCTGTTCAGTAGTTATCCAAGCCATTTCAATCTCCTTTTAGTTTCTGGGGCCTTCTTTCTCACCCCTACGATCTGATCTTAACATATGGCCAGAAAAAGTCAATAGTTTTTTAAAATTATTTTTTATATTTCGTTATTATATGTTCCTCCACTTGAACCATATCCCCAACCAGTATGGCCATCCGTAAATCCACCAGCACCAGTTGATGTTCCGTATCCACAACCACTTGGAAGCAAGTTTTTCCATTCTAAACCAAATCCACATGACTTCCCAGATCCAGTTCCTTCAAAGACCATATCACCATACCCTTCAGAACACCCATTACCATAACCACTAGAAGTTGCTCCCAATCCATATCCAAAGTTAAAACCACTTCCATTGGCTCTACCATAACCTTCACCGTATTCGTAATTTGATTCATCAGTCATCATAATAATCCACACCAGAACCTTTCGCTACCCCAGCACCACATCCATCTTTTTCCCATTCATCACCGTAGAGGTATGTCTCACACTTTGGAAGTGGATGATATCCGTCTGGGCGTCCTGTTCCGTACCCTACTGAATTTCCGTCACCCCAACCAATGTATTCAATATTGTCATCATCGTCACATATTGGATTAAATATATCCATATCAAACCTCTTCCATATAGGGAACTACATCACATTCGGGTTCATTCAAATATCCTGACCCTATGGCATTACCTCTTCCAGTACCTGTATGGATATATCCTATGGTGTAAGAGAAGTATTCATAATACCCTTCACCGCAAGATAATCCTTCACCTGAGTAATCTTCAGAATATTCTTCACCAGAACCTAGAGCAGAGCCTCCGCCATAGGTTGAGAATATTCCGTCATACCAACCCACTTTCCCCAGTTCAATCACTGGAGTTCTCATGGGAGTATTCTGTACAGGAATAAATAACGTCTTTTGCGTATTCTGTAAGTGGGCCCAATTCTTCCCAACCATTTAATACCTTGTATTCTTCTGGAAGCATTACAGTGCTTTCTGTTGGATTTGACATACCATTTACAGATAAGTCTGAACAGTCAACTGCCCCAACCCATCTTCGAATTCTTCTAGAATTCTCAAGGACAAGTATATTACCTTGTGCTCCAATGTTGGATAGTTTTCCAACAAAGACACCTGCCATATTAGAACGAACTAATATGTATTTACCTAAAAACTTCTTCACCCAACTATTTTCGATTTCATTATTTTCCATCATAATCCTCATTTATATTCATTAAGTCTAGAAATGCCATTCCAAAACACAGGAAGCATAACAAGAAACAGTTCATACTCACAATCAATAAAAATACATTCATTACAAATCCTTTTGATAGAATGGGGGTGGCGTAAACCACCCCCATATGAGAGTGAAAGGATGCACTAAAAGGAGTGCTTTACTCGGTGTTTGTTACGATGTTCCTAAGTTGTGTAAGAGTGAGAGGAGAGAGAACATTGGAAACATCTTCACCGATTCGTGATATATTTTTTCTAGTTGTCGTCACCCACCATAATGGCATCGCTAACATGTTATCCTCATAAGTCAGTAAACTTTTAGGGTACCACACGTTATCTAATAGGAAAGCTTTCTGCGTTTCCTTTTCTGATCTCTCTCGCAGTTGGTCTCGACTTATCGGTAAGACTACGTAGTGTTCGACCTTGTTACTTGCTTTTCTTTTCTTTGGTATTACATGTACAGTCATAATATTATTCCTCTTTTCAATTACTCAGTTATTTCCTCAAAAGAAGCAGTTGTACTCACTTCATTTTTCACTAAATCATCTTCACTCATTTCCTCAATGGCAGAAACTTTTTTAAATAAGTCCATGAAACTCATTTTGGTTAAACTATCAAACCTGTTCAAGTTCAACTCAATTGACTTCTGAATATTTCCGAAAATGCTATACGCTTTCATTATGAAAACTAATCTTCTTGTTGTAATTAAATCACTCAATACCGCCTCATTGTAAGATGTTCTTGTTATACCTGCCCAAGTAACTAACTGGTCTATCAAAGTTTCCATGTCTTCAATATCATCAGGGGTTTCAGTTTCTAGACTTTCCCAGTACTTGGTCAAAATTTTTATTTCAGTTGCCTTCTTTGGATATACTTGTTCTACAGTTACAGGGAATCTTTCAAGAAATGCTTCGTTTAGGAAACCAGTTCCAACAAACTTTCCATGTTCATCACCCTGACCTTTTGTGTTAGCGGTAGCAAAAACTTGAAAACCGTCAGAAGGTTTTACAAACTTGTTTATCTTCTTTAGGAATACACCCTTACCTTCAAGGATAGGTTGAAGGCACATAATCTCATCAGATGCTAAATCAATCTCATCAAGAAGTAACACAGCGCCTGTTTTCATTGCTTTTACGACCGGACCGTCAAACCAGATAGTCTGACCATCAACCAAACGAAAACCACCCAGTAAATCGTCCTCATCGGTACGACAAGTGATATTAACACGGTACATCTCACGTTTATTCTTCGCACAAGCTTGCTCCACCATCATCGTCTTACCATTACCAGACAATCCAGTGATAAAAATAGGATAGAACATCTTAGACTTGATAACTTGGTCTATTGTTTTATAGTCACCCCATTTCACATAGTTCTTATCCGCTTCTGGAACATAACTAACTTCTTGGTTTTCATCCACAACTTTTTTAGTTGCCTTAGTTCCTTTTGCTTTTTTAGGCATTTTAACTTTTTCACCTTTCACCTTTTTGGTACTTTTTTTACTAGTTGATACTGACGCAATGTAGTCTTCGAAGACTGACATTTCTGGAATCTCAAACTTACCATCACCAAATTTAACAACATTCTCAACACTCCAAAGAGTATAAATCATATTATTGATTTGCGGTTTTGATAATTTTGGATTTAATGTTGAAGCAATATCCACTAGACCTTTTTTAGAATAAACATCTAATGGGAAAGCTGATTTATACAAAACATTTACGAACTCTCTAAACCTGTTTAATTTTTCCTCTCTCATAACAATCCTCTCATTTTTTAGGTTTCTTACTTAACCATTCGATCTTGATCATAACCAATATGACAACACTTGTCAATAGATTTTATGAAATAATATCAATAAATTTTGATAAAAGTAATTTTTCATTATTTTTAGCAATACCTTTTTTATTGAAATTGCTTTTTAAATCATCTACACTTTTTGGTATCTCTTTGTCTTTCTTTATACTTTTCGCAACATCTTCATATATACTAGTAAAAGAGAAAGTGTAGTGATGATCATATCCGTTCCAATTTTCTAAAATATCTATGGTATCTTTTGTAGTCTCGAAACCATAATACCCCCTGTTTGTTATATTAAAACCTATTATGTTCCCTCCGACAACTTTTTTATAAAATTGTAAAATGTTTTTTAAATCATCAACATCCGCAGTTCTATAAATAGATTTAGTTAAAGGGTCATAAGAAGACAACTTTGTCACCATCCCATCTACCCCTCTGATTGATGCACCATTAGAGGCACCATCAGTTAATGTTATAGTATTCAAAATATCAATGTTTTCCTCTTCTTTGAATCTTAATGCTATTTGCCTCATCAATAGAACACTATCAATTAAAGGAGTTCCAGAATTTGGTCCATCGGCATTGAAACCTGCTCTGAATTTTTTAGTTTTAAAAAACATATATGTAGCCATGAAGTCATGTTGTTTGAGAGTTTGTTCATGACTGAACCATTCTCTTAATAGAGGAAGATATTTCATTTCTAAATGTCTTTTTGAACCACAATTTTTATACTTTATTTCAGTGTCATATGTTGAACACTTACCGTTACCAAATCCCATAACTTTATATTTGATACCAACTTTCCTACAAAAGTCTACTAGAATTAATGCTTGCTTAATAGCACCCTCAAATTTATTCCACTCCTGCATAGAACCGGAACAATCTACTAACATAATCAACCCATGATTCTTACCCTCTGGAACTATCTTTTTTGTTTTGAAGATTCTATCATTCCAACGATAGGAGTGTAGAAGTCTTTCATCAATCACACCTGTGTCTTTTTTCTTAACTCTCTTTGCAATATTAGCAGACTTCTTACGATTAAAATCTAAAACCATCTTAGTGATACTTTGCTTATTTGCTCTTTGGAACTTTTTATATTTTTTATTCCACTTTTTATACTCTTTTTCGTTGTACATAATTTTCACCTCTCACTATGATCATAACGCACTAATTAAAAATTGTCAATAACCTTTTTAATATCCTTGAGATTCACACCTTTCCATCCATTTCTTAATGTCTTTCTCTATAGATTTCCAATCATCATAAAAAAATTCTTCTTCTATTATAGGTAAATCTAAAGAAGATGTGACAGGTTCCCTGTAGTAATTTCTATCCCTATCTTCGTTGAAATTTAATTTGTCTTCATTCTCTCTGAAATTTTTATCAGTTTCTGATAAAGGTTGATCTTCATTAAAATTATTTTGATTAGAACTTCCTTCAGAATTACTTTCTTCATCACTAGGTTTGTTAATATCGTTCCAAAAATCTTCATCATCCCCATCGGAAGATGCGGAACCATCTTGGTATTCTGATTTATCAGATTTTCCAGACTGCTCTTTAGACTCCTCACCATCCCCTTCAGAATCGTCAGAAGATTCGCCCATTAAATCATTAGGGTCACCAGTTTCGGATTTTGGGTCATCTCCATCCTGCTTCTCCTGCTCTTTCTCTTTCATTTCCTCTTTACAGTATTCAAAAAGTTTTTCAGCTAGAGTTACAACATCATCCCAAGTTTTGAGATTGTTCATCTCTTCAATATACTTTCTTTCATCTTCTTTGAATCTCATTCCAGATTCTATCTCACCAAGTTTGAATCTTATATTCAACCTGTCAATTAAAAGCATATCTTGTTTCTCTTTATCAGTCTTTTCACGAATACCGAACAAATCCATGTCATAAAGTTCCTTATATCCTCTTTTAAAAGAAGACTTCAATCCTGGAAATTTATTTTGTATCATTTTCTCAATTCTTGCATCTTCAACAACATTTAAGAAAGTTTTAAAATTTGCACCTCTATCTTCGGTTGAATCGTGCCAACCTTGTTTTGGAGTGTGGAGTGCGTGAGAAACTTCATGACCAATCAAAAGGTCATAAACATTTTCTGAGACATTGGCAAACTCTGGTAAAAATAAAGTTCTTGAGTCAAGATCAAAGCTTGCTGTTTTAGCATTTGGTGAATGTATTATGGATATGTTTTCCTGAGACATTAATTTCCCAACAATATCTTTATAATCTAAATTTTTTTTCGGTGACATAAAAACTCCTCTCTATTATGATCTTAATATAATATTGGAGTTGTGTCAATAGGGATTTTTAATTTTTTCAATTATTTTTTTCGTGGTATCATTTACTACATCTATTATAATGTCATTCTTTTTTGGGTCTTTCACAGTTTCCCAAGTGATGTTTATATCAGCATTCGTATATAGAGAACCGTCATTTGAATATTCGTGTTGATTTGCAGGTTTGGTGAATTGTAGGGAATTTGAATCATCTCTTGTGAATCTTTTTAAATGAATTAACAATCCTTGTCGTTCTTCTTTAATCCAATGAACTTCATCCTTTTCGTAACTGTCATATCTAACATCAGTAACAAATGCAACATCACCCTCATAGGTTGAAATTCTTCTATCTAATTTTTCAATCCAATATCGACCATTGGTTTGTTTTCTTTTCAGACTACCATACCAAACTAGAAACTCTCTGAATTGTGTCTTATCTTCTGTTAAATCAGTCCACACATTTAAGTCGCACATTTTATACAAAAACTCATCACAGTCATTTTTCAAATCTGAAGCTAAAGCAAATTGTTTAGAAGTGTAACCTTCAATATACAAATTTTGCATTAATAAGTCACATAGGAGATTTTTACCTGAACGTGCAACACCACTTATACCAACAACAATCATAACAAAACCTTTTTATAAGTTTACGGAAGATACAGGATTCGAACCTGTGGTGGACGTTAATCCACACTTGCTTTCCAAGCAAGCACCATAAACCACTCGGACAATCTTCCGTTCTCTAATTTATATTTATAGACTGTGGAAACCTAAATTATTCTCTTTTTCGAAAAACTCATTACTATAAGGTTTAACTGAAACACTGCTGCTTGACGAATATCCTTTAGTGTATCTAGATAATAAAAAAACAAAAGGTGGCGCTTTAGTCTCTGTACCAAACCATTTTTTAGGTTTAGCTACCCACATGATTAGTTCTTGGTCTTTCATATGAACCCAAGTTGAAAATTCCACATCAGGTATATTTGAGAACCTAGAAGTGAATATATCGGACCGACTTGAAACTCTATGTTCTAATAAACTCCCCAAAACATTTGTATCAAAAGGTTTTAACATTTGTATCTCCTTATTGATTTTTTTATCAAATCATTCCACATTCTTTGTTTTTCTTGTTTATTTGCTTCATGCCACATTTCCCACCATTCATAATTGGGTCTTATATTATGAACCTCTTTATGTAAATCGGAAATTTCTTCTTGGTCAAAAGTATAATTTTTATAAGACATCATTACCACCAATTTAAGATATGTTTAAATTGCTCCATTTTTTCAATTTTTCTCTTTTATCTAAAGCATATTTATTTATCTGATTTCGATTTATCAGTCCATACTCTTCTAGAAGATTAATCATACACAAAACATCACCCACTTCTCTAGCTAGACTGCCAATTTCCTCATCATTTCTACCAAAACGAATAACTTTTGAAGCTTCCACAGAAGCTTCAGAACACTCTTCCATAAAAATTACTAACAACTCTTCTTTTTCGTCAATACTAACATCATTCATAATTAACTCCCATTATAAATATTAGAAATGGATACTTTATTTTTATTTGCTCTAATTGTTAAACATGCTTTTTGTGATTTATACTTACAGTTTAAAAAAGTCCCACTTGATAAAACTAAATATATAGGTGAATGTCATTTACACTATTTCGATCATGCACTATTCACTTTCATAATTTCATATTTGTTTCTCGTCCCTCTTGAATATTGTTTTATATTATCAGGTATAGATTACATTTTACATTGGCACATAGATTGTATTAAAACTAAAGTTATGAAATTTTTAAATATTTCTAAAAGTTCATTAACTTATTGGTTATTTCAAACTTTTGATCAGATTTTACACTACTCGACATATTTACTGTTAGTGTATATTTCATCTTCACCTCAACACATCTTTAAAAAATTGATTTCTTACTTTAACTAATCTTTTCAGTTCGCTACATTTTGGGTATGCTTTTTTTAGAAATCTATATCTATCGTCTTTAATTCTTGTAAATCTTAATTTATTAAAATTGGTCAAAAATATTGCCCACCCTCGTCTAGTGTAGTATATACTCAAATCAAACTCTCTCATAACTTTAAAGAATTCTGCTCGTTCTTCTCTATCAGTTATAACTATAACTTTCTTACCATCTTTACAATACTCAGAGATTTTTTTGAGCACTCCTAGATTAGATTTTGAAAAGAGTTCTTTTTTCTTTTCAGGTTTAAGTAAGGCTATTTTTTTCGATAATTTTGCAAAAAAGGTTGACGGTTTCATTTTCTTAAAAATATTAAATCCTCATCTGAGGAAAGTCTTTTGTTAATTTGTCCAGGTGTTAATTTTTCACCATTAAATAATTCCACACCTTGGTCTCTAAAAATCTCTTCAATAAATTCTATACAGTTCCATTTACTTTTATCATCAATGTTCTTTTTCTTATAGAAAAAAAATAAAGTTCTGAAAAAATCATATTTCTTATTCTTATTTTTAAAAATAAAATGTAAAGTTTGTCTCAGGTCTTTAATATTAGGAGTGTTTTTATGTATTCGAACATCTTTATCTTTACAATACTCTTTTAATGAAAAAAATTGAACACCATTAAAATTTACTTCGGCTATAACGCCTCTATAATTATATTTATTTATATAGAAGGCAACGTGATTCCATTTAGACCAAGTGAACAGCTGAATCAATCTACTAAAAAAAGTTTTTTGTGATACTGTTACAATTGCATATTCCATATAATTATTTATAATACAACTTTACCTTCTGATATCAATCTCTGTCGATTCTTTTCATGCTCGTCTTGAATTTCTTTTTTACTTTGCCCTAGATACCTAACAGCATGACCTTCCGCACATAAAAGGTCACCACTTGTCCCTGCTAAATCATATACAACAAAATCTCCAAGGATTCTTCCAAATTTTCCTCTAATATCTTTCACACTTCTCAGAACAATATCATCACTCATTGACAATATCTCTTCAAGTCTTTTCTTAGCAACAAGACCGAAAGCCTTTTCAACTTTGTCCTTAGTTCTTGATTCTGGTGCATCAATACCGTAAATCCTGATCCTTTGGTTCTTCATCCATATACCAAAACCCAAATCTATATCAACATCAACGGTATCACCATCAACAACTTCTATGTTTGCAACTTTATATTCGTACAATCCTTATCCCAATTCGTTTAAACTACCATTCCAATTCTACAGATTCACCAGTCAGTTTAACATAAACCATAACTGGGAATGCTAGTAAGAAAAATATAACTGCTGCCAGAAAACCAGCAACTTCAATGTAAAAACCCATTAACTTTAAAAAAAACTTTTTCATTTAAAAAACCTTTGTAAATCTGTTTTCATAACATTACTTTTAGACCAATCTGTTTCACCAAAAACTTTTCTTTTATATTTTTCAACATTCTTTTTATTATGTTCTATCTCATCGTAACAGAACTTCGGCTTCTCATCAACAGATCCCCATGTACATCTACCACTAGCATTCTTTTCCCAAGATTGTATTTGCCATTCCAGATCACCATTTTTTGGATAGTCTCTATTCCACCCATATTCGGATAAAATATTTTCAGCTTTCCTTGTTAGTGGGAAAATATATCTGAACATTCTACCCCTAACCCTTTTCATTTTCTTCGATTTTAGAAAATCAGGAGTTAACCAAAATATTTTAGGTTTACCAGAAAATTCAGCATTCTCTTTACAAAGTTTACTAGCTGTTCTTGGATGTATCTTTTCACCCGTTTCTGACATATAAACATCAGTCCAATACTTACCACCATAATAGAAGTTGGATGCTTGATAAACATACCCAACTTTACCCATTATACCGTCAGCCATAGTATAGAGGAAAAGTTTTCTATCTTGATCTTTATTTAGATTCCTGTCTCTTGTTTTCAACCAATTAACAACACTCTTGATCATTTGTGATTCGGAATTTTTAGGTAAATCGTCAGACATACACATTTTACCAATCTCATAATAATCACCAGATTCAAATTCATGATTATGGAATATTTTTCTAATAGTACCTTTTGGTTGAGTACCCCATCCAAGAGTAATAGCTCCAACCATACTATCGTCGAGAAAAACACCTAACCAATGTTTTGTCAATACTGGGAATACTGGCGAGTAATGATACTTTTGGACAAACGTGTAGACGAACTCTTTTGACACTTCTTCAATTGTGAAGTTAACTTTTTTTAGACTCATAATAATATTATATCACACACCACCGACTAATACAATCTTACAGATATGTTCCAATCTTTCGATATGTTCAAATGCTTCCCACGGAGTTTCTGCAATGGAGACAACCCCATGACCTTTAATACCTACAATGTCACATTCCAAAGAACCGTCACTCTTTAGTCCTAAATTTTCGTGACATCTATCTGCTAACTCTTGAGATATCGGTGGTACATCTGGAACAGACTTTCCAACCTTTGTATATCTCCCTAACTCAGGGAACTGTAAAACAAGTTTATCCAACTCTATACCTTTGTGCAGTGCAGCTACAGTATATGTTGGGTGTAAATGAACGACAACTCTACTACAATCACCTGATATATTTTTCTGAATACCATAGTGAAGGGGAGTTTCACCTGACGGTTCTAAATTAGAAGATAATGCTGTATGTTCCATAACTAGAAATTTCTCATAGTCTTTGTATATGGAAACTTTCTTCCACATATCAGGGTCAAGCATTGGTTTTCTAATACCACTGGGAGTAATCCAGAAGTGTTCTCTGTCTCTATTTCGGACAGATATATTACCATCTCTTGAAGTTATCCAATTGAGTTGGTATGCTTTCTGCATTAACTCACAACAAGTTTTTAACATTACCGATTATCCCATTTCATTTTGATTGTATAAACTACAACCATAATAATAGTGAACCACCAAAATAAAGTCAACACTATCCAGTTTTTGAAGAGTGCTTTATCAACATCCTCTGGTGTCATCTCTAATCTTTTTATCATATCATTTCTGATATCTTGTTTTATAAAAAGTTGCCACCTGAGAAACAATCCCCAAATGACAATATTCAAAATGTAATATTCTATAAAAGTTTCCATTAGAAAGGAATCTCCTCTTCCAGAAATTTGTTTGCTGCTTCTCTAACTTCTGCCAAATTTCTATATTGACCTATAATTTTAGAATCTCCAGCAATACCATCTGCTTTATGAATTAATACAAAACATTCTTCACAACCAACTATTGGAGCTGAACATTCAACAAATAACTTCCCAACGTCAGTTTTTCCTAAAAATAAAACCATCACTTAAACCTTAAATAAAATATATGTGGATTCCTGCTCATCTAATGCGCCATCCATTGGGAAAAACTTCTCAGGTTTCATTCCGGAAAGTTCATATGCTACAGTTTCGCTATGAGTTGAAGCTTCAAACATATCCACAATATCTTGTTTCTCCACCATTAACATGTTAGCTCTTGGTGAATCTGAAGACCCAATATCTAAAAAATGAACGTATACATATATGTCATCATCTTTTTTAGGCATTTTAAACTCTACCTATAATACACTGTCCAATAATAATTCTGATCATCCACATTAACTTTTTCAGTATGACTATTGAATTCTTTATAATAATCATAATTTTTATTCTGAAGAGAAATCATCTTGTCAAAATCTTTTTCTTTATAACAAGATAATTCAAAAACCTCTCCACCAGAAACATCTAAAACTGTGTGATGAATCTTTTCCCAAATTTGATTAACTAATTTTGAATCTCTCATCTTAGCTTTCAAAGACCTTAAAAATTCAAATGGAATATACCCATTAGTTTTTCTGTTATATTTTCTACAACGAGAGCATGAATAATATTGTCTTCCAGATACGAAATCTCCATTTTGAAATTCAATACCGCAGGTTTCGCAATTAGTTATCATTTCTTCCCCCCACCATCATTACCAATACCACTTTTCATTGCTGCTTCTAAATTTTTCCTAAGAAGGTCCATATTTTTTCTAGAACTTCTCATTCTATAGTATTGTACTATAACATTAAAAACAAAAAAAGTAAAATCATTAAGCAAATTCGCTAAATAAATAATTAAAAACAAACTCAGTAAATCAAATTCCATCATAAATCCTTTATCCGTGTACCTAAAGCTTCTATATAAACATTAAGTTTACTAATACTATTATCCACACTAACTTTCATTAGTTTAACGCCGCCATCACCAATATCTTTTCTCATTTTTCTAATATTGTTGATATCAGTTTTCTTCCAAACGTTTATCATACGTTTAATCCCGATATTACTGGGATTAATATTCTCAATTAAAGATGGGTTTTTAACAATCAAAAGGTCAAAAAGTCTATAAAGATAAGCTGTGAAATAACTATGCTCGGTTTTCATTTTAATTAACATTTTATATTCTTGAGTTGAGGATAACCCAAATTTCTCCATATTCTTAGCCTTTTTGATTAAATCTTTTTCCAAAGAAATAGATACATCAATATCTTGAGCGAATATTTCTGAAATATATTTTTTAATTGACCTTTCTTCCATTTCTATCAACCTTATCATCTTTAGAAAGTTTACACTTGTTGACTTTTTTTCTAACTTCTTCCCTATCAGACCACTCACAATAAGTATAACTAACTTTAATTGGCACAATAACTCCTACTTCAATATTTCCTTCAACATTCTCTTCTTATCAATCATCTCAAAATATTTTTTTCTACTTATGATTGACATTCTCAATTTAATATAGTGTACATTTGATATTTCTATTATATTATAACCTATCCTATTGTTTCTGTAAAGTATTTTTTTATCTATCGGATCTATACTCAAACTTTCATCTAGATAATGTATTTCATATCTTATCTGAAGTCTTGGATTATCCTCAATATACTTCTTAAATTTACCTTGACTTGAAACTTTTGTTTCTGTGATGTTAATATCAATATCCAAGTCTTCAATATTTTTAACTATGTGTTCTACAAGCTCTTTTTCCAGTTGTTGAACTTCCTTCGAAAGATTTTCCTTAGAACCCTCCATTAAAAATCCTTAGTGATATATTTTATCCACACTTTTGATGGATACTTATGTTTATCATAAAACTTTCTAAAATATAATATATCTCCTTGAACATAGACATTCTCTACTGGGGTTTGAAACTCATCATCCAGAAAAACTTCCACAACATATTGATTTAATATTTTAAAGGGTAAAACTACAGTTTCATCTTCATTTACATATCTATCAATCAACATTATAGGTTTCATAATAGTATTTAGGAGTGGGGATATCCCCACTCCAATTATGAGTTTATTGTGACAGTTGTTCGAATAAGGCTAAGGCATCATCTGGGTCAGATACTACTTCCTCAACCGTACCCGAAGATGAAGAAACTTGAACATCTTCAACTTCAACTACCTGTGTTGCGTCATTATTTTTTGTTACTGTTTGACCTCTACCTAAAACTTTGTCAAGTCTAGCTTTAAGTTGGTCATATGTTTTAAAAGATTCAGTAGAAGTAAAATTTGATAACGGTTTTATCTCATTATAAATTTTCTCTAGAAAATCCTCATCCTCATGTAGAGCAGTAGTTCTATCGAAAGCTGAATCATCATAGTTTAGATAATCACCTTTCATTTTCATTCGAATCTTGAAATTAGCACCAGACCACAAATCAAATGGGTCAATTGCATCTTCATCCTCAAACTTAGGTGAGATTGCTTCTGTAATTTTATTAAAGATTGTTGTACCAAACTTATACAAGAAGACTTTACCCTCATTCTGAGGATTAGCTGGGTCTTTTACAACATAGATGTTTGCATAATAGGAAACATTCCTTTTCTGCTTTCTACCCTGCGCCTTCAATGCTTCATCACCAGAGTTATATAAAGTCCCATTGAACTCATACACTGGATCTTTTTGACCGATAGTCGTTAAGGACTTTTCAATATACCAACCCCCTGGTCCTTGAAAATAGTGGTGGAAAACTTTCACCCAAGGGAGTTCATCATTATCTTTTGATGGAAGGAATCGAATCACTGCTGAACCAATTCCAGCATCATCGTCAAATACAGGTTTCCAATACTCTTCTTCAGTATTTCCACCTTTTGTTGAAATCGTTTCAAGTTGTGATTTCAATTTGTCAAAGTTACTTTTTCTTTTTTTCTTTAAACTTGCAAAACTCATAATTTTATTTCTCCTTAGAAATCGTGTTACTTATATAATAACACATTATTTGTAATTCGTCAATACTAAATGAAAACTTTTTTTAATATTTTTTTATACTTCTCTTTTGATATGGACAAGAATGGTTTATACTTCTTTATCTTGAAGTGCAACTCTTTCCACATAAAATCATTTTCCATACTCTTATCCCAGTGTTGGAAATAACCCAAGACAATATCCATTATAATCAGAGTTTCTAGACAGATATCATCTTTGATATAGTGCTTTAAAATCAATGGGTGTGTTTTAGACTTAACACCATTCTTAATAATAGAACACTTGAACATGTCATTGAAAGGAACATCTAACTCTTTTAGAAATTGTAAATCTTGTTCGAAATGATACGGTAAAGAACCCAGCCTTGTTCTCCATTGGTTGTATATCTTATCATTCTCAACTCCAATAAATTGATCTAATCTGTAATTGTCTTTACTGTAAGAAATGAACATACATACAAGGAAGTTTGCGAATTCATCTCCATACTTTTTCTCAAGTCTGAAAATAAAGTTCTTTCCTCTTTTCTTCATCACATCACCAAACTTTCCAGTTTTACCTCTATACTTAAAAAAATCGTAATTTGTAGTGAAGTGTAATCTGATAGAATGGTATATCTTGAAATATTTTTCTAGGTTTTTGTATTTATTAGTCTCTATCATACAGGCAGTTTAGAACTCTTTTTAATAAAGTTTAAACTCTTTGCTTCCATTTCCAACTTACTCTTTAGGTTTGGGGATACTAATTTAGATACCCTATCTGGTTCTAGTCCTGTATCTTCACAGTATTCTAGAATAGCTTCCAACCATCCAATGTCGTGTTGATATACTCGGTTTTCAATCTCTTGGAAAAAATCTTCCATGTTTTCTTGAAGGGTTTTGTTTTGTCGCATTTTACCACCTTATTTATTTATCATCTTATAATGTCGAAGTTAATTTCGTCACTATTCCAAAGTTCAAGTTCGTGCCTAAGTCGGCCGTCTTTTTTTAATTTTTCGTATCTATTGGTGGCTTTGTTTTTCCACCAATCAATCATATAATCTAATTCGAATTTGTGATAGTTTTGTTTACTTGGTATCAATTCCGTTTGTTCCCCTAAAATAACCTCTTTAGAATTTTCGAAACCATAGTCACTTATGTAAAACCTTTTCTGTTGTGTCACATCCATAGCTTTATTAATTGAGGATGTAAACAAGTCTTTTAGTTTTTGATCTTTTAAGTTTTTCTTTATATACGATATGACATACGTGTTTCTTTTGAGTAACCTATTGGAACTATTTTTACCAACAGGATCATCTGGAAAACCTTTACTAAAAATATTATTGTAATAATCATTAAATATTTCTGGGGGTAGGAAAGGTGTCATTTTTGATTCTGTCAAACCGTAGTATTTAATAAAAGGTTTTAATCCATCATATTGTGACTGAGCTTTACTACTACCATAAAGGGAAGTTGTTTCAAAACTACATATGTTACAGTTTGTATATTTTTCATTTAAATATTTTCTAGCATAATGGGAACAACACATTAAAGTTAAGAGTTTACCACCTGCGTAATTGTATCCAAATGGTTGAACAGGGACAATAACAAAACCCATTATTGTATGTTTGTTAAAAGTCACCATCTCTGGCGGCCTTCCAAGTCTTAAATTTCTTGGTTTGGAATTCATTAATGGTGACGCAAAACGAACAAAACCAACAACCTTTCCAGTATTCTCTTCTTCAACAACCCACTTTAAAGTTTTGCCAGGCACACTATCTTTATTTGTATGTGAGGATACAATATCTAAAGCTCTATTAAAATACCTATTATCATATTTGTAACTAACAGAAACATCATGTATGGTAAATTTCATATCTTGGGGGTGTATATTATAGTCATTAAAAAATGTATCTTCATATGACATACCACCAAGTTCACTTTTCCTATTACTCATTCTTTCTAGTTTGATCTTTTTCGAATGTTCTTCTATATTACCAATATCAGAAAAGTAAGCTATGTAGAGTTGAGCTCCATAGCTCAAATCACTCTGACTTAATTCATACTGTTCGGAATTGCTTGTAGGTTGTTCAACCTCAAGTTCTGGAAATAAACTCATAATACACCTTTAGGATTGATTATAGTACTCTTTAATACGATTGTCAAGTTTTTTGATGTAATCCTTAACATTTTTCTCAAACACCTGTATTTGACCATCTCTGACACACACAAGGATTCTTATATTTTCTATTAATCTACCAGTTCTTTCATAAAATGCGTAAGAATAGAACGTAGCTTGTAAGAAATAATCTTCGATCCATTCTTCTTTTTTAGGTTTCTTTGCATTCTTGAAATCAATAATAGCAGGAACTCCATCAAACTCAGCAATACAATCTACCCTTCCAGCAATCTTCAAGTTATCTGAATAAAGAGCAGCCTCCAAAGCAATAACATTGTCGATTCTATCCAGAAGATTCCTAAAGCTTTTGAACATCCACTTATCCATATTGGATAAATTGGAAAAATCATCCTTTGTCATCTCATTTTTAAGGTATTTTTCAGAGTTATCGTGTAATGCGTTACCAATTGTCCTAGCAACTCTGGATATTCTCTCAGCTTCCTCTTCACCAACTCTTTTTTTCCATGCTTCAATTGCTGGATTACCTTTTGATGATAAAATTGTGGTGATTGAGGGGTAAGAATTACCTTCTGGGGTTAAATATTGTCTTTTTCCGTCTGTGTTTGTTATAGATTCAAGATCAGGATATCCCAAATCCACATTCTGGTGGTTAAATATCTTCATATTATAATTATACACTATATTTTAGGGAATGTCAACTCTATTTCAAAGAATAAACATATATATGTTTCCCTGTAGTCTTAATATATTTAGCTTCTCCGTTTTCTAAAGAATTTTTAACTTTTTTAGCGAAAGGTTTAAGTTCTTTATTACCATTCTTATCTATATAATAAGTTCGTATACATTTGTCATGATAAATTCTACCACCATATTCTATAACACGGCCTTTTGATGTCATACCACAATGTTTAAAATTTGAAGCCTTGTAAATAGTACCCTCATGTCCGTGAAATGTGTCAGCATAAGAAACTACAGTTTTGTATGATGTATTTTTTTTCAACCATCTCAAAGTGTTCCCAATGAAATAACTCTCTGTATTTTTTGGAGTGTTATCAATACAACAAAGTCTTCTTAATTCAATAACATCTTCTTCATTTTCAGCATACTTCTTCCAAGTGTTAGCCATACCCAAAGGACCATATATTATAGAACCTATTAAATTATTATTGTAGAAAAGACCGAAAACATTTGAAACTCTAAGACCATTTACATTTGAGGAATAGTGCCATTTTTCAACAAAATTTCTAACAAATTGGATTGTCACTGGTTCAACTTCGAAATTTTTAACAGATACCTGTCTGTAATCTAAATCTTCAAATAGGGATTCCAAATAATTCATATTTCAATTATATATTATTTTTTAACGATTGTCAACTTTTTTTCAAAAAATCTCACTGTGGATAATATTACAAACACGCAAAATGTCCAACCAACTATAAGAACTACTAAAATCGACCATTTTATTAAGTCAGCAATAAAGGTTCCAGCATCTACTAAAACTTTAGCTAAACACTCTAACCCTTTTTTAACTTTATAAATTCTTTCCATCTTAAAATAATTTTAGATTGTCTAGAAACCCTTCTGACTCTTGCTCACGTTCTTGTTCTTCTTCAAATTGTTCTTCGTAATGTTCTGTGTTATCTCTCCAGAACTCAGTATATTCATCTGGTAAATCATTTTTAGCAAGGATATATTCTCTCACCAATCCAGACCTTACAATATCATTCTGATCAAACTCAATCATACAAAAAGACTTCATCTTGTAGAGAATATCCATAAATTCGGTTATTCCAGACTTCCTCCCTAAATCCGATTGATTGAAATCACCGCAGAAAAGTAGTCTACAATTATTTCCAGACCTTGTGATAATAGAATCTAATTCGTGGAAGGTCATATTCTGACACTCATCAATAATAACAATTGCATTCTCAAAAGTCAAGCCCCTAACAAAAGATGTAGTAGCAAATTCAATCTTGCCAACATCTTTCAAATCTTCATAAGCATTTTTATTGATGAATAACTCTGTGCAAATATTACTGTATGGCATTTCATACACATTTGTTTTCTCTTCAATACTGCCAGGCAGAAATCCAATATCTCTTGTCGGGACTACTGATCTGATAATGATAATTCGCCTTGCTTTTGAATTTTTAGATAAAATTTCGTTCAAAGACAAGTACATTGCCATGAAAGTCTTCCCTGTTCCAGCCATACCGTGAAGACAGAAGTTTCTTCCTTTGTGGTATTGTTCAAAGGTTATTTGTTGTTTCTCGGTTTTGGGGTGAATATCAGACAATCGTAAATCCATTTTAGGTTTCTCTCTAGGAGTTGTTCTTGTTTTTATTGTTGTTTTTGCTTTTTTGGGCATTAGTCTATCTTAATTTCATTCCACCGTTTGGATGGTTTTTCTTTATATTTTTAAGAAGTTGTTTGAATCCATCATCAATTTTTTTAACACCTAAATGTACTGGGTCTCCGATTTTAACCGAATTATTCCCAAAAGCCATTTCAACTTCTACTGAGCCACATTCTGGACATTCACTTGCGTCATTTCTTTTCGCAATAGTTCTAAATTGTTCAAATACATTTTCGCAACTGTTACACTTGTAATCATAAGCTGGCATTTCACACCTCAAACGTTTTAGGTAGGTTCAGGAAATCATAAATATCATGTTCAAGAAACCAATCAATACTTTTATCATTATAACTTACTTCTTCCGAAACGTCAAACATATTTATAATAAATTGAATTGAACAAACACGTTTCTTGTTTTTTATCTGTAAATTTTTAATCCATTTTATTCTTAATCTCTCACCAAATTTATTTATCCATCTTTGAATAATATTTCGATAATCGTAAAATAGAGTCCTTCTAACATTTTTTATTTTGAAAAATCTTTCGAAAGCAATATTCTCTTCCACAAAAAAAGTGTCTGTTTTTTTAACTGCTATAACATCACTTTTTCTTTTATATTCATCCAAATAATCTAAAAACACACCTTTATGATCTATAGATATGACTGAACCATATTCTGATATAAATGCAACTGAATCAAAATAAGAGTTATGGATAACTCTGTAGATTATAGATTTTAGACCTTTTGTGCGAACCAAATATAGATGATAAAAGTGCTGTTTTTGTCTTTCTTTCATACTATTATTTATGATTCTTCTTTAGACCTTTTTCGAATTTCAAGGACTTCATCACATTCTGGACAAAACTTCTTTTCATTTATATTTATAGACTCTTTAAGACAATTGTCAATACCATGCTTCATTATTTGATTTGAATAATACTCTTCTGCAAAAAGATGACCCTTTGGGCATTTAAAAATAATTTTTAAAGAATAATCTAAAAATTCTAATGGTTTACCATTAGTTAACTTTTTACCACTCTTCAAACTATAAATTTTACCCACGGCGGTTTTTTAGGCAATTTTAGATAGATGTATAATTATAGTATAACTTTCAACTATACTATCACCGGCAGTATATACAATATCTATCGTGTCGGTTGAATTTTTATAGTCAGATAAACCATTTAAATTCCAATGACCGTTCCCAAACAATTCATAAAGAGAATCAGAATCTCTTTCGATAGAAACTTGACCATCACCAATTGTCCATCTAATAGAAAGTATAGAATATCCAGAAGGCACTACACCACTATAGTCTCCATCTGCTAATGTTATGGTTTCCGAAACTTCTGATATAATCTTAACTGCTAATTCATTTGCTGTATTTTTCATTATTTGCTTTGCCATTTTTTTTTCCTTTACTAATATGACCCTCTTACATATCTACCACGGCCGATAGATGGAGCCTTTACTTCTTTTGTTATATTAAATTGGGAATTTGATTTAGTTGACGAATCATTTATAACCGCAACATCACCTTTCGATTGTTTTGGTGAATTCATTTGCATGTTAGATTCCTTTAAGGTAAGTTCAGCTTCTACAAGTTTAGTGTTTTCAGAGTCTAAATTTCCGGTTTGTAATAATGCTTGAAGAGTTTGGGCGGAAGCGCCTTTAAGTTTAGAAGAATCAACAGAATTCTTACCCCAATCATCAATAAACAGACCAGAATCTGCTGCTTTAGATACCAATTCTTTTGATTTTTTAGGATCTAGTTTTGACCCACCTTCTTCTTTCCCACCAATACCCATTTTATCTAATAATGAACCTATTATTGGGGTCTTTTTAAGCATGGACATCCAGTCAAAATCAAAAATGCCCATAATTGCCCCTGCGACACCTTTAAGGGTTGCCACGGCAGTATCCCACATACCATCAAAAATATTTGAGATTTTTGTTGATATGTCTGTCCCAAATATGGAATCTACTATATCAACAATAGCTCTGAATGGCCAAAATATAATACTTGCTACACCTTTATAAATATCTTTCAATCCACCTGCAAAGTCACCTTCAAATATCTTCTTTATACCATCAAAAAATAAATTAAATGGTACCATGATAAAATCAATATATGCCATAAACCCAAATTTAACCCATTCTACAATTTTCTTCACACCATCAATAAACAAGTTGACTGGTACCATGATACTATCGAACAACCACTCAAATCCAAATTGAATCCAGTCAAGAAGATTTTTATATGCATTGGTAAGAATCTCAACAAAACTGAAAGAATCTAAAATTTTGGAAAAATTTTCAAACCCTAAAAAATCAGCAATATAGCTAATAGCACCTTTTATTAAATCAAATGGGAGGGCAATCAGTGTTCCTAGGAATGTAGAAATCCCAACTTTTAGAGATTCCATTATTGAACCAGTCTCTTCAAAAACATCAAACATAGATGTGACTGATTGATATAATGCATATCCAACATATGCTATTGCCGCTATTGTTCCTATTATCGGAGCAAGTGGTCCTAAAAGAGATATAAACCCACTTGATAAACTGGTAAGAGTTGCGGAGATTGCTGCAATTCCCATTCTTATAGATTGAAATTTATCTTTCATTTCTTGAATTGTGGGTATTTTAAAAGACCCCCCTTCACCATCTTTAATTTCAGGCACATCTTTTGTTTTACCATCTTCTGATACAACAGCATCTTTCACTTTTTCAGAATTAGTTTTAAATAATGACTCTTCCTGTTGTTGTGTTTGAGATTTCTTTTGGCCTTCAAGTAATTCTAATTGCTTTTTTGCAACCTCTAAATTGCTTTCTGCTATTTTTCTCTCTTCATCAGTGAAAGATTTTCCTTTATCTGGATCTAATGCTTCTTGGAACTCTTTTATCTCATCCAATTTATCAACAATCTTATCATTGAGAATCTGGTCTTCTGACCTAGCATCAAGGGAATCTTTTAATTTTTCAAGTGGTGTGAAAATCTGATTTACCTTAATTCCACTAACAACTTCCATATCAGTGAAATCCATAATATCATCTTTAATACCTCTTGTGATTCCTGTTAGGGTATCTTTAAAAATATTCCCTGTTTTTAGAAATCTGCTAATATCATCCCTATCTGTTTTCTTCGGGTCTTTTTCTTTCTTGGCAGATTCTTCTGCTTTTTTAACTTTTTCATCTGCTACTTTTTTTTCTCTTATCCGAATTTCTTCTTCAATTCTACTTTTAAAATTATTTTGAGATATTCCAGTAAAACCATTTTTCAAACATTCTAAAATATCTTGAAGAGGATCATAAAGTAAATCTGAAAAACCGATATTATTAGTTTCATGTATTTTTCTAAGGGTTTCTTCCGATTTTTTTAGATTAGAACCCATATCAGGTAAAGAGATGTTTTCAATAATAGTCATAGTAAACTTATTTATAATTCTTCATTTTGGTGTTCTCTTCTTCTATATGAGATATTAGGAGAGATACATATATTTCTCTCTCAAATGGAAACATATTTTCAATTTCAGTTAGAGTGAACCTGTTATTATAGACTAAAACACTATTGGTTCTATAGTAGTTCTCTATATTATCGTGTGATAGCCCTAGGATAAAAAAGATTGAACACCTTCTATAGTGTGGGATTCGGTTTTACCACATTTAGAACAAGTCCATTCCAAATCATAACATATTTTTGGCATAGTATCAAAAAACTCTTTAACACTTTCCATATGCTTTAAACTGAAATTTAAGAAAAAATCTTTCTTCTCTTGTGTTGAGAAGTCTTTCATCATGAAAGCATCTTCACCTTGAGTTACCATTTCTGCACACTCTGCTAAAACATTCAAAATAGATGAGAACTCATCTTCATTCGATATTTTAGAAACATCTTTGTATTTTGGATATCTCATTTTGATACTAATATTTCTCTCAGGATCTAAAAGAATTGTATTTGAATGGTTTTCATTTCTCTGAACTCTAATTTTTTTCAAATCCATAAAAACGGTTTCAACATGGTCACAATCTGTCACCTCAACATGTTTCATCTTCAACTCTATGACATCACCAACAGATTTTTCTCTCAATCTCAAAAACACATACTCAATATCGAAAAGAGGTAATTTATCAACATCATCAATACTAGTACAAGAAGAAATTAAAGACTTCAAAGAATCTTGAATGATATTGATATCTTCTGAATTTTTAGTTAATTGAATATACTTCTCTTCTTTAACTAGAAAGGGTCTATATGTAAAAGTTTCCCCACTGGAAGGTAGTGTATCACTAAATCTTGGCGCATTTAGAACCGGAAGTTTTGTGCTCATAATATAATCTCCTATTATTTTTTACTTTTCCCAAAATATTGTACAGACCAATATTCATATGAAAATCCGATAGTTAATTTTAAGATTTGGTTATTCCCCCAATTAACATCTTGTTCAGATATAGCTATTGGGAATATTTTATGGTAAGTAAAAGTTGCAGATTTTATAGCACCTTCACCAACTGAATCACCTGTGTATAAATTAACATCTATTTTTGGTGAAATGAATTTGTCATAATATTCACTTTTCAATTCACCAGTACCTACAATTTTCTCCATCCATTTATCAAAAAATATTCTTTCTTTCATGGATGAGGAACAAACAAATGTCAAAGTAAGATCTGTAAAAGCTAAACCACTCGGATGTTTTGATGATACAACATAATCTTTTCTTTCATTAGTTGTAATACTTTTACCAGGAAGGTCTGCATTTTCACATCTAAAAGTTAAGAATTCTGCATCAAAAACATCTTCTTTACTTGAAAGTAAGGGTGGTTGAATTACAACATCCATTAAATTAGCTCTTGCCAACCCACCATTTAAACTGGTTCGAAACTTTTCTAAATCTTTCATATCACTTATTATTTATAATAGTATTTCTAGAGTCTTGATAGATATTTCTAGGTAAGACTGTACTACCTTGACTATTGAAAAACTTAGAACTTGGTAAAACCATTGCATATATCCATTTATCAGAAGGTATATGATATAATGGAGTTCTTAGTTGAGAGTATAAATATCTCTTTAGGCAAGGTTTATAAAACTTCTTCCCAGATATTGAATTCAACATATTATACCTTAGTATAATTCTCGTATCTTCATCTAGTTGGCCAGTTGGGGATGATACATAGTTCCAAAGTTGATCCATAAAAACAAACCTCATTGTTATTGGAAGATAATGTAGGTTTAGTCCAAGAAACCCATTTTTATACCTCTCTATAACAATTGACATTGGGAAGTAATCATAATATTTTAATTTAGATTTAGTTTTAGCATCATATGTAAACTGATATATGTGACCCCATCTAGCAGTTTTTTCCGTTTTAACTGATGACTCCTTTACAAGATTTTGAGATATTGATTGACTCCTGTCTCTCATCCACTCCATAGATTTTTCAATCATCGAATTTTTTCTGGAATCATCTTTTTTAAAAAAATCGGATAGACTCATATGTTCAATTCCTTTTCGGTTACTATCTTGAACTTCCACCCATACTTCTCACAAAACCTCTGAGCTGATGTCCATTTAGCATTATTTATCTGCCAAGTTACATTTTCTCTTAAATTTTTTCTTTGTTTGATCCCAAACTTACCACCCTTTGGTTTTTTCACTTGAGATTTTGGTTTTATCTCTATCATTAAAGTTTCTATTTTACCTCTACGGTTTAACTTCTTAACTACGAAATCTGGATAGTATCTGTGAACTTTTCCATCAACAGGTGATCTATATGGGACACTAAATTCTTCCGAACTCCATTCAAGTATAGACTTATGTTCATCGCAGAAAATCATGAATTTTCTCTCCCAAGATGATCTGTATACGATGTTATTTGAATTACCCCTATACTTTTTTTTATTTTTTAATTTATACTTTCCCGTTAATGGCATATAAATATATAGTAATTGGGGAGCATATATGGGTTTAAAAGACTTAAAAAATAAATTAAAAAGTGTTGGTGTAGAAACTTCTAACAGATTTCGAAATAAAGCTGAGAAAAATCTGAGAGACAGTTTAATCAAAAATAATATGGACTACGGAATTCAGAATAATATAAAAAATTCAATCCAGAATGGTAAAATTGAAGTAAGTGATAGAAGTTTAGAAAAAATTGCAAAACAAAATATAAAAGTCCCAAAATTCTCAACTCCTAAAACAAAATCAGAAATAAAAAACTTTGAAAAAGGGAATGGATCAGAAATTTTACAAAGTGCTTCTGAAATTGGAATGGGTGGTTCTCCACAAATCATAGACCATCTAAAAGAACAAGTATCCTCTAAAATGGAAGACCTTATTTCGAAAACTAAATCCAAAGTACTCCAACCTTTAAATGACAAGGTTGAAAAGAAAATTTCAAAAGCACCAAAGAGTTCAAAAAGTGCTTTTGATAGTAAAAATTCCAATGTAAAAAATCACCCAGCATATAAAACAAAGACTAATGCTTATGAATCAAAGGTGGAATATTTTAAATTTGTTGCTGACAATCAACCTAGAATTATATTTGAAATTGACGGTTTAAGGTCTATCGATACTGAGGATTCACAAGGTAATAAAGCTTCTGGTGGCAAGGCGAGAACTAAAACTGGTGGAGTAGAGCCACTTAAAAAGGTGGCATTCCCAATTCCACCAGGGATGTTGACTTCTACTTATGGATTTGTTTATGATACACAAGAAAAAATTGGATTTGATGCTGATTCTATTACCACAAAATTGTCTAAATCTTTTTTAGGTAAGGCAATGGGAAAGGCAGGTGCAATTGGGGATGCGGTTCTTAGGGAAGAGGGTGTTGCTATTAATCCAAATCAAGAACAAGTTTTTAGTAGTGTTGATTTTAGAAGTTTGACATTTGAGTTTGAAGTTTTTCCAAAAAATGAAAAAGAATCTGAACATTTGGATAGGGTTATCCACATGTTTAAATATTTCTCATCACCCTCCAAATCGGGAGATGCTGGTTTATTTTTGAGATATCCAAATTTATGGAAAATAAGTTACAGTGATGGTGTTGGTGGTAGTGCTGGTGTAGCATTTCAAACTAAACATTGTTATTGTCAGAAAGTTGAAATAGGGTATGGAAGTGCAGATGGGTATATGTTATTTAAGTCCACCAATAAACCAACCTCTGTTAGAATAAGCTTAGCATTTGTTGAAAATGCTTATATTTTGAGGGATGATATTGGAACAACTTACACTGGGGGAGGTAAGTACTGATGTCTAAATTTTTTGAATATTATAAAAAAACAGATTATGAATTGTCAGGTAAATCGTTTAACTTGACCAACATCACTTTGAGATATAAGTTCAAACAAAACCTGACTAAAAATATTTACAACTTTTACGATTACACCCTTAAAGACGGTGAGAGGTTAGACCATCTAGCTGATATGTATTATGGTGATAGTAAGTATGTTTGGGTTATAATACTAGCAAATGATATTATTGATCCTCAATTTGAAATCCCAAAACCAGATAATGAATTTAAGAAATATGTGGTAAATAAATATGGAACTTGGGATAATGTTGTTAGAGGTGTCCATCATTATGAAAGAGTTGCTATATACAGAGACTCCAATGGTTCTAATTCGAAAGTTGCTGACTTAAACCCACCATTAATAATAAGTAAAGAAAAGTATGACACACTACTACCAGATGAAAGATTATCAGTCTCTAATTTAGATTACGAACTTGGTTTAAATGAAAGTAAAAGAACTTTAAAACTTTTAGATGTAAGTCAATTGTCCCTAATCATAAATTTAGTTGAGGAAGTCTTCAATGAGTGAAACTTTATATAATTTACCATCTGAATATCACATCGATTCAGTTGAACTAAGATCAAGCGTCAATAACAGATTTTTTGAACTACTATATCTTTATAAGCAGATAACCATAAATGAAGGAATCAACTTCCCATTCATGTATGGAACAATATCCATAGTTGATACAAATGGGATTATAGAGAACTTACCAATTATTGGAGAAGAGACAATCACTTTCAAGTTGAAAAAGAAAAGTGGTGATAAAAAATATTTCGAAGTTAAAGGTTCTGTTTATAAAATATCAAATAGAACGAAAGACCCAACAAAAAAAGTTGAATACTATGATTTGGAGTTTATCACTGAGGGCGCTTTGGTGAATCAGGTCAAGAGGGTTTCCAAAACCTATAGTGGAACTGCATCAGAAGCAATTGAAAAAATAAGTAAAGAATACTTCGAACTTGAAAGAATAAAGAAGATTGATGAGGAAAATCCTAAACCGTATACCACAATTTTAATCGAAGATACTATGGATAAAAATAAGATAAACATTCCAAACATGAATCCAATAGATTCAATAGATTTTCTTTCCGACTATTTTTCATATTCAAAGGGTAGTAAGTCAGACAAAAACCCCTTCAACACGACTTTTAATTTTTTCCAGACCAGACAGGGGTTCTTTTTCCAGTCAATGGAGAATTTGATACAAGAGGGGTCTAAGGATGTCAAACACGAATATCACCTAATAAATGACATGTTTATAAAGGATGAATCAGTTGTTGTTGAACAGAATGATATATACACTGCTTCCGAATACAAATTACTAAATTTTTATGATAATTTCGGTTCATCAAACAACGGTTATTATGGCGGAACCAACTTTGCATATGATTCATTAACAAAAACTTTACATGAGTATAAACTGAATTACAACCAGAAGTTTGATGATATGTCTCATTTGGACAAGAACAACACAAATACTGACAAATTCATCTTCAATAAAAAACCAGAGAAGACTTTAATTTTATCTCTATGTACGAACAAAGGTAGAGCTGACGATAAGAAGAATTATATAAAGGACCATACAACAGATGAAATTTTCTATTGTAGAGAAGATGAAGTTGATTTGTTGAAAAACACGAAACAGGAAAGGTTTAATAATGGTTTGGTTGTTGAGATGACGGTACCTTCCAATATCAATCTAAATGTTTGCGATGTCATTGATTTAAAATTTCCAAGCTTCCAAAGAGAGGGTAATAAAAAAGATTATAGAGATGATAAATATTTTAGTGGGAACTATATTGTAATCTCCATTCAGCATGTGATATCAAGTATTGATCAAAAAAGTTGGAATATGGTTGTCACATTGATGAAAGATTCATATAAAAGTGAGATAAAGTGATATGTTTGGTTTTGACCCAGTTTGGTTTATAGGTGTAGTTGAGGATAGGAAAGACCCTTTAAAAGTTGGTAGATGTAAAGTTAGATGTTTAGGTTTTCACCAACAGGACATTTCAGAATTACCAATTGAAGACTTACCGTGGGCACAGTTGTTGATACCCCCAAATAGTCAAAATGAAATCAAACCCCCGAAAGAGGGTTCATGGGTTTTAGGTTTTTTCAAAGACGGTAAAAAATGTCAAGAACCCATGATTGTGTCATTGATTCCAGGGATACCAACATTTCCATCAGAAGATTCAATTGAGAATCAAGGTTTTTATGACAAAGCATCCGATAAGGGTGAGAGACCTTTTCCCCCTGAGAAATTTGAATATAAAACGGACGGTTCAAAGGTTAAAATAACTGAAGGGGAATCAGATTTTTATCCACCGAAGAACGAAGGGTATCTTAAACAACCCATCGATGAGCCTGATACACCAAGAGTTTCAAGGAATGATCAAGATAAGAAATATTTGAATGAAAAAACCAAACTTCCTAAAAATTCACACATTGATAAAGTAAAAGAATGGAGAATTGGTGGAGACAATTATGAGAAAGATGGTATAACAAAAGCACTTTCTGAACAAATTGTTGGTGTAAATTCTGCTTACAGTAAGACTGAAAAAATCGATAGAAAATCTGAGAACGCCTCGGAAAGGAAGGTTGATGGTAAGTTCATAGATGGGGATGATGGTAAAGTTTGGAAAGAAAAGGAAACTGCTTACAGTGCGAAGTACCCATATAACAATACTGAACAATCAGAATCTGGACACATATTTGAAATAGATGATACAAGGGGTGCTGAAAGAATACATCAACAACATAGGTCTGGAACTTTTCAAGAGATACATCCTGATGGTTCAAAAGTTGAAAAGGTTATGGCGGATAATTTCCATATTACCCAACAGAACGAATATAAACTAAATCTGGGGAATTATGAAGTCACTATAAAGAAAAACAAAGGTGAACGAGTTGAGGGTGATATATTCGTGCATATCAACGGAGAGAGGTCTTTAAAGATTGATTCCAACTCTCATATTGAGATTCTTGGGAATGATACCTATACAACAGCAGGAAATAGGGAACAAACTATAGGTACAGATTCAACCAAAAATTATAAGAAAGAAACTGTAAGAGGTGATAGGACTGAGGTTGTTGAGAAGGATCATGCTGAAACTGTTAAGGGTAATAGGTCTGAGACTGTAAATGGAACTCACAGTGAATCTGCTGGAGGAACACATAGTTCTTCAAGTGGTGGAACCATGAGCTTGTCTGCTCCAACTATAAATCTAAATTAACCACCTGCAAAAACATTGCCACTACCATTGGCAGCTGCTGAACCACAAGAAACTGGGTCTGATATTCTTCCAAGTTGTTTACTGTTAGAGTTTACAGAAGAACTCCCTGCTGCTAAACTCCCACCATGACAAGGAATTCCGCAACAATGCACATTCCAACTATCACCTTGTCTATGAACTGGTATTGAGTTGCAGAAAACATTTGGACTTCCTTGTGCGTTGGGTCTTGGAGGAAAGCAACCATGGCCTGTACAAATATCACCTTTTCTATGAACTGCTGGCATATCTATCCTTTAAAAAGCTAAATTGAAGTATGGTTCATTCACTGTTGCAGAGAAAACATTAGTTACTAGAAACGTCAATCCATCTGATTTAATAATGTCATTAGTATTTATATTACCCAAAACATTTTTTAAATATAAAGTTATATTTTCATTTTCTTGATTTAGATTCTGCAAGTAGCCCGAAGAATATGTATCAGAACTAAAATCATCGGATTCAAAATAAGTCCCTTTCTCAACTACTCTCACAACCTTACCATCATTATCTTCAACTTCTTTTGTGATATTTAACAAACTCCCATTAATGCTTTTTAAATTAACACCTATAATTTTGGTAACTTTTAAATTTTTTGGAACTCCATTTTCAAATTCACCTAAATGACGTAGATAAGAAATTCCATCATAAAACTTAATACCATTAAAAGTGAAGTATTCGACATCACCTCTTAATATCTGCTCATCCAAATATTTGGTTATGAATAGATTTCTTATAGATGAATAATTTCTTCTAACCGTTATTTTAAAAGTTCTTGAGATTGTCATTTCTTCAAAGTCTTCATTTGTTGAAGGGTCTTTATCGTAAAAGGTTATATTAACTACAACATCAACCTCATGAGAGTTGCCTTGGTCTTGTATTTGATGAAAATTCCCACCAGCAGTTATCAAACTGTGACCAGACTTATAATAACCGTCTTCTGTATCATACTTATCAAAAGTGAAATTGTCAGGGAGTTTAAATTTATCAACATATTCAGATAAAAAATTCAACCCTTCACTTCTTGAGTCATTGGGGTCATCCTCATTTGGTTTTATGTAAGTTTTCAGTAATATATTGACCGATTTACCAACCACATCAATAGTTTCAAACTTATCTATATTTGTAACATTAACTTCTGAAGATTTAATTTCTATTCCAGAAAATATAACTTCCGTCTTAACTGTAGAAAAAATAGGAGTGAAAGAAGTTTCGGATGAAGTGGTTGAAGTGCCACCAGTTCCACCCTGACTTCCACTTCCTGTAGATTGTTGTGGTGGATTATACTTCAGATTTATTTCAGATTTGAAGTTTAAAGATTCTAAGGCAACTTTCCCAACATTTTCGAAATTATACTGGTCAAGATTATCGGCTTCATTTTCAAGTATGTATATTTCTTGACCTTCTTCTTCAAAATCCCCACTCCATTCCCAAGTAGTATTTTCAGAATTCTGGTTAGTTGTCATTCTCTTCTTCTATTGTTGGAGATAGATTATCATTAAATCTCACAGAAAAAGGTTCACCAGTTTTAGGATTTCTTGATGTATGATTACTTGTGAGAAATAATTCTTCAGATGTTTTCATATTCAAATCACCCATAATAAGAATTCTCAAATCTCTATCATACATCAATGTATCTCTTTTTTCAGAAATAGTATCTTCATCAAAATCGAGTTTAGATAGGAAACTGACTAATCTCTCAAGTCTATCCTCTGGGATTTTAGATAATATCTCTAATATCTTGAGATACTTATCTGCTCTTGTTTCTTCCTTCGTAGCTTCTATTGATTTCATCCACAAGCCCCCAACAATATCTCACCAGTCCACATTAAAAAGAATGGTGACATCAATAATGCGATTGCGATGTAGATAGTAAAGAACCATCTAAAAAATATTTCTAGATGATTTGCGACATAAGTGAAACTTCTCTTAAATCTTTTTTTCATAACTAAAATCCTAACTTATTTCAAATTATCTTCAAACTTATCTAATTCATCTTTCACTTTTTCATACTTGTCTTCTAATTTTGCTGCGAATTTAGCATCTAATAAAGACCAAACCAAAAGAATGGTTAATCCCCACATTGCGATATATCCAAAATATTTAATTGCCATTGATAATAAAAATATACCAATGATCCATATTGCCATCTGTCGTTGTAATTTACTCATTTTAACACCTCTTACTTTATTTATATCATAAAAAAGGTGGAAAGTCAATAGAAAAAAAAATTCTTGAAAAAAAGTATACTAAGTATTATTATTAATATTTATTATAAATAATATTATATTAAGAGCTTATTAATATATATATTTATAAGCTAGCTTATTATATATAATATTTATATATTATACTTATTTATATATAATACTTTAGTATATTTCCTGCGGAAAAGGTAAAACCTATGAGTGAAAAAAGAGAATTTAGTGATATATCATTGTCCTTTGAAAAAAATCCTGTAACTGGGGATATAGTAAAAGTGAAGAATGATATTGCTGTTAAACAATCAATCAAAACATTAGTTTTAACAGAATTCTTTGAGCCGCCTTTTCAGAAAGGTAAAGGTACTAGAATTAGACAAATATTGTTTGATTTGATTACAGACGATGGTGCCGATTTACTAAAGCAAGAAATTACAACTGTGATTACAGATAGAGAACCAAGAGCAAACTTAATTGATGTTCTTGTTCAACCAATACCAGATGAAAATAGATATATAATAAAAATTATTTTTTCCATGATAAATACTTTAGAACCATTGGAAGTGGAAATGTTTGTTTCTAGAGTGAGATAAATTTGAGGTTATAATGTCAAATATTAAAGTAACAGATTTAGATTTTGATATCTTAAAAGAAAATTTAAAAGATTTTTTAAGAGGTCAAGAAGAGTTTCAAGATTATGATTTTGATGGGAGTGGGTTACAAATATTACTTGACATACTTTCAGCAAATACACACTACAATGCAATTTACCAAAATATGGTTGCGAATGAGATGTTCTTGGACTCAGCTGTTTTAAGAGAGAGTGTAGTTTCTAGGTCAAAAGCATTAGGGTATACACCAAGTTCAATTAAGTCTGCACAGGTTGAGGTAACTTTAAGTGTTGTTGAGAAAGATATTTATGAAGACCAACCATCAAGTGTTGCCCTACCTCAGTACTCCAACTTTTCCGCTTCAAAAGATGGGGTAACATACATCTTTCAAAACCTTATAGGTCAAACGCTGGCCGATTCTGAGGAAACAGATTCTGGTGGTAGAAAGATATATTCAGGGACATTTACAATCAATCAAGGTATTATGGTTGAACAAAATTTTGAAGTTAAATTTCAAGAAGACCCGAATCAAAGATATGTTCTTGATAATCTTAACATTGACATATCAACCTTAATTGTTCGTGTTAAACAAAATCCTCAAGATTCGAATGCTACTTATGATGTATCAACCTTAGCTGAAAATGTTGTCGAACTTGGACCAAATGATAATGTCTATTGGGTGAATGAAAATGAGTCTGGTAAGTATGAATTGTTTTTTGGTAATGGTAGAATTGGTAAAAAGTTGTCAGATGGTACACTTATAAAAATTCAGTACTTAACAACATCTGGCCCTATAGGTAATAATATAGATACTGGATTTACTTTTTCTGATGTAATCAATACATCCACATCGAGTTATGAACTTAAATCCATATCAAGAACTTCATCATCATTTGGAGGAGCAGAGAAAGAATCCTTGGAGGAAATAAGATTTACTTCACCCAAGTATTACGAAATGCAGAACAGGTCTGTTACAGCACTAGATTACAAATATCTAGTTCAAAAGAAGTATCAAAATATTGAAAGTATCAAAACTTGGGGTGGGGAAGATAATGATCCAGTATACTATGGTAGGGTGTTCATTTCACTGAAACCAAAAACGGGGTTCTTCATAACCGATACTGCTAAAAAGAGTATCGTGAATGATATTGTTAAAGATTATAATGTGGTCACTATCGATGCTGAAATAGTGGAACCTGAATACACCTTCATAGAACTTACAACAGAGGTTAAGTACAACCTTAGAGAAGTTCCCCAAGGTGAAGAGTATGTTAAAAGTTTGGTTCTAAGTTCAATACAAAACTTCAATCAAAATAACCTTGGTAAGTTTGACTCATACTTTCGGTTTTCAAGATTGATCTCAACCATTGATGACTCATCCGATGCAATAAAATCGAACATATCAACAGTTAAAATAAAAAACAGATTGATTCCAAATTTGGGTATATCATCATCCTATGTTAGTAGGTTTAATGCAGAAGTGAGTCCTGGAACTCTATCCAGTTCAAACTTCACTTATGAGGGTATCACCAAATGCTTACTAGAAGATGATTCACTTGGGAACATAAATGTGGTTAGTTTTTCTGGTAATGTTAAATTGTCAGTTAAATCAAACATTGGTACGGTTGACTACAATAAAGGTTCCATATCATTAAATGGTTTTTCACCAACAGAGATAACAAACGGTGATGATTATATTAATTTAATATTAACCCCTAAGAGTTCAGACTTATCACCTTTAAGGAATCAGATATTGGAAATAGATTCGGAATCTATAAATATTAGTATGAATAATATATCGGAACAATTTTTAACTCAAAATGAATTTTAAAGATGGAATATCAAAATAATAAAATATCTGAACTAATAGAGTCTCAACTTCCTAATTTTTTACAGGAGGATGGCCCAAAATTTGTTAAATTCGTAGAAAAATACTATGAATTTATGGAGACATCAAAATTAGAAGTTTCTTCTACTGAAGAGTTGAATTTAATTTTCTCTTCTAATACACCGAGTGTTAAAATAAGAGCAAGTCAACAAATAGATGGGTCTGAACACACTAAACATGTTTATGCTGAAGTTCTCAATTCCTACCTTTTGGAAAATGGTAACTATGTTTTTTATATAAAAGAAAACAATGAGCAAATCCAAGTTTTAAGTGTTTCCGATTCAGATGTACATCCATCACTAAACCCAAATGTTGGAATTTTTAATATTGGAGATATTGTATCTCAGGAACAACCTGACAATAAAATCGTTAAAGGTAAGGTGTTACACTTATCAAATAAAACAGTCACTGTAAAAGAAACTGTTGACGGCCAAGAGGTTGATGTTGACTACACTTTTATTGATAAAGTAGTTGTATTGAATAATTTTACACCCGAAAAAGAATATTTTGGCATTTTCGATGTAACTAATACAGGAAATGACACTTTTAATTTAGGGAATGGGTCAAGTTCAACTCCAATATTTGATGTCAACTCTCAAGACTCCACATCAACAAGGGGTTTTTTATCTGGTGATTCAGTTGAAATCCTTACAGGCGACAATGGGTATACTGGTCAATTAGAGGTTATTGATTATATTCAGAATGCAACTTTGTCATCAAAAAATCTATGGAATTTGCAAGATATTGACAGAACTCTTGATGATTATGTTGATTTCTTTATGAAGGAATATCTAGAAGGGTTTCCATTAACATTTCCTAACGAATTTCAAAGTACTGATATTGATGTCGCTGAATTCAAAAAGTTTTTAGTCAAACATTCTAGAGAATTTTATCAGTCAAAAGGGACAGAGGATTCTTTTAAATACTTTTTTAGAACAATTTTCAATGAAGATGTTAAAGTGAGTTATCCAAAAGATAATGTTTTAAAACCATCTGATAACACCTTTTCGAAATCAAAAACTATATTAATAAAACCATCCGATGTAACAATTGTTCCGGAAATTGCTTCTCAAAAAATAGTTGGCCAAAGTTCTGGTGTGAGTGCTTATGTTGAAACTATATCAAGCACCAAAAGAGGTGGATATTTTGTATATGAGATTGCCCTGAATGAATATGGCATTTCCGGTGATTTCTTCGAAGATGAAGATGTATACTTGGAAAGTGACCCTTCAACAATTATAGGTACAATTTATTATGGGGTTTCAAGTGTTTCAATTAATGATGTTGAAGAATCCTTCACAGTAGGTGATATTTTTTATATAGACAGATCTGGTGAAGTTATAGATTACACGGATATTCAAAATATAGATAGGGGAGCCCTTATAGAATTGGATGTTTGTAGTGTAAATTCTGGTAAGATAACTGACATTGAAGTTGTTAATGGTGGTATTGGGTACAGTGTTGGTGATAAGTTGGTATTTGATAATACAAAATGTCTTTCCCCAACTGGTCCAATTAGACCAATAGAAGCAGTTGTATCTGAGATAACTGAATTTGGCTATTCTATTAATAATCCAAATTTTGATAACAACATAGATGATTGGCAAGAGGAAATTGCCGGCCAGTATGGTGAAACAGAATGGTCAAATTCGTTTGGTGGAACTTTAAAATTAATTTCATTTCCACCTTTCTATTCGGGGGTATCTCAACCAATTAATTATGATTTTTCGGATTTGGAAGGTTTTAAATTAAAATTAAGAGTTAATGTAAAATCTTATACTGGTGAAAGATATCTTAGAATTGGGGTATACGATGATTCAACTTCATCTTGGGTTGGTGTTCAATCTTTTCTTGTTGACGGTGTTGGTGAGTATGAAGTTGAATTTGAACCAAGTCAATCTAACAATTTTTTAATTAATTCATCTATCAAAATATCTTGGGGTGGTCAACCACCTATAGAAGATTTATCATATAAATCTATTTATATAGATGATGTTAGAATAGTTGCTCCTAATGGTATTGCTATTGAAAATGGTGTTGGGTTAATAAGTAAAATAAATGTTCGTTGTGATGGTAAAGGGTATATTAAGTATCCAACTTTAACGCAAATAGGTGATCATAATATAACTTCCGAATCTTTTAATTTAATTGGGAATGATGTTGGAACTCTAAAACAAGTTAAAATCAGAAAAACAGGTATTGGGTATAAAAGAAGTAAAGTTGAACATTATCTTGAAGATTGGGAAGGTACACAATCAAGTCTGGTTTTGGATAAGACGCAAATAGGTATTGAATTACCTTATCTTAACCTAAAGATAACAACCCCAAGTGGAGATTTTACAGTTGGTGAAATAGTAAACCACCAAACTCTTGATGGGACTGGTAAAGTTGTATCTTGGGACTCTGGAACTGGTATTTTAGTTTTAAGAGAGTATAGTGGTGTTTTTATTAGTGATGGTGATGATATTATTGAAGGTGATGGTTCATCTGAAACAGGAACTGTGGGTACTGCATCATACAATAAAACCAAATTTAAAATTGGAAACGGCGGGACTGATGTTTGGGCAGATCTAAATTATTCAGTAGCATCTTGGTATGATAGTATATTAAACCAACCTTATAACATAAGTCTGGATTTGAATTCCAGTGGAACTGATGATATTGAATTAAATTTTGGTTCCATATTTGATGATGGTGGTAGATTCTTAAACAACAACAGTTTTATTTCAGATGTAAAATATATACAAGATTCTTTCTACTATCAAGTTTACTCTTACTTGTTGGAATCTTCTGTTGAGGTTAGAAAGTATAGAGACTTACTGAAAAGACTTATTCATCCAGCTGGTATGAATATGTTTGGTAGAATCTCAACTGAAACTGTCAAACAAGTTAAAATGTCTTTCTCCCAAATAAAGACAAATGTTTCAATGGTTATATGGGATTATATTGGCAAACACTCTAATAAACTCATTAGGGATTTTGATTTTTTATATAGTTTGTTGATTCTGGATGGTGATGACAGTTCCCCTTATAATTTAGAATTGCAAATGAGTTACACATCTGGTAACTTTGAAGTTGGACAGGGTGTTCAAAATTTCTCTCAAACTCTATCAGGGATTTCTAGAATTAGTACAATTGGTGGGGGAAGTTATGATTGTTTAATAGGAGAACAAGGTTCTGGAACTTCATATACAACAGAATTGAAAGTTGGGGATTTGATAAAAGTTAAGAATAATTGGCCAAGTAGCTACACAACCATACATAAAGTGACTCAAGTGCTTAGTGATAGTGTTGTAAAATTCACACCCTCCACTGCGTATAACATTAACCAAACAGTTGATGTCACATCAACTAAAGCAAAAGCAAAAGTTAAATCATGGGATAGTGATAATCAAATATTAACATTGGAAGATATTGTTGGTGATTTTTCAATTTCTACTTGGATACTTCAAGATTTCGATGAAACAAGTTGGAATCCAAATATTTTTTCTTATACTGTTTCGGAATCAACACAAGATTTTATTGAAACAGAAGTTGATGGGAGTGATTCTGGTGTCTTGATTCCACAAATATATTATCATGGTTCATATGCTTGTGATTACTTGTACAATGAAAATACACATCAAAATTATAGATTTAAAATAAAATATAAGAATTTAAGACCAGGAACACCAAAGAATAATGACTTTTATGATCATAAAATACTAACAGGAACTGTATCAATTCCACATGATTCTAATTGTGATGGAACTCTCCAATTTTTTACATTAACTGGGGTGGGTACAGATTTTCAAAGTGAATTAATCGTGGGTGACATGATATCTGTTTTATCAACTCATGCAGACCCAGATAAAAACATTTACCAATTGTTTAAAGTGGTTAGTATAAATAGTAATACAGAATTGATAGTAAATATTCGTCATACTGACTCAAATTACACAATTTCCAATTCAGAGTTCTTAAAAAGGGAATTAATAGGCGACTAAATACATTAGTGAGGATAAAATGTCTAGTGTTTTAACAAATAAATTCAGAATACATAATGCTAAATCTTTTGTAGAAGGTTTTAGTGAAGCGGAACCAACTAATATTTATACTGCCATAGGGAAAGTTTCAGAATGGTCCAGTGATGATATATACTCTGGTGCTAATGAAACAACTGAGGAACAAAATCCACCAACTCCATTAGATCATACTCAGAACGAATATGAGGTTTGGAGAAATATGTTTGCAGCTAAAAAAATTAAATCCACCGATATAACACATGTTATACCGAAGGTTGATTGGGAATCAGGTAAAAGATATTCACAGTATGGTGATTTGGATGACTCTTTATTATATGATGTTATCAATAGTGACACACCAAAACCTTTTTATGTTGTGACAGATGACTTCAATGTATATAAATGTTTATTTAATAACAATATAGAATCGAACGATAAACCCATACACACTAGTACAACCCCACAACCATATCCAGATGGGTATATTTGGCAATACATGTATACAATTTCTGCCAGTTCTGCATTTAAATTTATGACGGAAAACTTTATCCCAATTCAAACTTTAGATGTAGAACCCGTTGGCGCTGGGAATTGTTCATCTACAAACTTACAGTGGAATGTTCAAAATGAGGCCAAAACCTTTGGCCAAGGGAGAATTGATGTAATATCCAGAAGATATGCCTCTGCTGATAGTTCTGGTGATGGTTATGTTTTTACATCTGCGGTTATATCATCAATATCTAATGTTACTGATGATCCAACTGACGGTGATTTGACAACAATCACTATTACAACTACCTTAAATATGTCCAATGGCTATTACGATGGTATGACAGTTTTCAGTCCATCCAGTAGTAAAGCTTTTGTAATAAAGGGTTATACACAAGCAACTGGTGGAGATCAGATAGAAGTTTATGGTAATTCCACAGGTCTAACTGGAACCATTCAAATACTCCCAACAGTTGTTGTTGATGGTGACGGAACAGGTGTTCAAGCGGTTCCAGTTATGGGTGCTTCTGACAATGCTTCCGATGAGAATCAAATTGATAGTGTTTTAGTATTAAATGGTGGTTCTGGATACACTACCGCAACTGTAAGTTTTGTGAATGCTAGTACTGCCACCACCGTAGACGCAAAGTTTGATGTCATTATACCACCAATTGGAGGTCACGGTAGTGATGCTGTCGAAGAACTGGGTGGTTTCTTTGTTATGATTAATACTAAATTTGAATATAATGAGTCGACAACTGGTAAGAATTTACCTGTTGCAAATGATTACAGACAAATTAGTTTAATTAGACAACCAAAACTCAATGAAGGTCCAGATTATCTAGATGCGTCATCCGACCTATATATACAGTGTAAAACCTTGATTATTGATACTGGACAAATAGACGATGAAACGACTTTTGCCATTGATGAAACTATAACTCAATCTGGGACAAATGCAACTGGAATAATTGTAGATGTTTTAGATGGTGACAATAGTACGAAAGAAATAAGACTAGTAAATGTTACAGGGACTTTCAACTTAACAAATAGGATAGAAATGTCAACAGGCCTTGGTGCAGATTTAATTTCTAGTATAGTTGATGAAGAATTATTAAAAAATTCTGGGGATGTTATGTTTGTTGAACAAAGAAGTGGCATTACGAGGAATGAAAATCAAATTGAAGATATAAAAATAGTACTTGAATTCTAGTATAAATAGTATTATAATATAAAGTAAGAGGTTTATATATGGCTAAATATGAAACTAGAAAATTATTAACAGATTTTAATACTAGACCGTACCATGATGATTTTGATGTAGACAAAAATTTCCTTAAAGTTCTTTTCAAACCTGGAACTGCACTACAAGCAAGAGAGATTACACAACTCCAAACAATCCTAAGTGAACAAATCCATAGATTCGGTAATCATATATTTCAAGATGGTTCACCAATCAGAAATGGTACTTTCAACGTTGATGTAAATGTAAAATATATAAAATTAAAAGATCAATCTGCTGGTGTGGATGTATCTTCTTTTATTAGTGAACTTGAAGGTAGAACTTTGGTTAATAATGAAGGTTCTGAACCAATCATATTTGAAGTTAAGAAAGCTATCCCAAAAACTGCAACTGAACCAAATACTATCATAGGTTCTTATAAATCTGGAAGTGTTGAAATTGCAGGAGAGGAAACCCCACTGACGACTCAATCAGTTCAAGGTAAATTAAATAGAACTGTTGAAGTTGTTAAGAGGGGTGAAGATGGTATAGCATTAGATGCTGAAATAACAGGACCATCCTCCTTAGCGTCTGTAGTTGGAGATGCTTCCAAATTTATAGACAGTTATGATCCTAATGACCCAGAACACTCGGCAATATTCTATATCTCAGGTTTTTTTCATAGAGTGAAACCTCAAACTATTGTATTAGATAAGTATGGAAACACCCCAACTTATAGAATTGGGTTGGAAGTTGATGAAAGTATTGTAACTCCTGCGGATGATGCTTCACTTTATGACAATGCTCAAGGGTCTTCAAACTTTTCAGCCCCAGGAGCAGATAGATTTAAAATTTCATTAAATTTAACTAAAAAAGAATTACAGGATAGTTCAAATTTAATAGATAATAATTCTTGTGACTTTTATGAATTTGTTAGAGTTAGAAATGGTCAAAAAGTAGATCAGATAAAAAATGCTCAATATGCTTACTTGGCAGAAGAAATGGCTCGTAGGACATATGATGCTAATGGTGATTTTGTTGTTAGAAACTTCACACTAGATATTGATGAATATAGTCAATCAGAAGTTGATGCTGCTGCCTTATTAAACCCTCCTGTGGATTTAACTGAAAAGTTAAAACTTACATTAGACCCTGGAAAAGCATATGTTCATGGTAGAGAGATTGAAACAATTTCGACAGTAACTCTTCCAGTAGATAGAGGTAGAGATGAATCTAGGGTCGAATCAGAAAATATAAGTACTTTTGTCGGTAATTACGTTTATGTTGATTTTCCAGCACAGTTGTTGACTGGTGAAGAATTCCCAACTATCAACTCAAATGAAAAATTGGAAGTCTTTAACAGAGGTGAAGAACATATAGGATCATGCAGAATAAAACAATTGAGTTACGATTCTGAAGGATATAAATTATCATTTTTTGACTTAAATTTAACATCTGGTTCATCGAAAGATATTAAATCTTTTAGAATTTCGGACACCTCTACTGAGGTTGTTTTGGAGGTTTCAGATAAAAGTGAAGTTGCAGGTGGTACAGTAGTTTCACAACAATCAAGAAGCACTTTGTTATTCCCTATTTCAAAATCTTCTTTATCTGATGTGGAAAATGTTTCTCTTTTATATAATAAATCTGTTATTGCAAATGCATCAAACGATGGAAATAATAATTCATTATTATCAATAAGTGTAAATGACCCTGTTCAATTTTTAGGGACAGGTACTTTTATTTATAGTTCTCCAGTGGAACTAGAATTTAATAGAAGTAACTTTATTATTATTGATAAGCTTACTGGTGAAAATTACGACACCTTTAGTGTAAATTTTGTTTCCAATGGTCAAGCCAATATAACAATTCCTAATAAGAATTTGGGTGGTCGGGAATTGAGAGTATTATATAAAGTTCAAACAACAATTCAGAATTCAAAAACAAAAACAAAAACTGCTGACACGATTGTAATTGATAATACTGACCAAATTGTAATTGATGATGATACTGGCCAAACCAGATTAGATGGTATGAAAATAGTTGGTAAAACAGTTCCTCTTAATGGGTATCCTGATGTTATCAAAATAGTTTCAATAAAGGGTAGTGATAATGTTGATATAAAAGATCGGTATGAATTTGATAATGGTCAAAGAGATTCTTTCTATGATTATGCTTCATTAAAATTAAAATCAGGTGTGGTTGTACCCGATTCCAATAGTTTTACTATAGAATTGGAATATTTTCAACACCCTACATCTGGTGAGGGATTTTTCTCGAAAGATTCTTATTCTGATGTAGATTATGAAGACATTCCAAATTATTTTTCGAAAAATACTGGTAAATCTTATAGTTTAACAGATGTTATTGACTTTAGACCTACAAGAGATGCTAATGATAATATTGCAGGTAGTTTAATACCTTATGGATCAGTAACAGATTTCTTGGAAATTACTTACAAATATTTCTTACCAAGAATTGATAAAGTTGTTGTGACGAAAGATAAAGAGTTTAGAGTTATAAAAGGGACATCTTCTGATTTTCCAGTAACACCACCTGATGATCCTAATGCTATGTCTCTATATATTATTACGGTTCCTCCATACACTTATAATGACAATGATTTAAAAGTTATTCCTATCCATAACAGAAGATATACAATGAGAGATATTGGTATTTTGGATAGAAGAATTGAGGAACTACAGGCAAGGTCTAATTTAAGACTTTTACAGGAAAAATCTAAGAGTGTCCAGATTAGAAATAATAATGGTGTTGATATATTCAAGAATGGTATACTCATTGATGATTTTTCTGGACACAGTATTGGTGATACAAATTCTTCAGATTATAGATGTTCAATAGATTTTGAAACAAATGAATTGAGACCTTCATTCTATAGTGATTCACACGAAATTTCTTTTGATTCTTCGGATTCAAATAATATCAACATGGTTAAGGTTGGTCCTTTATTATTGTTGGAACATACAGAAGTTTTACATCAATCACAGCCTGCTGCAAGTAAACCTATAAACTTAAACCCACACAACATGACCTACTGGTTTGGTGAAATTAAAATGAACCCTTCTTCTGATATGTGGTTCAGTCAAGATTTAAAACCTAGAGTCAACGTTAATGATTCTGGTGAAAATGATGCTTGGGAAAATTTATCAACAAGTGTTTCTTCAGAGTTGGCGCAAGGTTTTGGAACTCAATGGAATGATTGGGAAGACTTGTGGACTGGTAGAGAAAACTTTGTTTCGAATCAAGAAGCAGACCCATCTTCACTGGTTGAATCAAATGTTGTTAGATTACAAAATAGAGAGACTCAAAATTATTTGTTTGATGCTGTTGACAAGATCAATGTTGTAGGTTCTGGATTACCAAATAGAATTGAAAGAGATTTAACAAGTAAGAAAATAGACACCAGTATTGTACCTTTCATGAGACCCGATGAGGTTATTTTCATAGCAACCAACTTAAAACCAAAGACCACATTTTATGGGTTCTTTGATGATACTGCTTTAAGTTCGCCTGATATTGAACCTTGTTCTCAGATAGTTGTTACAAACCCTTCTAAAGTTTTTAATGACGGTTTGTATGACGGTGAAATTATAACTGGTGTTGATGGTGGAACTGCTAGAGTGGTTAAAAATGCAAATGATGGTAGTGGGTTAATATATGTTCAATTACTAACAGGTACATTTTCCTCTAATGAAACTATCAATGGTGGGACTTCTCTAGTTCAAGCGAAAATAAGTACAATAACAACCCCAACAGATTTAAAATCTGATGCTTCGGGTTTATTGTGTGGAGTTTTAAATATCCCAAGTTCAGAGACTAGTAAGTTTAGAACTGGCCAAAGACTTTTGAGATTAATTGATAATCAAGATAATGATTTGAGTAATTCAGAATCAGTAGCTGAGAGTAGTTACACTTCTCAGGGATTAATGGATGACCCAGAAAATTATGTTGTTTCAACTAGATTACCATTAATCAAGAGGTCGAATATATGTGATGAACTTTCTGTTTCGAAAGATGTATTTTCCAGAGAGTTGACATCGATTAACAGATGTCTAGATTGGAAAGACCCTCTATCACAAACGTTTATAGTTGATCCTGCATCCAACAGAAATGGAGTTTTTCTGAAGTCTGTTGATTTGTTTTTTAAGTCTAAGGATGATACTTTACCAGTTATGGTTGAGATTAGACCAACTATTAATGGTTATCCTTCTACATCTACTGTAATCCCTTTCTCGGAAGTTATATTAAATCCTTCTCAGGTTGTTGTCTCAGAAGGACCAGATGCGTCAGAAGATTCTAATAAGAACACAAGATTCACTTTTGATGCTCCAGTTTATCTGATTCCAGGTGAATATGCAATAGTTGTAAAGACGAATAGTAGCCAATATCAAATTTGGAGTGGTGTTGTAGGGAATTCTACACTGAATACAGATGGAAGTTCCGATATACTAAATCCAAAAATATCTAAGCAACCATTAGTTGGAAGTTTATTCTCTTCTCACAATTCTGGTGTTTGGGATGCTATTAATAATGAATCTATAATGTTTAGGTTGAATAAATGTCAATTTAACACTTCATTAGAATCAACAGCAATATTGAATGTCACTGTTCCATCACAGTCTGAGAGTTTTGACTTGTTCAAATTTAATGTGTCAATGCTGAAAAACTTTTTTGGAAGTCAAAACCCAACTTTTAAATACCAACTTGGAACTTCTAATTTGGTCGAGTTTCATGAAAATAGAAATATTGAATTGTCTAGTAGTAAATCTTTTGGTGGAAATACAACTCTAAAAATAGAGGCAAAGATTCCAGCATCTTCTAATGTTGATGTTTCCCCTGTTATTGACATGGAGAGGGTAAGTTTAATCACAGTTGGAAATATTGTTGATGCTGTTCAATATGATGCTTCCGATTTGACTATACAATCTGGGGGAACTGGTTTTTCAACTGGTGAAAAATTATTCTTGACAGATTCTCATGATAGTTCTAAACAAGCTATTTTCGAAATTCAAGCAACTAATGGTGCTATTACAGGTTTCACTCTATTATCCTCTTCTAAGGAGATGACAAATAGTGTTAATATTACAAGTAACACCGCTGGACCTGATGATGCGATCGTAATTGCTGATAGTGAAACTTCACCTTCTGGTAGTGTTGCTGATGCTGTATATATCTCAAAGAGGGTAAACTTACAATCATCATATGAATCTAAGGATATAAGAGTTTACCTTGATTTGTATAAACCAGCAGGAACTGATGTCTATGTTTATTACAAAGTTGCTAGTACAAGTGATTCTGTTATTTTTGATGATAGGAATTGGTACTTGATGAAACAAGTAACACCAGAGTATGTGGTCTCTGAATACAATAATGATTACAGAGAATATGTGTTTGGTACAGATTCTAGTCATAATGGTGTTGAACTTGTACATGACCAATCATTAGTTGATTTTAACGTGTATGCAATTAAGATTGTTTTGTCTTCTGATAGTAGTGTAAAAGTACCCAAAGCTAGAAATCTTAGAGCAATTGCCCTACAAGAACCTGTTAGTGTATAAATATAAGTGATATGGGATAAGTTGAATTCTTTAACGTTAAAAGAAATCATTCTTATATTTTTTATGTTTTATTTTTAGCACTTTAAGAAGTTTTCATTCTATTAATTTTTAAAGATAAGTAGGCTTAATTCTGTATAAGGAACGACAAAGCATGGTATGGCTACCAATATACTTTCACAAATCGTTCGGGTCTGGTAGGACTAAAGCGGAAATAATTTATGAGGTTTCGCCAAACTTTTGTTTTATAAAGGAGTGGGTATGGCTAACCCTACAAATAGAGAAGAACTGAAACAGTTTTGTTTAAGAAAACTTGGAAAACCTGTAATAGAGATAAATGTTGCTGACGAGCAGTTAGAAGATAGAATTGATGATGCTCTTAAAATGTATCATGATTTTCATTATGATGGTATTGAGAGAATTATAATTCAACATGAAGTCACTCAAACAGATAAAGATAATGGTTACATTACAATGAGCGATGCCGTTATTTCTATTGAGAAGATATTAGATCTGAATACAGGTAGTTCAAATGAAATACTATTTGATGCTCAATTCCACATGAATTGGGATGCCCTATACGCTTTTAATCAAACACCATCCCAAATGCAATATTATACAGCAACACAAGAAAATTTAAATCTTATCAATCAAATATTAAATGGTAAACAAATTCTCAGGTATAGAAGACATACTGATAAACTTTATATCGATATGGATTGGGATAAAATTGAAGTTGGTGGTTACATTGTTATTCAAGCATATCAAATAGTGAACCCCACAGTTTATGAGGATGTTTGGTCTGATAGGTGGTTAAGGGAATATACAACTGAATTGTTTAGAGAACAGTGGGGTCACAACCTGAGTAAATATTCTGGAGTTCAGATGCCAGGCGGTGTAACTTTCAACGGTGGAGATATTCTATCAGAAGCGCAAACAAGATTGAGAGAACTTGAACAAGAACTCCGAGACACTTACGAAGAACCTCCAACTTTTTACATGGGGTAATCATGGCAACTAATCCATATTTTAATAAAAACTATTCTTCACAATCAGAACAAGATCTGTATGATGACTTAATGGAAGAGTCAATCAAGATTCACGGAATTGATGTCAGTTACTTACCAAGAGATGTTCAAAAGATAGATTATCTATTCAAAGATGTTGAAGTTTCTCGATTTAACACAACTCATGATATCGAAATGTTTGTTGACAGTGTTGAGCAGTTTGGTGGCGAAGGTGATTTCTTATCCAAGTTTGGCGTGGAGATTCGTGACACTTTAGAACTTACTGTAATGGTTAACAGATTTGACACTCTCAATATAGGAAGACCGAAAGAAGGTGACTTGATTTTCTTTCCTTTCAATAAACAACTCTTTGAAGTTATGTTTGTTGAAGATGAACAAATATTCTACACTCTTGGTAAAAAGTTTGTGTATAGATTGAAATTAGAACTCTTTGAGTATTCTAATCAGATGATTAACACTGGTATTGAAGATATTGATAATATTCAATACAAAAATGCTTACTCTATTGAACTTACAACTACAACTGGAACTGGTGATTATGTTGTAGGTGAGAATGTTTTTCAAGGTACTGATTTAGCTTCTGCTACTGCAAAAGGTAGGGTTGCTTCATGGGCAAATAACACTTTAGAACTTATTGATGTTGTTGGTAAGTTTGTGGAAGGTGTAACTGTTGATGGTGACGGCGGCGCATCTTATGAGATAGATTTACCAGATAGTTATGAGGATGTTGAACTTGATATGCCAAATGATCCATTATCTGATAATATTGACTATGAAAAAGAAGCAGATAAAGTGATTGACTTTTCAGAAAACAATCCTTTCTCTGAAGAAGATTTATAGTAAGTCTTATAAATATATTTGTTATGGCTCTATACAATGAATATTTTTACCACAAAACTATTTTCAAAAGCGTTGCTACTTTTGGAACCCTTTTTAACGATATAACTGTAAAACGAAAAACTTCAGATGGTAATACTGTAAAGGAGTTGAAAGTTCCTTTATCTTATGGACCGAGAAGTAAATTCCTTGCTAAAATTGAAGAATCTGATAAAAATGTAGCAATTACACTTCCAAGAATAAGTTTCGAGATGTCTGGGTTTTCTTACGATTCTCAACGAAAACTAAACTCACTTGGAGTTCGATATAATACAACAGAAACTGGTTCTGAAAAATCCATGTACAATCCAGTTCCTTACAATATTGGATTTTCTCTAAATGTCTATGTAGAACATTTTGATGAAGGTTTACAAATAATAGAACAGATTGTTCCCTTTTTCAGCCCTTATCTAAACATCCCCTCTAAACTTGTCTATGATGATATGGGAATCGTTGATGACGTTCCAGTATTACTCAATGACGTTTCTTTAGAAGAGAGTTATGAGGGTCAGTTTGAAGATAAGAGGGTTATTATGTGGAACCTGAGTTTTACCCTTAAAACGAATATATTCAAACCAGTAAAAGAGTCTGATTTAATTCGTCAAGTTGAGACAAATGTTATTTCAACTCCAACAGGGGATTCTGGGGAAGTTACTCCTCAAGAAAAACAACAAGCACAAGAATCTGGTTCAAAATCAAAATCTATTACAAAACCTGGACTTACAGATCAGGGTCAACCAACTACAAAAGAATCTGAATCTGTTCCGAAAGAACAAATTGAAGCAGATGATGATTTCGGTTTCATTGAAGATTTCCTAGAAGGTATCTAATGTCAAAAGATTTCAAAGACATAGAAGAGGTGTTGGATATACTACCAGAAGAATCTGAAATAAAAGACTTGACAGAAGTTGAAGAAAATAGTATAATAGAAGTTCAAGATGAAAAAGATGAGTTTTCAGAAGAAATGCAAGAAAGTCGCAGAAAAGATTACAAGTTTGCGAGAAAGAATCTGAAAAATGCTATGGATATTGGAAACGAAGCTTTGGAAGACTTGATAGAGATTGCGAAGAGTTCTCAACAACCAAGAGCATACGAAGTCATAGCAACTCTTGTTAAGAATGTTTCTGATGCTTCTGATAAACTGATGGATGTAAATAAGAAACTTCATGAGATTGAAATCATCGCAGAACCAGAGAAGAACTTGAAAAATATGGATAAACTTGAACTGAATCAACAGAACAATACATACTATGTTGGTTCAACTGCTGATTTACAAGAACTTATCAATAATACTATGTCAGATAAAGAATTGATAGAAATTGATAAAGATGATGAGGATGAATAAATGCCAACTTATGAATATGAATGTACAAATTGTGGCCACAGATTCGAAAAAATACAAAGCATAAATGACGAACCTCTGAAAACTTGTGTTAAATGTGAGAAGAAGACTTTGAAAAAATTGTTCCATACTTCTGGGATAATATTCAAAGGTTCTGGTTTCTACACAACAGACTATAAGAAAAAAGGGAAGTGATGGAAACTCCCGAACAAGATATAGAACATTTTCAGGGAAATCCTCTTGTTAAAAAAGTTGGAGCTCAAATCCAATTTACTAAAGAGCAGATTGAAGAGTATGTTAAATGTTCTCAAGACCCCTTCTATTTTATTGAAAAATATATGAAGATTGTAACCATCGATTCTGGTGTCCAAGTAATCAAACTCTACGATTTTCAAAGAGAGATGATCAATAAGTTTGTAAATGAGAAGTTTATTTTAGCAAAATGTGCTAGACAGTCTGGAAAGACTATTGGTGTTGAATCGTTTATCCTTTGGTCTATTCTGTTCAAGGACAACTATCGTGTAGGTATGTTTGCGAACAAGTTTGATACATCCAAAAAGATTCTGAAAGAAATCAAATACTCATATGAACAACTCCCTATGTGGCTACAACAGGGTGTTGTTACTTGGAACAAACACAGTATAGAACTTGAAAATGGTTCCTCAATCACATCATCCTCAACTTCTGGTGATGCTGGACGCTCAAGAACATACAATTTAGTATTTTTGGACGAGTTTGCCTTTGTTCCAGATTACGTTGCTGCTGACTTTTTCACTGCCGTATATCCAACGATATCCTCTGGTAAGAATACGAAAGTTATTATCATTTCAACTCCAAATGGGTTGAACTTTTTTTATAGAATGTGGGTTGAAGCACAAGAAGGCAGATCAAATTATAAATTATTCGAAGCAAATTGGAGAGCAGTTCCAAGTAGAGATGATGCTTGGGCAGATGAAACTCTCGCTAATGTTGGAGAAAAAGCATTTCAACAAGAATATGAATGCGATTTCTTAGGTTCATCAAACACTTTGATATCAACCACGAAAATAAAAGAGATGGTGTGGAAAAAACCTGTGAAGAGGTATCAGGGAGGTTTAGCAATTTATGAAGAACCTAAACCAAGAAACCAATACATAGTCACTGTGGATGTTTCTAGAGGTATAGGGAAGGACTACTCAGCATTCACGGTAATAAATGTATCTGATTTCCCATATAAGATTGCAGCAAAGTACCAGAACAATGAAATATCCCCTATGGTATTTCCGAATACGATATATGAAACTGCAACTCACTTCAATCAAGCAATGGTTTTAGTTGAGGTGAACGATATTGGAGAACAGGTTGGGGCAATTTTATACAACGATTTAGAATATGAAGACCTTATCATGACTGAACATGGTGGAAGAAAAGGTCAAAGAATTTCTTCAGGTTTTGGTAGCAATGTTTATTATGGTGTCAGAATGACTGGTAATGTCAAAAAGATTGGTATGGCCAATTTGAAAACTATGATAGAATCGGATAAACTATTGATCCATGATGTAGACATTATTACTGAACTGTCAACTTTTGTACAAAAACGAAACAGTTATGAGGCAGAAGAAGGTTATAATGATGACTTGGTTATGTGTCTTGTAATTTTCGGTTGGGTCTCAAATCAAGAGTATTTTAAGGAATTGACAAACTCTGATATTAGAAAGAAATTGGAAAAAGAAAGGGAACAGGAAATAATGGAGGCATCTTTACCTCCTGGGTTTGTTGTTAATGGTGAAGAGGAAGAGAGTTTCACTGACTCAGATGGCACAGTTTGGTTTGTTGTAAGGTGAAAATACCCTAATTTATAAATATCACTGATTGGAAAATAATTTTATTTTTTTATAAAAAGGAGAAAAATATGGCATCATTATTAAGTCCAGGGGTCATATCGAGAGAAATAGACTTGACAACAGTTACACCTGCTGTTGCATCTACAGAAGGTGGTATTGCTATGCATACCCAGTGGGGCCCAGCAGAGAAATTAGTATTAGTGACAGATGAATTAGACTTGGTTGATGTTTTTGGAAAACCAAACAATGATAATGCTTCTGATTGGTTCACAGCAAAGAATTTTTTATCTTATTCTGGAGCATTATATGTTTCAAGAGCTCTTCCAGATGGAGCTAGAAATGCAGTTGCAGGTAATCCATTACAAAACGGAGATGCACCGAGTTCTGCATCAATTAAAAATTTAGACCATTTTGAATCACAAACATATACTATTAATGGTGAGTGGTCAGCAAAATACCCTGGAGCTCTAGGTGATAGTTTGAAAATTAGTCTCGCTGACAGGTCAACATATGATACTTGGTTATACAAGGATTTATTTTCAGAAAAACCTGATTATGATGAACTTCACATTGTTGTTGTAGATGAAGATGGTTTGATTTCTGGTGAAAAAGGAATTGTTTTAGAAAAATATGCTTTTCTTTCTAAGTTTTCAGATGGAAAATCCGAAGATGGGTCTTCCACATACTACGAAAAAGTTATAAATGACTCCTCTGAATATGTTTGGAGTTTAGGTGCTTATGCTGAACTGACAGATTGGGGAAAGTTAGCAGATCAAGTTGTCGAATATGGTGCTGACGGTACAGTTTCAAATATTATTGGTGATGCAGGAGCTTTAATGTTATCTCATGACCGTGATGGTGATGGAGACCCAGCAAATGATTTAATCAATTCGACACATTCCTTTATAAGTGGAAATGATGGAACTCCAATTCAAGGTGATAGAGTTGATGCTCTTGAACTTTTTGTTGACGATGAATTGGTTGATATATCATTTCTTTTAGCTGGTGAAGCTGATATTTCAGTTATAAACAAAATATTTGCTATTGCTTCTTCAAGACAAGATTGTCTAGGTGTCATTTCACCCGAGAAAGATGATGTTGTAAACGCAATAGACCCAATGGACAATGTAAAAACTTTTAGAGAAACATTGAATGTTGGTGGATTGAAAGACTTAAAAGGTAGTTTCATGGTTATGGATGATAACTGGAAATACCAATTTGATAAGTATAATAACTTAAATAGATGGGTTCCTTGTAATGGTGATACTGCTGGATTGATGGCAGAAACTGACATCGAAAGAGCTGCTTGGTTCAGTCCAGGGGGTAGGTCTTTGAAGAATGTTATCAAACTTGCTTGGAAATCTAAGAAAGCGGAAAGAGATGTTCTTTATCCTCTAGGTGTCAACTCAGTTACAACTTTTCCAGGAGAAGGAGCAATCCTTTATGGTGACAGAACAATGTTGAAAAGGCCTTCCGCATTTGATAGAATTAATGTTCGAAGATTGTTCATTATTTTGAGAAAGACTATTTCAAGAACTGCTAGGTCATTCTTGTTTGAATTGAACACTGAATTTACCAGAGAAAGGTTCAAGAGTACTGTTATTCCTTTCTTGGAAGAAGTTCAAGGGAGACAAGGAATCACTGATTTCTTAGTTGTTTGTGATGAAACTAATAATACTGGTCAAGTTATAGATCAAAATCGATTTATAGGTGACATTTACATTAAACCTGCCAGAAGTATTAACTTTATTGAATTAAATTTTGTTGCTGTTAGAACAGACGTTGAATTTAGTGAAGTTGTTGGTTCGGTATAAGATAGGAGAATAGAAAAATGGCTTATTCAATACAGAATATTAAATCGAATTTGACAGGTGGGGGAGCACGTTCCGCTCTCTTCAAAGTAACTTTTGACTATCCAGATGGCATTAGTGCTATATCTGGAGAGAAACTTCAGTTTTTGTGTAAAGCATCTCAAATTCCTGCTTCTACAATAAACAAACTTGAAGTTGATTATATGGGTAGAAAAGTTAAACTTGCTGGGGTTAGACCAGAATTTGCTGACTGGACTGTAACCATAATTAATGATGAAGATTTTGCTATCAGAAATGATTTGGAAAATTGGATGAATTATATGAACGGTCATGTCGATAATGCTCAACGAGTTAATCCTCTTGATTACAAGACTACAGGAAAAGTAACTCAGTTATCCAAAGATGGTTCTAAATTGAGGGAATATAATTTCAAGGGAATTTTCCCAACTGAAATTGCTGCGATTGACTTGTCTTGGGATAGTGAAGATCTTGAAGAATTTGAAGTGACTTTTTCTGTTGACTGGTGGGAAGTTGCTGGCCAGAATTACCCAAAAGGTAATAACGGAACTAGTTAATAACAGTTTATATAACTATAAAGAAGGGTTCTACTAAATAATAGTGGAACTCTTTTTTTTTATATTATTGGAGAATATGATGCCAAAATTTCTAGGTTATGAATTTGATTTATTCGGTTTTTTAAAAACAGATGAGAAACCTGTACCACCTATATTAAATGAACCAAATGACGATGGTTCAAAAATTGTTGAAGTATCACAAGATAAAGATGGGGCGGGTGTTTTCTTCACTTCTGGCACAACACTTAACTATGACAGTTCTTTTCAAGATGAAAAGGATTTGATAAAGAAATATAGAAATATGGCTTTTCAACCAGAAGTTGATGAAGCTATAAATGATATTGTTGTAGATTCTATTGTTGGGGATGAAAGGGAAGATACTGTAAAAGTAGACCTCCAAAGAACTGAATGGTCTAAAGGGATTCAGAAGAAGGTTGCTGAAGAGTTCTCAAATGTTCTCGATGTTCTAGAATTTAGAGGTAAAGGGTTTGAGATGTTCAAGTCTTGGTATATTGATGGTAGGATATTCTATCAAAAAGTCCCTCATAAAGATAGGAAAAAGGGTTTACATTCTGTCAAGAGGTTGGATTCTTTGAATATTAAGAAAGTAAAAGAAATTACAAAGAAGACGGATAAAGATACCGGTGTGCAGTATATTACTGATGTTAAAGAGTATTATGTGTATAGTAAACAATCAAATTACCATCCAGGGTATACATCATCCAATTCAAATGCGACCACAAATATTAAAATCCCTACTGAGAATATTGCTTATGCCCATTCTGGGTTGTTTGATAGTGAAAAGGAACAGGTTCTCTCACACCTTCACAAAGCAATGAAGACGTTGAATCAACTCTTAATGTTAGAGGATAGTGTTGTGATATATCGCATCTCTAGAGCTCCAGAAAGACGAGTATTCTATATTGATGTGGGTAATCTTCCAAGAACAAAAGCAGAACAGTATCTTCAAGATATCATGAGAAGGTTTCGAAATAAGTTAGTTTATGATTCATCAACAGGTGAAGTGAAAGACGATAGAAAATTTACCACAATGACTGAAGATTACTGGCTACCAAGAAGGGAAGGTAAAACAGGAACATCAATTGAAACTTTACCAGCTGGTTCAAATCTTGGTGAAATGGAAGACGTTGAATATTTCAAAAAGAAACTTTATAAGTCTTTGAATATCCCAACTTCTAGATTGGAACAGGAAACTGCCTTCAATATGGGGAGAAGTGGTGAGATAACCAGAGATGAAGTTAAGTTTGCTAAGTTTATTGATAGATTAAGAAGAAGATTTTCCGATGTTTTTTATGACCTTTTATCAACCCAACTTATCATGAAAGGTGTAATGAGTAAAGAGGATTGGGAAGAGAATAAAGATAGAATTGAATTTGTATACTCTAATAATTCATATTTTTCAGAATTAAAGACGATGGAATTATTGAGGGAAAGGTTTTCTTTAGCAACTGATGCGGAATCATATATCGGTGAGTATTTATCTCGAAAATGGATGTATAATAACGTTTTTAAATTCAGTGATGCTGAAATTGCCGCTATGAAGAAAGAGATTGATATAGAACAAGGTGTTGGTGAAATCACACCGGATGATTTTGGAAATGCTGGTTCCGATTTGTCAAGTTCCGGTGGAGCTCCGTCCACCCCGCCACGAAAAGCTTTTGAACAACCTGAATCAAATGATAAAACAGTTTTAGGTGAAAGTGATTTGATTTCAAACTTCGAAAGTATAAATAGTTCGAATACTAAGACAGTTTCTCAGTTGCTTGAGAGGATGTCTGAAGTTTTGGATGAAAAATAATGATTGATTTTAAACTTGACATAGATATTGAATCTAATTTATTAGAAGGTTTTGATAAATCTTTTGAAGATGTTTTTAATATTCAAAATTTTTCTGTTGAGTTGAACGAAAACCCTAAAAATGATATAGATGAAGTTTTTATGGAAAATTTTAATTTAAATAAAAACTTTTCTATCAATTTAAGTGAAAATGAAATAAAAGATATAGATTCCATTTTTAAAGAAGAGTTTGCGCCAAATCTTGGAATGTCTTTTAATATAGATTTGAACCCTATAAAAAATTCAAATGATTCAGATTTTAGAAATCATTTTAAACTTCTTCAAAACTTTTCTATCAATTTAAGTGAAAATGAAATAAAAGATATAGATTCCATTTTTAAAGAAGAATTTTATCAACCAATTCCAGAACTTACGGTTTTGGAGAATGATATTATTTTACCTGAAATCAAAAAACAAAATGATATTTTTGATATTTGTTTAGATTCAATGGGAAATGTTGATGATTTAATTTTTGAAGATTATTTTAAAGAAGATGTGAATTATGATTATGGTATCATAAACAAGTTAAAGAAGGATTTGAATAGTAGGAAAATTTTAACTAGGGAAGAGAGGGAACAAATCCCTGAAAATGAGTCCATCATTTCTTCCATAGAGCTAGATAAAAAGGAAACGCTTTCCATAGAAGAAGATTTGAGAAAATCTGAAAGTGTGATAAAAGAAAACTCTTTTTATAAAATTGTTGAGATTGATCAATCTGAATTAAAAAATACCCCAACCAAAGTTGAAACCAGTGTTGATACTTCTTACAGAGAAGAGGTTGACCAAAAAATAATAGACCTTGAAAGTAAGTATGAAGACCTTCTACAAAAAACAAAAGATGGGTATGAAGATAAACTTAGTAAAATAGTTGACGATTTCTCAAGTTTTAGAAATCATATTACACAACAAGTCACTAGAATGTCTTTTATTGCTTCATCTTCTGCTGGGGGTGGAGCTGTTAATATTTTGGATATGGATGATGTTAATAAAACAAATCTTCAAAATGGTTACGTTCTATCATATAATAATTTTTCCAAGAAATTTGAATTTATAAATCCAGCAAATATAGGTTCTTCTGCATCTTTTGATAGTATGCAAGCAGACGTTTTCACAATAACTCAAAATGATTTAGATAACTCTTATATAGATTTGTCTGCACCAGCTGACAGTAATTATTATGAATTGTCTGAATTTCATATTAATGGTATTGTCAATGTCCATCAAACAAATTATACTTTTTTATCATCAAATAGAGTGGATATTTCAAATCTAATCTTAGATGTCGGTGATATTATCAGAATAGTTTATATAAAAACTTAGTTTTTTTTAGTTTTACACTCCAAAAGTATTATATATAATTCAAGGTGAAACTTGAAAATATATTAAATTATGTTATATGATTTACTTTTCAAGGAGTAAAAATGACATTAAAACTTCGAGCTTCTGGACAGGTTAAAAACCAGTCCGTACAGCTTTCGAATCTTGTAAATGTTTCTTCAGGTTCAATTCTGGGTAGATCAGAAGATGAATCCGGTGAAGGTGTTATGTCAGCACTTTCAGGTTCCGATGTAAGAAAAATTGCAGAATTACACAATGATGATAATGTTCAATTTGCTTCAGCATCCTTAACAGGAGCTTTAACAGCATCTTCAAAAACACTTACAGGTGATTTAGCTGCTGCTGATGCTAACCTTTCTGGTGACTTAAATGCCACTGGAGATGTTGGCGGTGCAACCGCTACTATCTCAGGGAATTCCACCATTGGTGGAACTCTAGGTGTCACTAGTTCTTTAAGTGCTCAGTCTGCTTCCATAACCGCAGCTATGTCCTCTGCTACCATCTCAACTAGTTCTGATGCATCTATTGGTGGAGATTTGACAGTTTCAGGAAACTTAACCATTAGTGGTGACAGTGTCCAAGTAAATGTTGCAACTCTACAAATAGAAGATTCAATGCTAAAGATTGGGAAAGGGAACACTTCAGATACTATAGACTTAGGTTTCTATGGTCTTTATAATGACGGTTCTGACAAGTATGCTGGTCTTTTTAGAGATCAGAGTGACTCTGGTAAGTTTAAGTTGTTTGATGGTATCACTAGTGAACCATCTACAACAGTTGCGGATGTTTCCGGAAACAAAGCTACCTTATCTGCTACTATTGAAGGTAATATCACTTTTGATAATGCTAGAACTTTTTCTTTGAGTGGAGATTTATCAGGTTCTCAGACTTTTGATGGTTCTGGAAACTGTGAAATTGATGCCACTATTGCTGATGATTCTATTGAATTTTCAATGCTTGGATGTGAAATCGATGAAGATGACATGGCTTCCAATTCTGCATCACATGTACCTACTCAGCAGTCTGTTAAAACATATTCTGATTCTGAAATTTCATCTTTTGGTCAAGATGATTTAGAGGCAAAAGATATGTTGATGGTTGACTCTACAGGTTCTTATGTTAAGGTGAAGGAAGTTAAAACTTATTCTTTAGTAAGTTCTGACGATGAGAGCAATGATTATGTGACAGTTTCAACAGAGATTGAATCTGAGTTTAAAGAATTATCTCAAGTTTATTTGAATGGTCAAAAATTGAGATATTCATCTGATACTGGAACTTCCAATGATTATTGGATTACTGCTACCGATTCTGGTGCTACTAGATATGAAACTGCCTTAACCGCTTCCGATGCAGCTTCAAAAGATTTTTTTGGATCTGGTGTTGGACTATCTTCTGATGGTCTAGTTTTAGCAGTGGGTGCATCTAGATGGGAAGGTGCATCACCAAATAATCAGCAGGATCAAGGTGGTGTTTATATTTATGATTGGAATTCTGATAATGAAGAATGGGATCAAAGAGGTTCTGTTATAACTGCGCCAGATGCTGGGAATAACGATAGATTTGGTGCATCTACTTCACTGAACTCTGATGGAACTATTATGGCAACAGGTGCTATGTTCTGGGACGATGATGAAACCAACCAAGGCGCTGCATATGTTTTCGAATATAGTGGAGGTTCATGGTCTCAGAAAGGTTCAACATTATCTCACGACAACCCTACAGCATCTGATTTATTCACTCATGTTTCTATAAGTGGAAATGGTTTAGTTCTATCTGTAGGCATTTACGCATACGATGGTTCAACGGGTACAGATCAAGGTGCAGTTTATGTTTATGACTGGAATGCTTCAAGTAATGACTGGGATGAAAGGGGTAATATATTGCTTCCGTCCGATCCTGCAGCTACAGATTACTTCGGTAGAGATACATCTTTATCGAATGACGGTTCCGTTTTGATTGTTGGCTCTGCTGCATGGGAAGGTGACACTACAAATCAAGGTGCTGTTTATGTTTATGATTGGACAGATACCGATAGTGATGGCACTGCTGATGCTTGGGTTCAGAGGGGTAATGTCCTAGAAACTGCTGGAAGTGAAGCAGTTAACGATTATTTTGGATTTTCTTGTCAACTTAATAGTGATGCAACTATTATGGCAGTTTCAAAATATCAACTTGTAAATGGTGGTGGAGATGAAGGTGAAGTTGAATTATATGATTGGAATTCTTCTACAAATTCTTGGGACTTGAGACTTACTATCTCAAATCCATATCCAGCTACTTCTGGAACTAAAAACCAATATGGTTTTGGATATAAAGTTTCTATTGATGGTGATGGGGATGTTCTTGTTATTTCTGAAAGAGGTTCTGGATATAATAACTTTGCTGGTAGAGTCCAAACATATTCAATATCAACAGAGGCTACAACAGATAAAATAAATTTTAATAATGGTGTAATATCTGAAAATGATAAATTGGAAATTAGCTATATTATAAAATCATAATAAATAATGTGTTATATTATAAAAAATTTAGTTTTATAGTATGGTGAGTTTATATATAATTATGTGAAGTGAGAAATATATAATTAAATCATAATTTACATTTTTTTTAAAAGGAGAAAAAAATGGCTTTACAAATTAAGGGTTCTTCCCAGATACAAAATGAATCTATAAGTTTGAATAAAATTGCCAACGTCGCTGCTGGTAAAATTCTAGGTAGATCAGAAGACGAATCTGGCGAAGGTGTAATGTCTGCACTTTCTGGTGCTGATATTAGAAAAATTGCTGAATTGCATTCTGACGATGCTGTTTCATTTGCTTCCGCATCTCTTTCTGGTGCTTTGTCTGCTGCTTCTGCAACTTTATCAGGTGATTTAGCTGCTGCTGATGCTAACCTTTCTGGTGACTTAAACGCTACTGGAGATGTTGGTGGTGCTACTGCTACTATCACTGGAAATGCTACTGTTGGTGGCACTCTAGGTGTTACTAGTTCTTTAAGTGCAGCTTCTGCTGCTATAACTAACGCAGTTACTGCTGCTTCCGCTACTTTGAGTGGAAACTTAGCTGCTGCTGATGCTAACCTTTCTGGTGACTTAAATGCTACTGGTGACGTTGGTGGCGCTACTGCTACTATCACTGGAAATGCTACCGTTGGTGGTACTTTGGGAGTTACTAGTTCTTTAAGTGCTCAGTCTGCTTCCATAACTGCAGCTATGTCTTCCGCTACCATCTCAACTAGTTCTGATGCATCTATTGGTGGAGACTTAACTGTTTCTGGAGACCTAGTGGTTAACGGTGACAGTGTTCAAGTTAACGTTTCAACTCTACAGGTTGAAGATCCAATGATTAAATTGGGTCAATCAAACAGTGCTGACAGTTTAGACTTAGGTTTCTACGGTCTTTACAATGACGGTTCTGACAAGTATGCTGGTCTTTTTAGAGATCAGAGTGACTCTGGTAAGTTTAAGTTGTTCGACGGTATTACTTCCGAACCTACTGCTACTGTTGCAGACGTATCCTCCAACAAGGCAACTTTGGTTGCTACTATCGAAGGTAACATTACTTTTGATAACGCTAGAACTTTTTCTTTAAGTGGAGACCTATCAGGTTCTCAGACTTTCGACGGTTCTGGAAACTGTGATATTGAAGCTACCATCGCTGCTAATTCAGTTGAATTCTCAATGCTTGGATGTGAAATCGATGAAGACGACATGTCTTCCAATTCTGCATCACATATTCCTACTCAGCAATCTGTTAAGGCTTATGTTGACGATCAAGTTGCTTCCGCTGGACAGTCTGACTTAGAAGCGAAAGACATGTTGATGGTTGATTCCACAGGTGCTTATGTTAAGGTTAAGGAAATCATCGAATATATCGAGATTTCTTCTGCTAATGAAGCTGAAGTTTCTATCGAAGTTGAAGCTGAATTCGACGAATTATCTATGGTTTTCTTGAATGGTCAGAAATTAAGATTTTCTGATGATGCTGGAACTTCCAACGATTACTACTTCGAGAATGATGGATCTGGAGATTTCAAGAAATTGTCCTGTGACATGTTCGAAGTTGGTGACGAGATTGAAGTAAGATACTTCATCAAGTCCTAATTTTATTTTTTAAGATATTAGTATTATAAATATCTGGGAGTGGGGTTTTCTCACTCCCTTTTTTAGTTTAATATATACAATAGGAGTATTTAAAATGAAAGAACCACTTTTCTTAGTTGAAATGTCTCAATCTCAGATTGAAGGTATTATTTCCGCACTTGATAGTGTAGTTAAAACAAATGGACTTGGAGTAGCAGAAAAATGCGCTCAGATATATAACACATTACTTGCAGCACAACCAAAAGTTGAACCAGTTATTGAACCAGAAGTTGAAGAGGTTTCCTTAGAAGAAGTTGAGGATGAATTGGAACAAATTATGGAAGTTCCTAAAAAAAGAAAAAGATCTACTAGAAAGAAAAAGTAAGTATATAAATACTTTTGATAATAACTGGGAGTTTCCAAAATGGCTATACCTGAGACATTACCACAACCACAAATAGTTAATGAGTTGAATACTATTGAACAATGGCGTCAAAAAACAAACTCCATTATGAATAGGTTGAATTCATTATATACAGAATCTAATAACTTATTGGTTGGTGGTTCAATATATGTTGATAATCTTAAAACACCAACAGTTACTGGTGATGAAATCTTAATTTGTGACCACCAAACAGGTAAAATAGAAAATTCTGGATTAACTGTTTCTGATATATCTGGTTTACAAAATGGTAATTTTAATGATATAGGTATAGATGCAGTATCATTAACCTTATCGGGTAATGGGGTTGGTGAAAATCAAAACGTCTTAAATGTTAATGGTGATGTTGATTTGACAGGGGATGTTAGTATTGGTGGTAGTCTAGATGTTGGTGATAATATAACCTGTACCGGTGATGGTGTTAATTCTGGAATAATCACAGCAACAAAATTTGTTGGTGATGGGACTAGTTTAACTTTACCTCCACAAACTTTTATATGGTCATCGGAATCAAATAATACTGATATCTATTATGATCAAGGTAGTGTAAGAATTGGTAATGGTTCATTAGACCCAGAATTGATTTTACAAGGTATAAATGGAACTACTAGGATACAGAACAGTGGAAACTTTTTAGAACTAGTTTCTGGTAATAAAACATTCATGAGAAATTCTTTAACAGATGGTGATGTTTATATTGGTAACAGTTCCATTATAGTTGATGTATCTGAACAAAAAGTTGGAATTGGAACTGGAAGTTTACCGACAGAAACATTAGAAGTTGGTGGAGATTCTTTATTCTCAGGTGATATTACAGTGACTGGTGATGTTGTATCCACATCCGATATTACACTCAAAGAAAATATTGAAGTTATACTAAATCCAATAGAGAAAGTGAAAGAGTTGAGTGGATATACTTTTAACAGAATTGGCCAAGATAAAAGAACTATTGGTTTAATGGCACAGGATGTTGAAAAAGTTCTACCAGAAGCGGTATCATCAAACAATGGAATTAAAAGTCTTGCTTATGGAAACTTAGTTGCTCTGCTAGTTGAAACTGTGAAAGAACAACAAAAGCAAATAGATGAACTCAGAGAAAAGATTGATAAATAATAAAAAGGGTTTGTGATGATAGCTAGAATACAAATAAGAAGAGATAAGGAATCTAACTGGGCTGCAAATAATCCAATATTGACATTAGGTGAAATTGGATATGATGAGGATACTGAAAAATTTAAAGTGGGTATCAGTAACAGTAGTCGATGGAATGATTTACCATATGAATTAGGTCAATGGAAAACTGATGAATCTGGTAATATTTCATATGGTTATGCTAGTGATGGTCCAGCAGAAGGTAATGTATCTATTAATAATGATTTATTTGTTGGTGGTGACTTAACAGTTAAAGGTACAACCACAACTATCAATACAGAAGTTGCCACATTCAAAGACGATATAATTCAATTAAATCTTGATGTTGATGATACTGGAATTTACAGTGGAACATTACAATCAGGTTTTGAAGTTAATAGAGGGAATGTTCCATCTATTGGACTATCTTCCCAAAAAATATATTGGGATGAGGCGGATGGACCCTCTGGTAGATGGGTTATTGATACTGATCTTAATGTCTTAGGTGACATATATTCGAATGGGACTGCTCTTTGGAGACTGAATGGTAATGACATTTATTTTGACAATGGTTATGTTGCTATTGGTTTAGACAATCCATCTTCTGTATTACATATAAAAGATGTTACACCCATAATAACCCTTGAAGATGAAAATAATCCTGCTCATATTTGGAACGTTGGTCAAAATGCAGATAAGTTTTTCATAAATACTGAAACTGCTGATGATGGTTCAATGTTTTCTATATTGGACGATGGTAAAGTTGGGATTGGAACCAATAATCCATCTGCTAAATTAGATATTATTTCTGATATAACTGGAACATCAACTGAAGATTTAAGAATAACAAACAGTACTGTTACTAATCAATGGCATCGAGGAATAGCAGTTCTACATCCAAATATATCAAATACAAATTCTGGACTAATAATGTTTGGTAATGCTGAGTCTACTGGAGATTCTGGTCACATAAGTTTTAAGAACAGTGCTACAGATGGAGAAGAACAAATTCAAATTGGAATATTCAATAAAAATAGTTTACTCAATATTCAAGGAAATGGAAATGTCGGAATCGGAACTGAAAGTCCAGGCCAGATTCTACATGTTGGTGGAGATGTTAGGGGTCAGATTTATATAGACGGAACTCCAACACAAAGCCCTACACTAACACTCGATCATACATCATACACAAATGGTCGAAAATGGGTTCTATATTCTGGTGGTTCCGCAGCTGAAAATTTTGATATTTATGATGCAACTGCAAATTTGACAAGATTTTCAATAGATGAAAACGGAAATGTCGGTATTGGAACTGATGACCCACCATTTGAATTAACTGTTGAAGGTAGAATTTACGCAAGGGATGGAATACATGTTCAAGATAGAAGGAACGCACCCACTGATAACCCAGCTGGTCCAGGGGATATAGAACCAACAGATTGGGCGCATAAATCAATATCAACATTTTTCACTAACCAAATTTCGGGTTCACCTAATGTTTGGGATTCTGGCATAACCGTATCAGGTTGGGATAATACTTCATATAAAGTTTGGCAATTGTTTGCAAATTCAGAACTTGACAGTCTAAACAGCAGTGACGATTTATATTTCCGAACTGGTGCTGGAAATACTTGGGGAACTCTACAAAAAGTCTGGACAGATGTCAACTTACCCCCAAGTGCTATGGGTCAATGGACAACTGTCACAAACGGTATTAACTATAGTGGTGGTAATGTCGGAATCGGGACAGCTTCACCGAGTAGTAAATTGGACATAAACACTGGAGCAATGAGTGCTAGCATCAAAATAGGTAATTTTGATAACGTAGACATTCCCGAAAATACTGACCAATTTGGTGAAGGTACAAAATTAGAATTCATTGCTGACACGAACCCAAAATATTCAGAACATGTCCCATTTACAGTTGCTTACATGAAAGCAGAATATGATGGTACAGGAGCTGACACTAAAACAGGCGATACAGCTTTAACTTTTGCAACATATGACGGATGGAGAGGTAGTGCGGCCGGTGTGCTCTCTGAAAAGATGAGGATTAGTTCCTCTGGAAATGTCGGAATCAATATAATATCACCCGAAACAAAATTAGATATTAATTCCAATACATTAATAGGTAATGAAACTTTATTGAGATTTAGAAGAGGTGCAACTCATGGTAATTCTGGGTTTAATCAGTATTATAATCTGGATGCAATATCTTCAGGAATTAGTCTTTGGGGTTTGAATTTTGGACTCGGAGTAACTAGTGACAGTGACGGTGGAGTTGGTATAAAGTTTGAATCCAGGAACGGTTCGTCAACGGTATCGGACAAAATTATTTTCAGAACATCGGGTACTAACCAAGTTGATATAGATAATTCTGGTAATTTAACAGCATCAGGAACAATAACATCAACCTCTGATATCACACTCAAAGAAAATATTGAACTAATATCAGACCCAATAGAGAAAGTAAAAGAGTTAGGTGGATACACTTTCAATAAGAAAGGTGAAGACTTGAGATTGGTCGGACTAATAGCACAAGAGGTTGAGAAGGTCTTACCAGAAGCTGTCCATGAGAATCAAGAAGGTCTCAAAAGTCTTGCTTACGGAAACCTTGTTGCCTTACTAGTTGAGTGTGTAAAAAATCAAGATGAGAGAATTGAAAGTTTGGAAAGAACTATAAAGGAAATGAAGTAAGTGTTTTTCCACTTTTAACATATTATAAATAAATGTGTGATGGAGTTATTATGAGTAAAAATTTTGAAATAATTGATAATATATCTAAAGGGAATTTATCTAAGGCTAGAGAACTTGTAAAACTCGTTCTTGACCGCAAAGCAGTTGAATTTCTAGAAAAAGAAAAGGTGAATATCTCAAAAGGTTTTTTAAATGATGAACCTGATGAGACTGGAGAAGAGTAAATGAAATCTTTAAAAGATCTGAAAGTTGTGGAGGAAGAGGAATCTATTGAAGCTAAGAATTCAAAGACTTTTTCTAATCTAAGAAAGAATTCTCAAGATGAAATTGTAGAAGCATCTAAAGTTGTTACTGGAAGAGACCAAGAAATAATTGACCAAAATTCTGTGGAAGTTATTGACGGTGTACAAGGTGATGATAAATCTTTGGATGAACAAAAAAGTAAACCCAAAAAGAGGAAGAAAAAGAAAAATGTAATATCAGATGATAATAGGTCTACCCTACAATTGGAGGCAACATCTAAAAAAGTTGAAGATGTATATTCTCTAATTGTTGAGTCTGTTGAAAAAAATAGAGATAAGAAACTATATTTTGAATCTGATGACAGTTCTTTTGTTATAGACCCTAAAGTGTCTAAAATTATTAAAACTGTATACGAAAGTTTAAACAGAGATAATAGAAGAATTATGAGGGATAAGTTGAATGAAAATTTATCATCCTTCTGTAAAGTACTATCTTTTTCTATATGTAAATTGGGGAAGGTAGAAGAGAGTTAAGATGAAACTGATAAAAGAGTTGATAGAAGAAGAAAACCTTCAATTCATTACCGAAGAAAAAGACGGTGAGAAAAGATATTACATTGAAGGTGTTTTTATGCAAGCAGATGTTAAAAACAAAAATGGTCGAGTTTATGGTTCGAACATGCTTGCTGAAAAGGTTGAAGAGTATTCCAAAAACTTCATAGAAAAAAATAGAGCATATGGAGAACTCGGTCATCCATCAAACCCTTCTATTAATCTAGAGAGAGTTTCACATAGGATTATTTCATTAAGGAGAGATGGTTCAAACTTTGTAGGTAAGGCTCAAGTATCAAGTACCCCTTATGGTAACATCGTCAAAGGTCTTCTTGAAGACGGTGGAAAACTTGGTGTCTCATCTAGAGGTCTAGGATCATTAATGAAGGAAGATGGGATATTGAAAGTCCAGAGTGACTTTTTAATCGTCACCCCTGCTGATATCGTAGCAGACCCATCTGCACCTGATGCTTTCGTTGAAGGTATTATGGAAGGTCGAGAATGGGTGTGGGATAACGGTATCATTCGTGAGAAAACTGTAGAAGATTATAAACAAGTTGTCGAGAAGACTTCATCAAAAGATTTGAAGATGGTGAAGTTGAAATTGTTTGAAGATTTTCTTTCGAAACTGTAAATATTAATTATTATAAATAAGATATAATGAATGGAATACATTTAGGAGTATTAAAAATGTCAGAAAAAAGTGAAATTTTAAATGAAGAAGAAAATATTGAAATTTCGGAAGAAACTACTGAAGAAACTGAAACTGCCGAGACTACAGAAACTGAAACTGAAACTGAAACTGTAGAAGAAGTTACTGAAGTTGCTGAAGTTGAAATTTCCGAATTAGAAGAAGAAACTACTGAAACAGAAGTTGAAGAAACTGGTGCTGTATTGGAGAATCTTCTAGAAACTTTACCAACTTCAAAATCAGGTATGGTTCAAACTATTAATTCCATGTTAGCAGAAATGACAAAAGATGAGTTACAATTTAAAGTAAAACATTTGGTTGAAGTTTTAACTGCTACTGAAAAAGAAATTCTTGAAAGAGAAGGTGGATTGAACTTAACTGATATTGAATTATCTGACGATGTAAATCAACTTTTCGAAGGTGAAGAGTTTGATGTAAACTTTCGAAGAAAAGCAACTTTGTTATTCGAAACTGCTGTTGCTAAAAGAGTTGAAGAAGTTCAAGGTAATATCGAAGAAAACTTCAAACAAGATATGGAAGAACAAGTGCTTGACTATAAAGAGAAGTTATCAGAAGCCGTTGATAAACTTTTGAATGCTTCTATTGAAGATTGGCAAGATGATAATAAACTTGCTATTCATTCAGGGTTGAAATCGGAAATTACCGAAGAGTTTATGAGTGGTCTGAAAACTCTTTTCAAGGAAAATTATATTGATATTCCTGAAGATAAAGAGAATGAGTATGTGAATCTAAAAGAGATTCATGACAACACATCAATCAAGTTGAATGACGAAATTGAAAAAAATATCGAACTGAAGTCAACTATCCATGAACAGAAAAGAGAAATTTTGTTCTGGGAAAACACTCAAGATTTAACGACAGTTGAACGAGAGAAACTGCAAAAACTTGCAGAAAAAATTGAATTTGATAATGATGAGGAATATGTTGAAGGGTTGGAGACAATCCGAAAATGTTATTTTTCAGAAAAGGAAGAATCAACTACTGAAGAAAATACTGAAATTGAAGAAGTTGAAACTCTTCAAGTAGTAGCTGAAACTACTGAAAAACCTAAAACTAAAATTGAAAGATACGCCCAAGACCTTGGGAAGTATTGGAAATAATAATTGTAAAAAACAAATAATATAAATATATTTGTGATGAACCAAGTGTAACTAAGATGTTAGATTCTGACAATCTATACGGAAAAGGAGAAAATTAAAATGAGTTACGAAGATTTGTTGAAAAAGTGGGAACCTGTTCTTGAGCACCCTGAGTTTGCTGAGATTAAGGATCCTTACAAAAAGAAAGTCACAGCAATCCTTTTAGAGAATCAGGATCGTGATATGGAAGAAGCTAAGAATGGCGGATATGGTTCTCTTAATGAAACTACTAACGTTATCGGAAACGGTAATGCTAATGTAAAAACTTTTGACCCAGTTCTTATCTCTATGATTAGACGAAGTATGCCAAATTTGATTGCTTTTGATGTAATGGGTGTTCAACCTATGAACGGACCTTCTGGGCTTATCTTCGCAATGAAGAGTCATTACGATAGTCAAACTGGAACTGAAGCTCTTCATGATGAAGCTAATACTGGTTTTTCTGGTGACGCAACTGCTAATGGTGCTGCTAGTCCTTTTGATGCTGCGTATGCTGCTGGTTCTGGTATTGCAACTGCTGATGCTGAACTTTTAGGTTCTGGTGCTGCTGGTGCTGGTGATTTTGCTGAAATGGCAATGTCCATTGATAAGGTATCTGTAACTGCAAAGTCCAGAGCTCTTAAAGCAGAATACACTATGGAATTAGCACAAGACTTGAAAGCAATTCATAATCTTGATGCTGAATCTGAGTTAGCAAACATTCTTTCTTCTGAAATTATGGCTGAAATTAACCGTGAAATGATTAGAAAGATTAATTTGACTGCTTCCGCTGGTGCTGCTGACACTCAAACACCTGGAACTTTTGATTTAGACTTAGATTCCAGTGGTCGATGGTCTGTTGAAAAGTTCAAAGGGCTTTTATTCCAAATCGAACGAGATGCTAATGCTATTGCTAAGGCTACTCGACGAGGTAAGGGTAATGTTCTTATCTGTTCCTCTGATGTTGCTTCTGCTCTTCAGATGGCAGGTGTTCTAGATTATAATCCTGCACTCCAGAATAGTTTACAAGTTGATGATACTGGTAGTACTTTCGCAGGTATATTGAATGGTCGGTATAAAGTTTATATTGACCCTTATGTATCTGGTGTTGAATATTACACTTTAGGGTACAAAGGTTCCAGTGCTTATGATGCTGGATTATTCTACTGTCCATATGTTCCACTACAAATGGTTCGAGCAATGGGGGAAAACACTTTCCAACCAAAAATCGGTTTTAAAACTCGATATGGTTTGGTAGCTAACCCATTCGCAACCTCTGCTGGAGATGGTGACGTTGCTAGTAACAAAAAGAACAGTTACTACAGAGCTGTTAAAGTAGATAACTTATTATAATATTATAATGTAGTATAAATAAAAAAACCCTCTTTTCGGAGAGGGTTTTTTTGCTATTATAAATATAATAGAGGATTATATTATGAGCTATATTGATAGACAACCAGTTGATAGAAATTTTCTATCTAAAGATAATTTCACTGCTGTATTTTCTAATTTTCCAAGTATGGAGTATTTTATTCAATCTTTTGAATTTCCAGGAGTAAATGTTCCAACACTAAAACAACCATCATATTTGAAAGGCGTTGATGTACATGGTTCACATATTGAGTATGATGATTTATCAATTAGTTTTGCAATCAATGAAGACTTCTCAAATTACCGAGAAATATATGATTGGTTGGTTAAAACCGGAACACCTCAAAAATTAGAAGACTATCAATCACCAGATGATTTGGATCATTGTACACTAATGATTACATCTAATAATAAAAATACCACTTTGAAAGTCAGATTTGATAAAATATTCCCTATAGGACTTTCTTCTTTCACATTTGATACAACTTCAGAACATGATATAGTCGTCGCAACAGCAACTTTTAAGTTTAACTCAATGACATTTGACGCAAATATTTAAAGGAGTCTCTATGCGAGAATCTATTTCATTAGAAGAAATAGAAAAAATGTGGGAGACTGATAGAAAGATGTTCCGTGATAAATTATCAGAACATAATCTTGACATCCCAAATCTACACGGTAGGTATATGACAATATATAATACCGAAAGAATATTCAGAAAAACTCTTGACCTAAAAAAGAGAAGGCTTTACATGACACTGAGGTCATACTTTTCTGGTACTCTTGATAAAATGACTTTAGACAAACACGGTTGGATTCCATATGGTGTTAAAGTTCTTAAATCAGATTTAGATATACACATAGAATCTCACGAATCTTTTTGTGATATCGAAAAGCAGGTTGAAGTGTCTAATATAAAAATCAATCTACTTGAACAAATTTTACGACTCATTATGAACAGAGGATTTCAAATCAAAAACGAAATAGAACTTGTTAAATGGGAGTCTGGTATTATTTAATATATGGAAATTGTAAAAATCAGAAAAATTAATGAAACATTCATGAAGATAGTGGCTGACCAAGGTGTTATGCGTGATATCTCTGAACATTTCACTTTCTTTGCTGATAATTACAAATTCATGCAACGATACAAGATAGGTATGTGGGATGGTAAAATACGACTTCTCAATATACTCACAGGAAAAATATATGTGGGTTTATTGCCTAGAGTATTGGAAGTCTGTGAGAACCTAAACTATAAAGTTGTCTTTGAGGATGTTGATGATTTTTCCCCAAACATTGTAACAATATCTGATTTGGAGGGTTGGGTCAAAACACTGAACTTACCCTTCCCGCCAAGAGATTATCAAATGAGTTCTCTTCATGATATGGTCACACGTAAAAGAATGGTTGTATTAAGTCCGACTGGTTCTGGTAAGTCACTTATTATTTATATGTTCATTCAATGGTTTCTTTCTGAATACCCTAATGAAAAACTTATGTTGGTAGTTCCAAATGTAAGTCTCGTTCATCAAATGTATCAAGATTTCGAAGAATATTCAAGTAAAAATTCTTGGGATGTAGAAAAATATTGTCAGAAAGTGTATTCAGGACAAGATAAAAACTTTCAATCCAGTGTTATTATAACCACTTGGCAATCAGTATACAAGTTGAGACCAGTAAAATTTGCACCATTCAAAGCAGTTATATCAGATGAATGTCATTTAGCCAAAGCAACATCCCTCATTGCAATCCTTGAGAAGATGAAAAATGCTGAGTATCGATTTGGTACAACTGGGACTTTGGATGATATTAATTTGAACGAATTGACTTTGTGTGGGTTGTTTGGGGATGTTAAGAGACATGTTACAACGAAAACTCTGATAGATAGTAACCACCTTTCCTCCTTCAGAATAAAGTATATCACTCTTAAATACCCTGAAAACGAGTGTAAAGAAGTTTGTAAAATGGATTACGTTGATGAGATTAATTATATACTGGATCACGAAAAAAGAAATAAATTTATAAAAAATTTGTGTAAACACTTGCCTGGCAATACCTTAATATTATATACTTATGTTGAGAAGCATGGAAGTGTTTTATCAGATATATTAGAAGATATTGAAGGTAAAGAAGTGTTTTTTATTCATGGTGGTATCAATGCCAGTATACGAGAAGATATCAGAAATGATGTTGAAGGTAAGGATAATTGCCTGATTGTAGCATCCTATGGAACTTTTTCAACGGGGGTTAATATAAAAAATCTACATAATGTTATTTTTGCCTCCCCGACGAAATCAAAAGTTCGGTCACTTCAATCTATTGGTAGAGGGTTGAGGCTTGGAGATAATAAAGATGGTTGTATCTTATTTGATATCTGTGACAACTTCTGTACAAAGAAAAAGTCAAATTATATGGTCAAACATGGTAATGAAAGATTAAAAATTTATTACAAAGAGAACTTTGATATTGAAATGGTCAACGTCAAGTTCACCGAGAAATAAATAAATTTTATTTTTAATTTATCTATTGACTTATGTTATATAATATATTATAATATATATAAAGGAAAAATTATATTATGACTAAAAAAGTAAAACCAAAAGATAAAGTTCACTACGTAAACAATAAAGAGTTTTATGAAGCAGTGAAAATTCATATTAATCAATGTAAAGTAGCAGAAGAGATGGGTGTTGATTTACCAAGGGTTCCAGAGTATGTTGGGGAATGTTTCTTCAAGATTGCTCAAAGGATTGCAACCAAACCAAACTTTACAAACTACACATTTAAAGAAGATATGATACTTGACGGTGTTGAGAACTGTTTGAGGTATATTAGAAACTTCAATCCAGAGAAGAGTAAAAATCCCTTCAGTTATTTCACAACAGTTATTACATATTCATTTCTACGTAGAATTGAAAAAGAAAAGAAATACACTTACATCAAATTAAAGGCTATGGAAAATGAACTTCATAGACATGATTCAATTGGAAATCTTAATCCCTTCGACACTTCAAATTTCTCTGTTGATGGTGAAAACATGTATGACAACTTCTTCCAATTCATAAAGGATTATGAAGAATCCAGAAGAATTAAAAACGAGAAGAAGAAGAAACCTAAGACTAAAAAAAATAATGATTTGAAATTATTTCTTGACGATAAGTAACCTTGGAGGGTGTAATGAGTATTCGAGAGTATGAAGGTGTTTTTTATAATTCAGAAGATTTTGATGCAACTGGTAGACCTTATGAAGATGCTGTTCCTATAAGAAAGGAAACTGAAGAAGAAAAGAAAGATAGAATTCAGAAGGCACAGATGGCAGATGATACACATAAAGATAAAAAAGATTGTAAAAAATCTGGTTGTAATTGTATGAATGAGTATATATTACTTTTTGCTACTAATACTCATGAGGGTGTTAAATACGATACCTATGGGTTTGAAATAAAGGATATTTTATAATGAAATTGGCTTTAATCACCGACACACATTTCGGTGGTAGAAATGATAGTCAAATTTTCAATGATTATTTCTTCAAGTTCTGGGAGGAAGAGTTTTTCCCAACAGTTCTAAAGAAGAAAATAAAAAAAGTGATTCATCTCGGTGATATCTTTGATAGAAGGAAATTTGCAAATATTAAAACACTGAACTCTTTTAGGGAAAGATTTATTGAATGGTTTGAAAGGAATGGAGTAGAACTTCATATAATTGTGGGAAATCATGATGTCTACTACAAAGATACAAACCGTGTAAACTCCCCAAAAGAAATATTTGGTGATAGGTATAAGAAAGTTAAAATCTACGAAGACCCTGAGATAGTTAAGTTCGGTAAAACTAAAATATTATTCTTACCTTGGATCAATAGAGAGAATGGTGAGAAGTCTATGGAGTTGATTAATTCTAATGAAGCTTCAGTTGTTATGGGTCATCTTGAACTCAATGGTTTTAAGATGTATAAAAACTCTTTTTGTTATCATGGAATGAATCATACGGTTTTCAATAGCTATGACCTTGTAATGACAGGACATTATCATCATAAATCTACAGTGGGGAATATTGCTTACTTGGGGAGTACTTATGAAATCACTTGGGCTGATTATAATGATCCAAGAGGTTATCATATTTTTGATACAAACACTCTTGATTTGGAGTATTATCAAAACCCTCATAAAATATTTCACAAGATTATTTACAATGATAATGGCGTTGAAACTCTTGATAAGATAGTAAAGGACTTCAGTTTTTGTAAGAATAGTTATGTCAAGGTTTTAGTTGAGGCAAAGAACAACCCTTATCTTTTTGATAAGTTTATTGACTCAATTCAATTACATGAACCTTTTGATTTGTCTATTATTGAAGACTTAAATTTATCCGTTGAAGAAGAGGAGATTGTAAACGAAGCTGAAGATACTGTCACGACACTTAACAAATATGTCGATGGATTGGATGTAAATGTCAATCTTGATAGATTAAAAGAAGTTCTAATGTCTTTACATAGAGAAGCAATTGATTTACAATAGAGTATTATGATAATTTTTACAAAAGTTCGTTACAAAAATTTTCTTTCTACTGGTAATTACTTTAATGAAATAGTTTTGGATAACAGTCCTTCAACTTTAGTCATGGGTAAGAATGGTGGAGGGAAGTCAACATTCTTAGATGCTATCTGTTTTGGTTTATTTGGTAAAGCATTCAGAAATATCAATAAGAACCAAATGATAAATTCTATAAATGAAAAGGGTACAGTAGTTGAGATTGAATTCTCTATAGGTTCAAAAGAATATATGGTGAGAAGGGGTATCAAACCCAACATCTTTGAAATATATCTGAACGGTGAGTTTATTAATCAGTCAGCTGATGCTAGAGATTTCCAAAAGAAACTTGAAAAAACTATTCTCAAGATGAACTATAAATCTTTCACACAGATAGTCATTTTAGGTTCCTCTAGTTTTACACCCTTTATGAAACTCTCAAGCAATAATAGAAGGGATGTGATTGAAGATATTTTGGATATTGATATATTCAGTATTATGAACACACTTCTAAAGGAAAGATCTTCTGTACTTAAAACTGATATGTCACAGAATGATTATGATATTAAGTCTCTCGAATCTGGTATTGAGATGAAAGAGGAGTACATTGAGAAATTGAAGGGTACTAAACAAGATAGAGTTGAATCAATCAGAAAAAATATTCAAGATTGTAAGAATACAATATGCGAATTACAGCTCCAAATTGATACAAAGATGGAAGAGATTGAGTTGATAGATGTTGGTGATATTGATAAACTGAATTCTGAACTTGAAAAAACTGTTGATATTTTCAAGAAAATGAAAAACAATAAAGACAGGCTCAAAAAAGAAAACAAGTTTTTTACGGAGAACAATCATTGTAATACTTGTCATCAAGATATCGATGAGGAACTTTCATCTGAAATTATATCAAATAATGAGAATAGGATAACAGAATTAGATTCTGCTTTTGTTGAGATACAGAAGATGATATCAGGTGTCAAAGATTCAATCAAAGTTGAACAGGATAAAGTTGATACTGTAAATAAAATCAACACGGAAATACTTAATTTGAATCAAGAGATTGGATTTCAAAATAAGAGTATAGAAAAATATGAGAAAGAGATTGAGTTCCTTAAAAATAAGAATGATATGATTGATGGGGAATATGAATCCCTAAATAAAATGAAAGAACAAATTCAAGAATCTCAACAAAGTAAAGTTGAATTTTTAGAAAGAAATGAGATCTATAATATATGTAGCGTCTTATTAAAAGATTCTGGTATTAAAACTAGAATCATAAAACAATATCTTCCGATTATGAACAAATTAATCAATGGGTATTTGAATGATTTTGATTTCTTTGCTAATTTCAATCTTGACGAAAACTTCAATGAAGTGATAAAATCAAGACATAGGGATGAATTTTCTTATGATTCATTCTCAGAAGGTGAAAAACAGAGAATAGATTTAGCAATTCTTTTCACATGGAGAGAAGTAGCTAGAATGAAAAACTCTGTAAACACTAATTTACTAATATTAGATGAGGTATTTGATTCTTCACTTGATGCTGAAGGAACAGAAAACTTTATGAAGGTTATGAACACCTTAGAAGGTAAGGGTCTAAACACCTTTGTAATATCACACAAAACAGATTTATTAGCCGATAAATTTGACAAACAAATTAAATTTGAGAAAATTGGTAACTTCTCTCACAAAAAATAGTTGACAAACATTTCAAAATGTGTCATAATAGTAGTATGACATTTAACTAGGAGATCTATATTATGAGTGCAATTTCCGTATCTGAGGATACTTTAAGAACCTTAAAAAACCTTGCCAGTATTAACCAGAGTTTACTTTTCACATCTGGTAATACTTTATCCACCATTAACAGTAGTAACAATGTTTTATGTACTGCTCAGATTTCAGAAGATTTACCAGCTGAGTTTGGTATCTATGATCTGAATAATTTGTTGGGTACACTTTCTTTATTTAACAATCCACAATTGGATATTAATTCAACCGATGGTTACATGACTATTCGTGACGGTGAGAATGCTTCAACTACCGTTAAATACACTTTCGCAAGTAGGAATTTGATAAAAGTTCCACCAAAAAATCATATCGACTTACCGAGTGAAGATGTTTCATTCACACTCGATGCAGACACCTTAGCTAAACTACAGAAAGCTAGTTCTGTTATGGGTCTCCAGTACCTATTTGTAAACGGTTCTGGAGGGGTTATTACGGTTGAACTGGGTAAACCTAGTGATGCTAATAGTAATCGTTTTAGAATCGTTGTAGGGGAAACACCACATGAGTTCTCTTTCATCTTCTTGATGGAGAATATCAAACTTTTGCCAGATGATTATGATGTTGTGATTTCATCTCAATGTATCTCACAATTCACATCTGTAAATTCTAACAGAACGTATTGGATATCAACAGAAACTGGTTCTAAATTTAATTCATAAGGAGTGTTATGAATATCGGTGAAGAGTATATCTGGGCTCAGAAGTATCGTCCTAAAACAATCGAAGAGTGTATTATTATAGATGAACTCAAAGATAAGTTCCAAAATTTTGTAGAGAATGGAGATTTACCTAATCTATTACTTTACGGAACTGCTGGGACAGGTAAAACAACTGTAGCAAAAGCAGTATTGGAAACTCTTGGTTGTGATTACATAGAAATCAACGGTTCACTTGAAGGAAGAAATATTGACACCTTGAGGAACACTATCAAGAGTTTTGCTAGTTCTGTATCTTTTACTGGTGGTAGGAAGTTTGTATTGTTAGATGAGGCCGATGGTTTGAATCCTACTTCATTACAACCTGCTTTGCGTGGGTTTATGGAGGAGTTTTCTGCTAACTGCGGTTTCATTCTAACATGTAACTTCAAAGACAAAATTATCAAACCATTACATTCAAGGTGTAGTGTAATAAATTTTGTTATTCCTAAAGATAAGAAACCTGTAATGGCCGCTGCCTTCTATAAAAGAGTTTGCGAGATTCTTGTAAAAGAAGGCGTTGAATATGATAAGGGAGTTGTTGTAAAATTAATACAAAAACACTTTCCTGATTTCAGAAGAGTATTGAATGAGTTACAACAATGTGCTAGTTCTTCTGGCGGTATTACCAGTGATGTTTTGATTTCTAATGATGTAGCTATGGATGAACTTATAGTTCATTTAAAGAGTAAGAACTTTTCAAAGATGCGTGAATGGGTTTCCAATCATGGTGATACTGACCCAGAAAGATTCTTCAGAAAACTTTACGATGGGATGTATGAGTGGATGAAACCTGAGACTATTCCAACAGTTGTTGTAACTCTTGCTGAATATCAGTACAAAGCATGTTTTGTTGCTGATCAAGAGATTAATATTGTTGCTTGTCTCACTGAACTTATGGCTAATGAGGTTTGTAAATGAAATTATTTGAAGAACTTGAAGATGAAGTTAAATTTGACGATGAGGATTATTCAAAAGAGAGTTATTGTCCATTTAAGTTCTTTTTGGGTTCTATAAATATAACCAAAGAGAATGTTTTGTTGGATGATAGTAATGGTAAGATAGAGGAAGCATACAATCCTTTTATTATTAATAAGACTTTATCATACTTTCCCGATACCATTATGCAGTCCAATACAATGAACCAATTTTTCGATATTGACAAGAAGTTGCAATATGAGTTTTTACTAAATAGTATTAGAAAGAAAAAAAGATTTAGTAGATGGATTAAGTCAAACATTGAGGAGAATGTTGACACCGTAAAGCAATATTACAAAGTTGGAAACGAAAAGGCTGTTGAAATATTATCTTTACTTAATGATGAACAAATATCTATAATAAAAAGTGAATTGAGTGAAGGTGGAGTAAGTGGAAGAAGAAACAATAGTACAAGGATTCGTGGAGATTAAATTGAGGAAGTCCGAAGATTTTCTGAAGATTAAAGAAACCTTAACAAGAATCGGGATACCTTCTATAAAAGAAAGAAAGTTGTATCAATCTTGTCATATTTTACATAAAAGAGGTAAATATTATATTGTTCATTTTAAAGAATTATTTAAACTAGACGGAAAAAATACGGAAATTGAAGAAGAAGATATTCAGAGAAGAAATTTAATTTGTTCCCTCTTAGAAGAGTGGGAGTTGGTTGAATTAGTTGATAAAAATAAAATTGAAGATAAACTTCATATAAAAAAAATAAAAATAATTCCATTCTCAAAAAAGAGTGAATGGGAACTTATAGCAAAATATAATATTGGTAAATATTGACATTAAATTTGATTCTGACTTTGTGAGGTCAGACTTATAAACTAAACAAAGATGCCGATTTTCGGGTCTTTATTACTCAACTTGCTTATTTAAGGAGTTGACCAAGGAGTTATTATGCAAATGTCGAAATTTTTTGAGTTGGCGATTGCTGACAGTTTTTTAAAGGACAGTTTCAGTTTCAAGGCTGAATCTAGTTATTATCCCCCACACAACATTTTAAAACATAACGATAATAAGTTTGTTTTGGAAATTGCTGTTGCTGGTTTTAAACAAGAAGATTTAAATGTCATTTTAGACAAAAACACTTTAATTGTTACAGGTGATAGGAGAAAAGATCAAAATTCTGATTCTTTTGATTATCTTCATAAAGGTATTGGAACTAGAAGTTTTAACAAATCTTTCGTTTTGGAAAGATATTTAATAGTGAAAGATGTAAAACTTTCTGATGGGATTTTAAAAATAGTTCTAGAAAGAGTTGTGCCTGAAGAGGAACAACCCAGAATTCTAGAAATAGGATAACAAAATTTAAACACGGTGAGGGGGTAAAACCTCTCACCTATATATTATGATGCACACAAATTTTATTTTATTAATGACAATATTTTTATGTAACAGTTTTTATTCAGATTTTACTTTTGAAAAACCCTCAAGAACTGTTGACAGAGTTTTTATCCATTGTAGCGATAGTGACTGGAAACACCACGATGACATTTCTGTTATTAGAAAATGGCATGTAGACCAGAACGGTTGGGATCAAGTTGGATACCATTATTTTATAAAAAGAAATGGGACCATTCAAAAAGGTAGAAGTTTAGAACTCACACCTTCAGCTCAAAAAAGACATAATGTTAGAACAATAGCTATATGCCTACACGGTAGAAAAAAATTCACAAAAAAACAATTTAAATCTTTGAGAAAATTATGCTCAGAGATTCAAAAATCATATAAAGGTAAGGTGACTTTCCATGGACATAAGGAAGTTGCTAGAGAAAAAACTTGTCCAAATTTTGATTACGTTAAAGTGTTGAACCTAGATGGCCACGGACGTATGAAGGGAATATAAAATGAATATTTATGCGATGAGACTAAAAACAGGTGAGGAAGTGATTTTTAGAACAGAGACTAACTTTACAACGTTGGTTGAATCTATTAATCAGAATATTCTAATTAAAGTTGAGAAGCCTGTAACTATGTTGCCAGTTGAAAATAAAGTGACTTTTGTACCTTGGGTTTTCTTTGCAAAAGAAGATTCCTTTACAGTTAGCACACAAGATGTTGTTTTATTTTATCACGCACAAGACCAGATAGAAGGTGAATATAGGAGAATGACTAGCGGTATTATTACCAGCCCATCTTTAGCATAACACTTGACTTTTCCGTTTTATTTTATTATAATAGTAAAAGAAAAGAGGTTTTATGCGTTTCTATACGTCAGTTAATTCCGTCAATGACAAAATGTGTGTCAGAGGTTTTGTCAACGGTAAAAGATTTATTGATAGAGTTCCCTATCAACCTGCTATGTTTATGAAATGTAATGCAAGTGAGGTTACAAAATATAAAGATATCTATGGCAACCCCCTAAAGAAGATTGTCTTCCAAGGTCTTCAAGAAGCTAAAGATAAGTGTTTCCAAAAGACTACAAGAGAAGATTATCATGGGATGGCAAACTTTGAGTATTCTTATATTTCTGACAATTACCCAGAAGATATAGAATTTGATCCTAAATTGGTGAAGAAACTATATCTCGATATTGAGGTTTCTTCTGAGAATGGTTTTCCAAAACCAGAAGAAGCTTCAGAACCTGTAACTGCAATTACGGTTTCTGATGGTAAGAGGTACTTTGTTTTTGGGTTGAAAGATTACAAACCACACAAAGAGAATATCCATTATAAGAAGTGTAGTTCAGAACATGAATTGTTATATTACTTTGTCAAGTTTTGGGTTGGTTTTGAGGTTGATATTATTACAGGCTGGAACACTAAGTATTTCGATATCCCATATCTTGTCAACCGCATCAAAGCACTTTTAGGTGATAGGGAATCTAAAAAACTGTCACCATTCGGTGTTATTCGTGAACGAACTGTCCAGAAACATGCAAACCTTTCAGTGCAAACTTACAATCTTTTAGGTGTTTCCGATTTAGATTATCTTGAAATGTACAGAAAGTTTACATTCTCTAATCAAGAAAGTTACAGACTTGATCATATTGCTTCTGTTGAGCTTGGTGAAAAGAAACTGGACTACTCTGAGTATGAAGGACTTTTTGACCTTTATGAAAAAGACTATCAGAAGTTTGTTGAATATAATGTGAAAGACGTTGAGTTGATTGTTCGACTTGAAGAGAAACTTGGTTTCATCGAAATGGTGCAGACGATGGCTTATGATGCAAAAGTGAATTATGATGACACTTTTTATCAAGTTCGTATGTGGGATGTTATTATCTTCAATGCACTAAGAAAAAAGAATGTTGTAGTTCCACCAAAAATCAAACAACCAAGTCAACCATTTGAAGGCGCTTATGTTAAAGAACCTAAGTCTGGATACTATGAATGGGTGACTTCTTTTGACTTGAACTCTCTATATCCCCACATCATTATGCAATGGAACAGCTCACCCGAAACTCTTAAAAGAAAAAATGAACATGTTACTGTGAATGATTTACTCAATCAGGTCTATGAACCAGACATAAATGACAAGGAGTCTATGATGGCTAATGGTTCTGTTTATGACAGGACTAAGACTGGTATTCTACCTGCCCTGATGTCTAAAATGTATCAGGATAGGAAAATATACAAGAAAGAGATGATCAAGTTACAGAAGGAGTATGAGAGAACCAAAGACCATAAAACTAAGATGTTGGCAGACAAGTATTACAATCTTCAGTTAGTTAAGAAGATTCAATTGAACTCTGCTTATGGTGCGATTGGAAACAGGTTCTTTAGATTCTTTGATGTTCGTATTGCAGAAGGTATCACAACATCTGGACAGTTAGTTATTCGATGGGCTGAGAAAAAGATGAACGAGTTTCTAAGTAAGAGATTTGGTAACGATGAAAAAGATTTCGTAATTGCTTCTGACACAGATTCTCTTTATCTTGATCTTTCGGATTATGTCAAAGAGATGGACACCAAAGACAAAACAGAAATCACCGACAAACTGAATTTGATTTCACAGAACGAGATTCAGCCGTACATGGAACAGTTCTATGATGAATTGAAAGATTATCTGAATTGTCCAAAACAAAAGATGGTTATGGAACGAGAAGTGATTGCTGATCAGGGTATATGGATTGGTAAGAAACACTACGTTCTCAATGTTCTTGATTCAGAGGGTGTTCGTTATGAAAAACCCAAACTCAAGATGATGGGTATATCTGCGGTGAAGAGTTCCACACCAGCTATCTGTCGTGATAATATTAAGAAGTCGATTGATATTTTGATGAATGGTAATCAAGAGGAATTGTTTGATTTTCTTGAAACCGCAAAAGAAAACTTCATGAAAGCTAATCCAGAGGATGTGATGTTTCCAAGGGGTGTCAATAATCTAAAAAAGTATGCGGATAGGGATACACTTTACACAAAAGGTACTCCAATACATGTTAAAGGTTCCTTGTTGTTCAATAAATACTTAGTCGAAAAGAACCTTGATAAAAAGTATGAAAAGATAGAAGAAGGTGAAAAGATCAAGTTCTGTTATCTAAAACAACCCAACCCAATATTCGATACTGTTTTTGCAGTCAAGAATGTCCTACCAAAAGAGTTTGGATTGGAAGAGTTTATCGACTATGAAAAACAATGGGAGAAAGCTTTCCTTGAATCTGTTGAAGATATTGTTGATGCTAGAGGTTGGAAGACAAAAAAATCTTCAAGTTTGTTTGACTTTTTCTAAAATATATGTTATTATAGTTTTATAGGAGTAAAAAATATGGATTTTAGTAATATTGTTTCTGCTGCTGGTAATGAGTTTGCACAGAATGCCAGTGATATGGATGAAACACAATCATATATTGATACTGGGAGTTATACTCTCAATGCAATAATTTCTGGTTCAATTTACAAAGGATTGCCAGGAAATAAAGTTACCGCATATGCAGGGGAACAGGCAACAGGAAAGACCTTTTTTGTTTTCGAGGCTGTGAAGAACTTTCTACAATCTAATACAGATGGTAGAGTTCTATTTTTTGAAACTGAGAATGCCTTGGAGAAGGGGATGTTCGACTCTCGTGGAATTGATTCTTCCAGAATAACTATCTTTCCTGTTGCCACTATTGAAGAATTCAAGTCACAAGCAGTCAGAATACTTGATGCTTATCTTGCTGTAAAAGAAAAAGATAGACCCCCTCTATTGATGTGTCTTGATTCTTTGGGTATGTTATCAACTGCAAAAGAGGTGAATGATACAACAACAGGTTCTGATAAAGCAGATTTCACAAGACCAAAATTAATCAGATCCGCTTTCCGAGTTCTCACCCTCAAACTTGGAAGAGCAAACGTCCCTCTCCTAATTACCAACCATACTTACACCAGTGTTGGTAGTTTTATTCCTACTCAAACTTCTGCTGGAGGTGGTGGATTAAAATATGCTGCCTCCAGTATTGTCCTTCTGAGTAAGAAACAAGTCAAAGAAGGGACGGAGAAAGTCGGAAATATAGTAAAGATAAAAATGGAGAAATCCAGATTTACCAAAGAAGGTTCATCTATAGAAACTAAAATTGACTTTGAAAAGGGTCTTGATAGATATCATGGGATGATTGAACTTGGTTTAGAAGCAGGAGTATTTCAAAAGAGTGGTAACAGGATTCTGGTCGGAGAATCTAAACTCTACCCAAAAGCAATCTATGATGACCCAGAAAAGTATTTCACAAAAGAAATACTTGACACAATAGATGAATATGTGATAAAAAGATATAGTTACGGAACAACAGATACAACGGAGGAATAATGCGAGTTGAGAGAATCATATTATCGGGGATTCTCAAGAACGATTCTTATAGAAGGAAAGCTTTACCCCATCTTCATGAAGAATATTTTCATGATAAAAAAGAATTGAATATTTTTTCAATAGTGAATAAACACATTTCAAAATATAAGAGTGCCCCTGTAAAAGACGAATTATTGACGGAAGTTCAAACAATCCAAATGACAGACAAAGATGTTGAAGATTGTCAGGTGATTGCATCTGATCTTTTTGACATTGAAACTTCTGATGAACAATGGTTGTTAGAAAAAACCGAGAAGTGGTGTCAAGAAAAGTCTGTATATAATGCGGTTATGGAGTCTATTTCCATTATTGATGGTTCTGTGGATAAAAACAAAAACACCATTCCAGATATCCTTAAACAAGCTCTTGCAGTCACGTTCAAGATAGAACTTGGGCATGATTACATAGAAGATGCTGATGCTAGATTTGAGTATTACAACAAGAAAGACGAGAAGAAAATACCCTTTGGAATTGACTTGTTCAACAAAGTCACAAGAGGTGGTATTGCTTCTAAGACTTTGAATGTTGTTATGGCAGGAACTAATGTTGGTAAGTCTTTCTTTATGACTGACTTTGCTTCACATTGTCTTGCTAATCAAAAGAATGTTCTGTATATCACTCTTGAAATGAGTGAAGAAGAACTTGCTAGAAGGATTGATGCTAACTTATTAAACATAAAAATAAATGAACTTGATGAAGTCCCTACAACCCTCCTACAAAAGAAGTTAGAGGAAAAGAGTAGGAACATTAAAGGTAAATTAATATTTAAAGAGTTTCCGACAGGTAGAGGTAGTGCAGCTGATTTCAATAAATTGCTTGATGAACTTGAATTGAAAAAGGGATTCAAACCCGATATACTTTTTGTTGACTATATTAACATCTGTGCTTCCTCTACACTTGCATCTAGATTTAAAGCGGACAAGTATTTGTATATCAAAACGATTGCGGAAGAGTTGAGAGGTTTGGCTGTAGAAAAAGATATTCCTATCTTTACTGCGACACAAACAAATAGAGAAGGTTATGGTGATTCAGACCCAGATTTGACTAATACGAGTGAATCATGGGGTCTACCTGCCACTGCTGACTTTATGTTTGCGATGATGACAGATGATCAATTGGAAGAACTTTCACAGTTTAGAATCAAACAACTCAAGAACAGATACAATCGTAAAGACTCTAATAAGAGATTTTGTATTGGGTATGATTTGATGAAGATGAGGCTTTTTGATATTGACGATAGTAATGTAGGTTCCGTATCTACAGGAGAAGAAGGTGAAACTCCCAGTAATGGTAGCAACTTTCTTCAAAAGAAAAAGACGCTGGATTTCTCTGGAATTTCAGTTTGAGGTTATTATGATAAATGTGATTTTTGATTTTGAATCTTTAGGGTTAAATGAAAATAGTGTATTGTTAAGTTTGGGTGTCCTAGCTTTTGACCCTAGTGATTATGATATTGCTGGTGATGGTGTAGAGACAACGTTCAATAAACTTTTACAACAAGGTTTGTATATTAAACTTGACGCAAAAGATCAAATGAGAACTTATGATAGACATATAAACAAGTCAACTCTTCTATGGTGGACTGAACAGAATGAAGAAGCTGGTCAAGTACTGAAAAGATGTGACGATGATGTTAAGCTTCCTGATATGGAAAACCTTCTGAATGAATATCTTGAAATGAACGGTGTTACAAGAAATACACCAGTCTGGTCAAGGGGTTATACAGAACCTATGTGGTATGAATCTGTAAAACTCAATCTGAATACTTATGGATCGTTCAGACATTATCAGTATCGTGATATTAGAACTCTTTTGAATGTTTCTATAGAAGATAAATACTTGAGTAGAAACCATATAAATACTATTGAACATCCTGTAAGTTTTATAAAACATAATGCTCTACACGATGTATGTTTTGATGCAGTTCAATTTTTATGTACTCAATAACTAAAAAAGTATTGACATTGTAGTCAATATTTGGTATTATAAATACTATATGTGAGAATAAAATACTTACGAGTGATAAAACTTAGGTTTACGTATAAAAGCTAAAAGACCTATTAATGTCGAAAGACGGAAGATTAAATTATGAAGAATGTAATTATTTTAGGCGATGTTTGCACGTTTGATATCAATATTGAACATTTGTTTGAGTTAAACCCTTATGATGAAGATGAAATAGTGAGGCTTCTAGGGTTTCCAGAGGAGTTAATTCGATATTGTTCTGGGTTGATTCCATTACATGTTGTCAATGCATTATACTCAATTCCAGATGATCAATATTCATTACAAACAATCGCTGATGAAATGGATTTATCTTACGGCAACATTATTTCAAAAAACATTGGTGATCTTAGTTATCTCGAATTGGGTAGTTGTGGGTTCAGTTCCAGTAGTTCCAAAAATATTTGGCAGAAATCTAAAATAGACACCAATGGTGTTTATAAAAGCCATTGCGGCGATCCAGATTTAGATTACAAAATGAAAATAACCGACACAAACAATAAGTTTGAATTCATTTTATATCCATATTCGATAGTAGGATTAAGAGATATGAACAATCTGTCCGATTATAAGATAGCGAGATTTGATTAAATTAAAATAAATTTGAAAAAAAGTATTGACAAGTGATTGAATACTTGTTATAATAGTATATGTAAAAATAAAAAAATCTAGGTTTAAGTGTGAAAGCGAAAAAACCTATTAACGTTTAACGCAAAGGATAAAAATTATGGCTAGGCCAAAATCTAAAGAAACAATGGAAAAATTTACAATGTGTGTGCCGAAAGAAGATCTCAAAAGATATGAAGAGAACGGTGCTAGTATAGGATTGACACGCAATTCATATATCAGATTTATGACACAATTAGGAGAAGAAACATACTCTAAAATGAGGAATAAATAGAAAAATTTACAATTGACAAAATCTAGGTTTAAGTGTGAAAGCGAAAAAACCTATTAACGTTTAACGCAAAGGATAAATTATGACGAATGTTAAATTTTTAACTTTTACGGATGCAGAATTTGAATCGTACATTGACGGTCCGTATGTAAAAAAGCTTTGGGATAGATACACCAGTCTTATGGATTTCAAGGACTGTATTCCCGATTTGGAGGATTCGGAACTTGTAAAGATTTATTGGATGTCTAAGGACACAATATTGGAAGATTCCCATCTACATAGTACAGTTTTCAGACAAGCTTGTATTCGAGATGAGGATGTTGCAACCAATGAAAGTAGAGTCGCAACTCTACGTGGCTCGTTTATTAGATCTGGATGGAGTCCAAATCCAGAAGAATCTATGCCTATCGTCGCATCCGATGGGCCAGGAACCCCATTAGAGTTTCAAGAGGGTCGAGGAAGAGTTCAGGCTAATATTGAGGGTGAAACACCTCAAGGTTGGATACCTGTTGCAGAGTTTAGAAAAAATAACCTAATACGAGATTCTCTTACCAACAGTTTAAGATATGGTTTTTTAACCAATATAGTTGATAAACCAAAAACTGGTGCAAAGATGGATGACTACGTACCAGCTCTTATGAAAGCAATTAAAGCTGGTGTCGTGAATGAAAACTTGGAAGATGTGAAAAAATACCTGATAAATGAGTTATTGTTTTCAAAAGTGTTTCCTCACACTGCATCCGCAACCAAAACAGCTAAAAAAGCTTTGAAGAGAAAATCTGAGTCTGAGTTCGTTTTAGAAAGGATGGAACTGGATGATGTTAAAGTTTGGGGTTCACGAAACCCTAAAATAAAAAATCTATCTGGTAAAGTATTTTACATTCGTTCCAACAGTAGAAAGGCTTTAAATTCTGCCTTGGAAGAAATTTTACATTACTTGCTTAACAATCCTTATGAACATGTTAATATTGTGTTCTACACAACTGAGATAGTATACTCAAAAGCGAAAGAAGAAGTTCAGAAAGCTCAAAAACGAGTTGATGATTGGTGGAATAACTTTCATAAAGTTGCTTTTGCGAGTTTCTTTAGTGGTTCTAACCTTGTAGTCATTCCAGAAGCTAGGTACACTATTTTGGGATGTGTTCCTCAATTTGTACTTAAACATGATATTAATGGGAACTCATTAGTCCCAATTAAACAGTACTAATGCCATTGAGAGAGTGATCAACTTGATCACTCTCTCTTTTACTAGCCTTTTAATTAATAGTGTCATTTCTAATAGGCATAATTCTTGATATTTCACCCTCAAATATAGTATAATAGAATATAGTGAGAGACTAAATAGTTAGTGAGAGTTTTGAAATGAGTTATTCTATACGAAAATATTTGAAAGAAGATGTCCTTGTTGAAGCAAAAGTAAACAAGAATTTACATCTTGAACACCTTGAAGACAATCCACTCAATTTTGGTTATACTGGAATATCTAAAACAATAGATTTCCTAAACGCAACTATTGGTTTATTGTCTGGTTCTGCAAACAAGAGTGTTGATGTCACTGTCAAATATGATGGTGCTCCTGCAATATTCTGTGGTACTGACCCAGAGGATGGTAAGTTTTTTGTTGGAACCAAATCAGTATTCTCCAAGAATGCTAAACTTGTTAAACGGGAGTCCGATTTAGACAAATATGGGTTCTCTGGACAACTCAAAGACAAACTATCCATTGCTCTCAAAGAACTCCCTAAATTGGGTATTGAAGGGGTCTTACAGGGTGATATGATGTTCACATCTGATGACATCACAACCAAAAAGATAAATGGTGAACCTTACATCACCTTTCAACCAAATACTATCATGTATGCTGTTCCTAGCAATTCTGATCTTGCTTCTAAAATGTTGAAGTCTAAAATCGGGATCATCTTTCATACTACATATTCTGGTGATAAACTGGAAGACATGAAAGCATCTTTTGGTGCTAATGTTTCAAAATTGAACAAAGTCAGCTCAGTTTGGGTTGATGATGCATTTTATAAAGATGTAACTGGATCACTTTTCTCTGAAAAAGAAACTTCCGATTTAGAGAAAAAGATTGCTAAACTCCAAAGAGTTGGTAATGCTATTAGTAAGAAGTCTATGAATAATATTCTTTCCGTTCACGATGAATTGAAAACTTCTGAACTTGGTGCTGGATTGAAAACATATTTCAACTCAAATGTTAGAAGAGGTATTTTGCCAAAGTCTGGTGTTACTGGAGTGAATAACTTCCTTATTCATTTTGGAAATCATTTTGAAGATAAAGTTATCGCAAAAGTAAAACAAGAAAAGACAAAGAATCAGAAGAAGGAAAGAAAACAACAACTCCTAAACCTTCTAATCAAGGAAAAAGTTGCACTAGCTAACCTATTAGAATTCATGTTATTGACGATAGATTTGAAGAACTCTGTGATAAGAAAATTAGAAACAGGAGTTAATTCTAAAATGGAAACTTTTGTAGTTGATAATAAAGGTATCCGAGTTACAAAACCAGAAGGATTTGTTGCTATTGATAAACTATCTGGTGGTGCTGTAAAGTTCGTTGACAGACTTGAATTCTCCCAATTAAATTTCACAGTTGACAAGAACTGGTCTAAAGTCTCATCGTAGTATAAATAGTTATAAATTATTAGGAGAGTAATATGACAGTTTATAGACCTTTCACTGAGAAACTTGGAGCATCAGACCCAACAACTTTTATCGGTAATGCCGGAGAACTTTTTTACAATGCGGATACTCAACAAGTTTTCATTTCCGATGGTTCAACTCCTGGAGGTATTCCAATTGCTGGTGGTGGTGGGGTTCAATCTTCAATAACAGATGGAACAAGCACTTTATCTTTTGATAGTAATAATAGAATTTCAATAGATACTCACATTATACCAGACACTAATGCTGCTTATGATTTAGGTAACGCTGAATACAAAATAAGACACTTATTTTTAAGTGACAATAGTTTAACTATGGGTGATACAACTCTAAGTGAACAGAATATTATCAGAAGTGTCGAAATTGGTGATGAACCAGCACCAAACGTTCCTAATGAGCCTGGGAGAAAAGGTGATATTAGGATTAGTCCTGAACACCTATATATCTGTGTTGAAGAGAATCAATGGAGAAGAGTTTCTTTAGATCCTGCTTGGGTGTAATATATGAAAAAGATTGTAATGATATTTGGTAGATTTAATCCACCTACAACAGGACATGAGTTGTTAGTGGACAAGAGTTTTCGTCACGCAAAGAAACTTGGAGCCGAATACGCAATTTTTACATCTAAATCAAATGACCCAAAAAAGAACCCACTATCCATAGATGATAAAATCAAGTTTATGAAATTATCATTCCCAAAACATAAAAACCGTATACACCATCCAGATGTTATAGGAATTAGAACACCTGCTGAAGTATTAGAATGGTTGAGTGAAAATGGATATGAAGAACTTCATTTTGTTGTTGGTTCTGATAGAGTAAAATCCTTTGAAGGGATGATAAACTCCATGCAAAAGAAAGGGTACACAAAGTTTAAGAAAGTTGTTGTTGTATCTGCTGGAGAAAGAGATCCAGATGCTGATGATGTTTCTGGAATGAGTGCATCTAAGATGAGGGGGTTTGTTAAGAAAGGTGATTTTGATTCTTTCGCAAAAGGCACTCCCATGAATTCTAAAGATGCTAGGAAAATGTTTGATAAACTAAAAGAGGGGATGAAACTCAGTGAAAGTTATATAACTGAAGTTTTAAAACCATCTGACCCTCTTGAGAAATGGATAAAGGATTTTCTAAAATCTGATGATCCAAGATTTGATGATAAATCAAAAGAGAAAATAATACAAATGGCTACAGCTGCATATTATGCTGCACAGGAATAAGGAGAATAAGATGCCAGATATAAAAGATATGGAAGGCCCTGTAAGATTTAAGAAGGGTGTTGAATTATATTTTGACCCTAAAAAAGATATGTTTTATGACCCAAAGAAGAAAAAGTATGTTTCCGAAAAGGATATCTTAAAACTTGAAGATGTTGATTTCGATGAATTGGAAACAATAGAAGAAGGTGTATATGACCCTTCAATCTTCAAAGCTATATTTATGGCTGGAGGGCCTGGCAGCGGTAAATCTTATGTATCTAATAAAGTGACAGCTGGACTTGGAATGAAGGTTGTAAATAGTGACGACATTTTTGAGATTTTCTTGAAGAAGGCTGGAATGACTACAACAGCAAAAGATATTTTTTCTGATAAAGGTCAAGAGATTAGAGGTAATGCTAAGAGTGTCACTTCTAAAAGAATGAAACTTTATTTGGAAGGTAGATTAGGTTTGCTTATAGATGGTACTGGTAAAGACTACTCAAACATTAAAAAGAAAGCTGATAGACTTAGAGACTTAGGATATGACACTTATATGGTTTTCGTCAATACATCTTTGGAAATCGCACAAGAAAGGAATGCTGCGAGGTCTAGAAAATTAGACCCAAAAGAAGTTGAAAAAATGTGGAGAGCTGTTCAAGAAAATATTGGATTGTTTCAGAAATATTTTGGTGCTAGAAATATGATTATTGTAGATAATAATGCTGCTGATGAGAAATATTTAACAGAAGTTTATAAACAAGTTAAAAAATTGATAAAGAAACCTGCACAGAATAGATTAGCTAGAGATTGGATTTCTAAAGCTTTAGATGATAAAGTTAGAAAAGAGAGTGTTGAACTTGAAGAAGTTGACCTTTTTGAAAAATCTGAAGAATACCAAAAGTTCTTTCAATCTGCTTTGAAAAAGTTTGGTATAGACTCACCTGCTGAATTAGACGACGAGAAGAAAAAAGAATTCTTTGACTATATTGATAAGAATTGGGAAGGTGAGAACGAAGAGGACGAAGAAGAAACTATTGAAGAACTATCACTTGAAGAAGCAATCGCAGAAGCAAAAGAGTGGAAAGTTGGAGCTCCTGTATTCATAGTAATAAGTTATCATACTAATGGAAAACACTCCACCACAGTTCTTAGGACAAAGGAGAAAGCAATGAAGTTTGCAAAAGATGAAGAATATCATGAAGATGATGTTAAAGGAACTGCTGTTCTTGATATGAAAGTTGGAAAGTTTATTGATAAGAAGACTGGAAAGCACATCAAGGAAGACGTTGAACTTTCCGAAAAGATGCAAAAATATGTAGATGCTTGTGGGAAAGATTTCACAAACTATTCCCTCAAAGAAGGAAAGAAAGATTATGAAATTTATCATAAAACTTTCACATCCGCAATTGAAGAAGTAGAGAAGTTTGCTGAGAAGAATGGATATGAAATAGACTCAGATGAAATGTTCAATAAAGTTGGCACTGGCCCTAAAAAACCTTCTGTCGGTAAAACTAATGAATATCATCTGACACTAATGAAAAATGGTAAAGAAGATAGAAAGAAATTACATTTTCAAGTTTATGGATTAAAATCCCAGTATGAACTGAACATGTACATCTCATAGGAAATAAAATGGATCGAATATCACAATATAAAAAATATCTTAATAATGGAAAAGAAGATGTTGTGATAGAAGAGGAAGAAATACTCAAACCTTCTGAAATCAAAATATTAGTTCTTACATCTGCAACGGATAGTGAAGAACCTACTGTAAATAGATTGGAAAAGGTTTGTAAAAAGAGGAGTATTGAACTTCACAGGATTTCTTCTGATAAAGCTTATGTATCCAAGAAGAGTGAATCTAAAGAAACCCTGATCATTTATAATTATGATGGTGAGGGTAATTCTATGGAAGTAAACTCCAATGATAATATAGTTTGTATTGCCAGAAGAACTGTTGTAACAAACAGAAATGCTGGAATATTACATAAGATGTTATCTGATCATGGAGTTTTCTGTATTAACTCCCCAAGTAGTGTAAGAACTGCAAGCAATAAGTTTAACGCATATATCAACTTTATTAATAATGACATCAAAACACCAAGAACTTGTTTAGTGAGTGATGTGAAATACATTGACGATGCTCTCAAAGAAGTCGGTGGAAAGTTTCCTGTGATTCTAAAATTTACAGAAGGTCATGGTGGAAAAGGTGTTATGAAACTTGATTCCAGAGACAGTTTAGTTTCCGTTATTCAAGCATTAAGAAGTGATGAAGAAAATAAAAAAGAGTTAATCCTACAAGAATATAAAGAAGTCAAAGACGATAGAAGAATTCTTGTATTAAATGGTAAGGTGATTGCTGCTGCAAAAAGAAAGAAAATGAAAAGAGATTTCAGATCAAATGTTTCTTTGGGTGCGGAAGTAGAACCTTATAAACCTACAGAGGAAGAAATAGAGATTGCTGTTAAAACTGCAAAGTCCGTTGATTGTTATTATTGTGGTGTTGATATCATAGAATACAAAGATGAGTATTTTGTTTTAGAAGTTAATCCATCGCCTGGCTCTAAGTCAAGTTATTGGGATTTAGATAAAAAGAAAAATATCAACGGAACCGAATTGATTGCAAAACTTGTAGATGGTATAATGGATAAAGATGACTGGAAACATGAGACAAAAGAAGTCGGAGTTATAGAGGTTGTTGATGTCTTAGAAAAGGGTATTGAGCCAATGACTGCTAAAATGGACACTGGAAATAGTGGATATAATGTTATTGGTGTTGATAAATTACAAGTTAAAAATAAGACTGCTGAGTTTTATATAAAAGGGTTCGATAAAAAAATAACAAAAAAAGTTCTACCTAAAAAATCTTTGATTAAAAATAATGGAAGTAAGACAGAAGAAAGGTATTGTGTAAGTTTTGATATAAAGGTTGGAGAAAAGGTGTATAAAGATGTACATTTTTCTCTTTCAGATAGAGATAATATGAATCACACAATATTGATTTCTAGAAAATTTATGATTGATTCTAAAATGAGTGTGAATCCAAAGAAAAAGTTTGTTTTAGGGGAATTATAAATAAACTTATAAAAGTTTTATAAAAGGAGAATAAAATGAGTGGATGGTCAAATGAAGACGGCGCAAAAAAACCTAGTTACTTAACAGATGATGAGAAAGCAAGATGCTATTGTGATGATAGAGGTTGGGTTTTAGTCCATCTAGATGGTACTGAAGAAGTGTTGGTTTCTGCTAACAGTTTGAATAATACAGATGAAAAGGGTCATGGATTTGATGAAACATCTGGTGATTCTTTAGATCCAGATAGAGACCCAGCACATGCAGAAAAAGATAATCAATTATCATAAAAAATATTAAAAAATAAATTCAAATAGAGGTGTAAAATGGTTAAGAAGTTATGGTCCAGAGAGGAAGATGGCCAACTCCCAAATTGGCTAAATGATGAACAAAAAAGTAGATGTTATTGTGATGATAGAGGTTGGGTATTAGTCCACAAAGATGGTAATGAAGAGGTTATCGTAGCAGCTAACACTTTGAATGATCCCTCTGAAAGGGGTCATGGATTTGAAGATGGTAAATCTAAAGATGCCGACAGGTCAGGTGCTCATAATGACGTTTCATATTCTCTATCAAGGTCTAGTCAAATCATTAATGAAGGAGCTTTTGCTACAGTAACCCTAACAACTACAGGTGTTGCTGATAATACTCAAGTTCCGTACACTATAGAAGGTGTTGAAGCTGAAGATTTACAAGGTGGACAATTATCTGGAAATTTTTTAGTTTCTGGGGGAACTGCCACTTTAAACTTAACAGCTGTCAATGATTCACTAACTGAAGGACCGCAAACTATAACCGTTAGATTGGGTACTGGTGAATTTATTACGGTTGATATTAACGACACATCAAAAGCACCATCTTACATTCTTTCAGCTCCTGGTAGTGTTAATGAAGGTGAACCCTTCACAATAACACTTACTACCGAAAACTTTAATGACGGTCCAGTTGCTTATACAATAACAGGAATTGATGACAACGACTTAGATATAGCTGGAGGTTCAGCGGGTAGAACGGGAAATATTAATGTATCAACCAATACAGGTTCTATAACATTAAAACTTAAAGAAGATTTATCTTTCAATGAAGGTGATGAAACTTTAACTTTAACATTAGATGGTGACTTAGATACAATTGATGTAACCGTAGTTGACTCTTCAACAGCGTCACCAACTTATACATTATCAGCGCCTGAAACCATTAATGAAGGTCAAGACCTAACAATAACACTTACTACCGAAGACGTTAATGACGGTCCAGTTCCATATACAATAACAGGAATTCAAAACGCAGATTTAGATATAGATGGAGGTTCAGCAGGGTTAAGTGGAGAATTCACAGTCTCTGGCAGTCCATCCTCTGATAGTATAACATTAAAACTTAAAGAAGATTTATCAGACAATGAGAATAACGAAAATTTAGTGCTAACTTTGAATAACGGTGAAGATTCAGTATCAGTTACGATTGTTGACACCTCCAAAGCACCAGTCTTCAATTTAACTTCAAACCCATTGGTTAGTGTTAATGAGGGTGCTTCCCTTACAATAAATTTATCAACCGAGAACTTTTCAGGAAATACAGTTCCATATTTCGTGTCAGGTATAGATGATAATGATTTAGCTTCTGGTTCAGCTTCACTTAATTCGAATTTCAGTCTAGATGGTAATGGGGATGGTAGTTTAATATTCAACATTAAAGAAGATGCAACAACAGAGGGTGTTGATAATTTTGTTCTTGAGTTATTGGGCCACGGTCAGCAAATACAAGTAGATATCAATGACACTTCTCTAACCCCAGTTTACACTCTATCAACATCACCCCAATTTTCAGTTGATGAGGGTCTTGATTTGGTAGTAACACTACAGACTCAGAATGTCCCTGATGGGGATTATACGTATAATATTTCTGGTACAGGTTTTGATTCGGATGATTTGAAACCTACTTCAGCAGGTAGAACAGGGAATTTCACAGTCTCTGGCAGTCCATCTACAGACTCCATAACATTACAACTGAAAAATGATTACACTTCAAACGAAGGTGATGAAACAATAACTATAGCATTAAATAATGGAGGAGATTCTATTCAAGTTGATGTTATAGATACTTCTAACATGGGTTCTACTGATAGAGGTCAATTACCTGTTGTAAACGATAACCTTAAACATTCTTCTGTATCTGATGATGCTCAATATGCAGCATTAGGTGCTACTTCTTCAGATGGTTCTGTGGAAATATTTAAATATAATGGTACTGGATGGGATTTATTACAAACACTTCCTAAACCAATGGCAGATGCGTTCGATGCTCATGGTATGGCTACAGCATTCAATTCGGATGGTACAGTTTTAGCAGTTGGTGATGGTTGGGCTAATACCTATAGAGGTAGAGTTTTTATCTATAGGAGAGATGTAAATAGTGGTTTATTTGGACCAGACCCTGAGCATATAATCGATGGTCCTCACAATGCAACCGCATATTTCGGTCATGGGGTTGCCCTTACTGGTGATGGTAATCAATTATTTGTCGTTTGTACTCAGACAAACAAAATTTACAGATACGATTATAATAATTCAGAGTGGTCATCTTCCCCAGATTACACACTAAACACACCAGTCAAATATAGGGATGTTGATGTTTCATCCGATGGTTTAATGCTAGTTGCTGCTGGTGGCCACGGAGCTCCATTTGAAGCTAGAGTTTGGACTTGGGATGGATCATCTTTTACAGACCACTCTGTAGTATCTATGCCAACCCAAAATGCTACTCTCGGTGTGGCAATCTCAAACAAAAAACTCTTAGCCGTTGGCCAAGTTGGAACCGTTAATCAAGAGAATAGAGTTACACTTTTTGATTTGGATGGAACAACATGGACACCTAGACCATTAGAATCATGGCAAACCAGTGCAATAGTTGGAAGTTGGACTATCAACAAAGGTTTTAAGATTGCTCTATCTGAACCTAAAAGTGATGGTAAGGTTCTTGTTGTTGACCATGAGGGTCAAATGCGTGATATTCTTGCAACAACTGATACATACTCAATTTCTGGCCCGAGCAGTATCAATGAAGGTCAAGATTTAACTTTAACATTGACTGCACTTGGAATTGATGGTCAAGTTGGATATTCTATCTCAGGAATCACGGATGCTGATTTAGATATAGCAGGTGGTTCAGATTCAGTGGATGGCAATTTCCAAGTTTCTGATAGTGCAGGTTCTATAACCCTTAAAATAAAAGAAGATGCGAACTCATCTGATGGCTCTTTAGTGTTAACTCTTGACAATGGGGAAGCATCCAAGACTGTATCTATTATTGATATAACACCATCTTACGAATTAACATCAAGTCCACAAATCTCAGTTAATGAAGGTTCTACACTTAGAATAAGTTTATCAACTGAAAATGTGTCTGAAACTTCAATACCATACACTGTGAGTGGTATACAACCAGCTGACTTTAATGATGGGTCTGCTGACATGAATGGAAATTTCAGTTTAGATGCTAACGGAGATGGGTTTGTTGATTTCCTTATCAAAGAAGATTTAACAACAGAATCAGTGGCTGAGGATTTAGTTCTTACATTAACAGGTCTAGGTGAACAAATAAGTGTCAATATTATTGATTCATCTAAAACACCTATATGGAATTTGACGACAGACCCAGTTGATTCAGTTGATGAGGGTAATAATTTACTTGTAACATTGGCAACTCAAAATGTCCCTGCTGGTAATTATGCTTATCGAATAGAAGGTATTGATGCTGCTGACTTAGACATAGCTGGAGGTTCAGCAGAATTAACAGGGGATTTTGTAATTACAGGTGCAACAAATGATGCTTCTTCCGATAGTATAACTTTAAAACTGAAAGCAGATGCTACATCAGAAGGTGCTGAGACACTAACTATATCATTGGATAATGGTGAAGTTGCCCCGATTACTATCACCGTGAATGACACTTCGAATTCAGACCCAGTTGCAGGTCCACTAATACCTTGGGCCGGTTCAAGATACCCTTCAATAAGTGATGATGGTATGTATTCAGCAACTGTCGGTGGTAATCACGCTGCTAATGTTGTAAAATTCTACAAATATGAGAACTCGTCTTGGACTCACACTCAAAGTATATCGAACTATGATCCTGGTAGTCAAAATATTGATGGATATGGGGATATTAAAATGTCCTCTGACGGATCAATAGTTGCATATTGTGACCCATACGCTAATGAAAAGGATAGCATAGTGAGAGTATTTGAAAGGGGTGGAGATGGTCAATATACTTTAAGGGATACATTTACTCCTGGAGGGGGTGGATTCCAAGCTACTTGGGGTATGGCCTTATCTGAGGATGGTCAAACTATAGTTGTAGGGTCAATGTTAGATTCCAAAATTAGAACTTTTGAGTATTCTAACGGTACTTGGAACCCAGTTTCCACTATTAGTATACCAGTTAAACCTATGCAGCTGGACTTGTCATCTGACGGTCAAAAATTATTATTTGGTACTGGTTGGAATAACACTGCAAATTCTGGGTTTTATATTTATAATAGAGATGGGAATAGTTGGACTCAAGATACTTTTAAATACATTGACAACCCAAACCCTGGAAATGTTCGAGTCTGGAGCTCAGCATGGTCTAAGGGTACAAATTTCATAGCTGTTGGAACATCTGGTTATGGAGCATACCCAAGCACAATTTTCTTTTTTGATTATGACTCATCTTCAGGTTCGTGGATTCAAAGATCGAGTACAATTGTAGACCCAGCAAGTGAGTTCCAAGGACATTACAATTATGGTTCAAGAATAGCACTTAGTGAAGAGAATAATGGGCAAATAACTCTAATTACAACTGATGGTAATACATTCACATTACCGGCTGACCCACCAGAATAAAAAATATTTTAAAAAAGTTATTGACAATGTTATAAATATAGTTTATAATATAAATGTAGTTAAATATAATATGGAGGATTTAATGAGTACTACTGAAGAAACTATTGAAACTACTACTGAAACAACTGAAGTTAAAGAAACTCCGGTTGGTGTTGGTGGTATTGTTGGGGAGACCCATGTCACATCTCTGGATGGATTGATTAGTGTTATTTTGCAAGAAAGGTTAACTTTGGTTAGGTCTAATAAGAATAATACTGAACTTTTTAATAAATTGCAAGAATTTATTACAGAAAAGAGTAATAATGTGACCCAAGTTGATGGTGCTATTTCAGCATTGAATGGTTTTGTAACTGAAGATACACCTAGTGACGATAAACATGTTGTTGAATTGGCAAAATTACATCACCAAAGAAATGACCTTATTGGTGAATTAAAAACGGCTGATGCTCAGAGAAGAAACATTTTCAGTACTATTACAATGACTGAAGGTGCTTTACAAGTGTTGAATCAAGTTCTTTCCAAGACAGATCACACAGAAGAAGGAACAACTGAGGCAACAGAAGTTTGATAGATGAAAGATCTTAACAAAGAGAATATTGACATATTTTCTGAATTATCTTATAGAAATCCGCAGTGCTTATCATCTGAGGATTTCTATGAGGATATGAGTAGGGTTAAATATGTTAAGAGGTTGTTCAATAAATATAATAGGGGTGGTGAAATAAAGACCAGATTAATTCTCAATCACATTATAGCATTTTATAATGTTTTTGAAAATAGAGATGCCACTAGAATACTTTTCTTTAAGATGGACCAAAATTATTGGCCTTTATTAAAAACTTTTTTGTTATACTTATCTTATATGCCAGAAATAGTTCACGGTATTAATGGTAGAAATATTATGTCCGAGGATATAAATATAGATGTGGCTATTTTTAGAGAATTGGAGAATATATGAAAAGTGTTTTGAGAGAGGGGTTTCTTTCAAATGCCCTCAACTATGTTGTATTATATAAATTAATTTCTAGGATGATAAAACCTATTAAGAAAACAAAAGCTTTTGAGCTTGGTATTGTTGATGAAAAAGGTAAAATTCTTAGAAAGAGGAGAAAATTGAAAACTAAAGAAGAAAAGGATGCTCTAACGAGATTGGACATATTTGTTTTCAATTTAAAAAGAGTTCTTGGTCCTCTTGGTAGGTCTAAACTTGCAAATATTGTGGGTGCTTTATATCTCCTTAAAGAACAAGATAATCTAGAAATGTTCGACGATGAAGAAAATAGATTTGTTCTTGTAGAGTCTAGATATTCAAGTTTTGTGGAATCTTTGTCCAGAGAAGATTATCTTTTTATAGAAGAGATTGCTAATGCTGTTGGTGATGGGTCGAACGTTGCTGGACTTACAGGTGAGCCGCCTGTTGATCTTAAAAAGAAGAAAAAGAAAGATAAAAAAAAAGAGCAAAAGAACAACTTAGTCGAGGGGAAGACACAGGAAATCCCTAGAAGAAATATTAAAGCTTTAATCGGTAAAGCTAAGTCAAGCATTATAAACAAAAATATTACAATACGCTCAATCGCAAATCAGATTGAGAAAACTCTAAGAAGAAAGTATGATATAGAGATATCTATTGAGAAATCTTCAAAAGTTGCTTCTGGGTCAATAATAATAAATGCTTATTATGATCCAGAAAATGATAAAAATGGTGAAGATGTTCCAATTCAAATAGAATTGAAAGTTTCAGACCCAGAAATTCTATTAAATTTGGATAATTATTTGTGGAATAAGTTTTCTAATGAACTTGCGGATGCAATTCAACATGAATATCTCCACATGTCACAGTACAGAAATAGAGGTTTTGTTAAAACCTCTGAGTATAAACCTAAAGTTACAAAAGAAATAAAGGATTTTTATAATGCTAAAGTTTATTTAGGAAATTCTGATGAGATAGAGGCATACGCTTTGAACATCTCTAGCGAACTCCTAAATAAGTATAGAACAAAACAAAAGACTATTGCTAATGTTAAACGATTGGATAAAAGTCTTTTCACAGCATCACCGAATTTGTTTGCTTATTTCATGGCATTCAATTTTGATAGTAGACATCCAGTAATTAGAAAACTTCTGAAGAAAGTTTTATTGTACATCGAAAGTCAAAGACCTTCTAGGAATTAGGAAAGGAATATTTTATGAAGAGAAAGTTGATAGTGTTGACCATATTTGGTCTGATCACCAGTGGTTTCTTCTTTTTTCAAAAGTATAGGGGAACACCTATATTCAAAACTAGTTATTCACATTTTGTGGAAAGTGTAAGAAATAAAAAGGCAGATAGTGTCGTCTTCAGTGATAGATTTATTGATTACGTGGTTGGAAGTAAAAAGTATAAAACACCCAGACCAAAAGGTGAAACGGATAGTTTAAAAGAAGTTAAGGAAAGTGATATACATTACACTTTTCAACCTGAAAGTAAACCTATATTAACACCTGTTGTAGTTCTTCTTTTTGGAATCTTTCTCGCAGTATCAACTTTCATAATGTGGAGATTGTATTGTTTTATCAATAGAATATTAAGTAATATGAGACACATGCAAGGTGGCCCACATTTCGGTTCGAGTTCTTTTGGCGGTTCCGGTTCTGGTCCTGGAGACCCTTTTGGTGGAGGGGGTTCAAGACCTCCAACTCCATCAGAGAGTCCCTCAAAGTTCTTTGAACCAGAACAATCTGACGTAAAGTTTGACGATATTGCTGGTAATGAAGAAGCAAAAGAGGAATTAGAACAGATTGTAGATTTTCTCAAGAGTAATAAGAAGTATAAGAAGATGGGAGCTCATTTACCAAAAGGTGCTATTCTATATGGTCCTTCTGGAACTGGTAAAACCATGTTCGCAAAGGCAATTGCTGGAGAATCTGGTGTTCCCTTCATGTATGTCTCTGGTTCTGAATTCGTAGAAATGTATGTCGGTGTTGGTGCTGCAAGAGTGAGGGATATGTTTGCGAAAGCAAGAGAAGCATCCCCTTGTGTAGTTTTCATTGACGAGATTGATGCTGTTGGTAAGAAAAGAAGTAACAGTGATAAGAACTCTGAAAGAGATCAAACACTCAATCAGATTTTGGTTGAGATGGACGGTTTCAACAGTTTAGGTTCTGATGTTATTGTTATCGGCGCAACTAACAGACTTGAAACTCTTGATGATGCTTTATTAAGGCCTGGCAGGTTTGATAAACACGTATCTGTAGATTTACCTGACAGAGAAGGTAGACAGAAGATATTGAATCTATGTTTGAAGAAACTTCCATTGTTGGAAGATGGTATCAATGTGGAAAGACTGTCAAAAAAGACTGTTGGATTTTCTGGTGCGGATTTAGTGAATGTTGTAAATGAAAGTGCTTTGTTGGCAGTCAAAGATGACCTCAAGAAGATTGACCAAGATTGTTTAGAAAGAGCAATTGAAAAGGTTGCTTATGGTTCTGAGAAGAAGTCTAGAAAACAAGACGAGAAAGAACTTGAGAACACTGCTTGGCACGAATCAGGTCATGCTTTGTTAGGTCTAATATTAGACAATAACGCAAAGATTGATAAAATCACTATCATACCAAGAACTAAGAGTTTGGGGCATGTATCCTTTCTATCTGAAGAGAAGCATTCAACCAAATCACAACTCTTAAATTCCATCTGTATATCTTTGGGTGGTAGAGTCGGAGAGGAAATGCTTGCAGGTGATTATACCCCAGGAGCATCTTCTGATATTAGGAGCGCTACTCGAACTGCTAGAAACATGGTTACACGATGGGGTATGAGTTCCCTTGGGATGTTAAACTTGAACAATATGGAAGAAGGTTGGAAAACTCACGAACTTTCTGATGATATGTTGGAAAAGGTTGATAAAGAGATTCGAGGAATTGTTGATGGACAGTATGATAGAGCAAAAAAACTTCTTGATATGAATAAAGAATCTCTGAAGAACTTGTCTGAACTTTTATTAGACAAGGAAACACTAACTGGTGAAGAAGTTGAAAAACTACTTGATGGTGTTTTAGTAAATATTGAAGGATACAATGTATTTTTCAAGAAGGAAGATGAATAATGTTTAAGAGGTTATTTGGAGGATTATTTGGCGGCTTAGGTGGTCTATTAGGTAGATTGCCTTTGATAAACAGTGTTCTGGGTATATTTGGACTCAAGAACTTAGTTCTGTTGGGTGGTTTAGTTGGTTCATTCTCAGTAGCTTATTTAAGTTTTAAGAATGTTACAAATACAATATACAAAGAACACAGAAGAGTTTATGATAAGATTTCAAATCTTGAAACTGAAGTCGCCGAAAAAGATATAGAAAATCAAAAGTTGAATAGGAAGATAAATTCCTTGAGAAGTCAAATGATGATTTTGAATATGGGTTTTGAGCAAGTGGCTCAAGCACTTAACGAAATAATAAAGAACGAACGAGAATCAAGAGAAAGTATTAAAAGATTAGAGGACAGACTTTACCGAGAAAAAGAAGGTAAAAAGTCATTAGAAGAATTAGCAGAAAAAAAACCCAAAATGGTAGAAAAAATTTTTAATAATGAATTGAAACGGTTGAGAAGATGTGTTGAACTTTTCACTGGTTCAAAAAGAGGTGAAAATGAAAAGATTGATTGTACTGACATTTTTGGCAAGTCTGCTAACTAGTTTATTAACAGGTTGTAAAAAACGTCGAGAAATAATTAGAAAACTCCCACCAGAAGTTGGTGAGATGGTTAGAGAGGGTAAATTAAAACCTGCTCTCAAAATTCCTAAAAAAGACCCAGTAAAACTGAATGATGTAAATTTCATTGTAGTTACTGAGAAAAACATTGAAGAAGTGTTTGCTAAACTGAAAGATGATGATAAGGTTCCAGTCTTATTCTCCCTTGATGGTAAGGATTACAAATTGATTTCTTTGAATGTTAGGCTTTTATTGGACTACATCAAGTATCAAAAAGTTGTTATAGGTTTATATAAAGATTACTACGAAAAGAAAGACAAAAGTCTTGACAAAAAGTAATTTTTATTCTATAATAAACTTATGAGTATTTGGATTGAACAAAAATATATTGGATTATTATCCCCTAAATTAGATAGATTTCACAGAGTTAGAGACAACTTATGGAACTTTAGATGTCCATATTGCGGAGACTCTGAAAAGTCTGAATCTAAGACAAGGGGATATTTCCATTTAAGTACGGATCAAAGCTACTATATTTACAAATGTCATAACTGTGGTTTTTATACTTCTTTTACAAAGTTTTTACAAACTCATGATTCTTTTTTGTATCAAGAATATAAACTTGAGAACTTAAAAGAAACGAACCAGTTAAAAAATACTGAACCTGTTTATAAAAGTAAACCTGTAAAATTCAGTAAACCTAAAAGGAAAGTAAAAGAACTTCCTATGGTGAAGATGGACAATTTAGATGAGGAACACAAAGCAGTTCAGTATCTAAATTCCAGAATGATTCATTATAAATATAGGTGTAGATTCAGTTACACTGAAGACTTCAAAAGACTGATAGAACTAATCAGTCCAGATAAATCGCAAAGGTTGAAGAGTGAGGAGAGAATTGTTATTCCCTTCTTCAATCGTCAAAACAAATTAACCCATATTCAAGGACGAGCACTTGATGATAACAGTCTTAGATATATTACAGTAAGTTTATCACAAGGTAGTAAGGTTTATGGACTTGATAGAATTGATAATACAAAACCAGTTTATGTCGTAGAAGGTATTTTTGATTCACTGTTTTTAGAGAACTGTGTGGCTATGACAGGTTCAGATTTGAATACAGAAGATTTACAAGATTGTGAATTGGTGTTCTTATTTGATAATGAACCTAGAAACAGGCAGATAGTTCAAAAAGTTGAAAAGATAATAGATATGGGTTATTCCATCGTATTATTTGATGACACCTTTAGAGGTAAAGATATCAATGATATGGTGAAAAATGATCACAGTATTGAACAGATAAAAGACTATATTGAAAATCATACTTTCAAAGGTCTTAAAGCGAAAATGAAATTTACAGAATGGAGAAAATGGTGAACGAAGAACAGGGTGTGGAAATTAAAGAATCTCTCATTAGGACTAGGGATTTTCTAAACTTCCTAAAAAACTACGACGACTTACCAAAGTTTGTTAAGTTGGATGCTGAGGTTTTATTGAAAGACTTCCCAACAGACTATAACCTTACAAGATTATTTAATAAGTGAGTTTTTATGTTTATGCAAGCTTACACTTACGATGATATTTTATTACTACCTAATAAATCCTTACATTCTCGGAAAGATCCAAAATTAGAAACAAAACTTTCTAGAAATATTTACATAGATAATCCTATAACATCCGCTAATATGGACACTATTACTGGATTTGAGTTAGCAAGAACTATGAGCAAAATGGGTGGAGTTGGATTTCTTCATAGGAATATGGAGATTGAAGAGAATGTTACAATAGTAAAGAAATGTCTAGATGAATGGGAAACTTACTGGAGTCCTGTTGTACCCACTGTTGGAGTTTCTAGTATTCAAGAGATGGCACGTGCAGAACTTCTTTTAGAATTAGGCATTCCTGCAATTTGTATTGATATCGCTAATGCATATTCTGATAGAGTTGTTAATATGATAAATTTTATTAGAAGTAAATCAAAGGATACCGATATTATTGTTGGGAATGTTGCAACCGCTTCTGCTGCTTTATTTTTAGCAAAACATGGTGCGGATGCTATAAAAGTTGGTATTGGACCTGGAAGCGTTTGTACGACTAGGAGAATGACTGGTTTTGGAGTTCCTCAATTGACTGCTGTTAGAATGGTAAAGTTGGGTTTGATGGAGTATAAATATTCCGACATTCCAGTGATTGCTGACGGTGGGATTAAAAGTTCTGGTGACATTGTTAAGGCATTATGGGCTGGTGCAAGTTCTATTATGACGGGTAAATTATTTGCAGGTTGTAGAGAAGCAAATGATCCAACTTCATATAGAGGTATGGCTTCAAGTAATGCTAGAGAAGTATTAAAAACAGATTCTGGAGATTCTGTTGCTGAAGAAGGTATTGCTATTGAAGTTGAGGATGCTGGAAGTGCAGAAGACGTTATTAAAGAACTTTGTAATGGTATTCGTTCTGGAATGTCTTATGCGGGTTGTAATTTTATAAGTGAATTAACACTCTCAAAAGAAGTTGGAGCTGTTGTGCAAACTCAGAATGGTATTATTGAAAGTGGTACTAGAAAATAAAAGGAATAATAGGAGAAAAAAATGTTATTACCATCACTTTATCAAGAATTTATCCACTTATCCAGATATTCTAGGTGGTTAGAGGATAAGGGAAGACGAGAAACTTGGGAAGAGACAGTTGACAGATATATGGGATTTTTTAAAACTCATTTATTAGAAAACTATTCATATGAAATCCCACAAGCAACATATAAAAAAGTTAGATCATTCATTTTAGAATTAAAAGTGATGCCTTCAATGAGGGCATTAATGACTGCTGGCCCTGCTCTTAAAAGAGATAATGTTGCTGGATATAACTGTGCTTATACTGCTATTGATAAACTACGTGCATTTGATGAAATCCTCTACATCCTTATGTGCGGAACTGGTGTTGGATTTAGTGTAGAAAAATATCATGTAAAAAAATTACCAACAATTGCAGAAAGATTTGAAGATTCAGATACTACAATAGTTGTAGGAGATTCTAAAAAAGGTTGGGCAAAAGCATATCGTGAACTTGTTTCTCTTCTAGTTTCAGGTCAAGTTCCAAAGATTGATTATTCAAAAGTTCGACCCGCTGGAGCAAGATTAAAAGTTTTTGGTGGTAGAGCATCTGGCCCAGAACCGTTGAGGCAATTAATGGAATTCACTATCAGTACTTTTAGAAATGCTGCTGGTAGAAAATTATATCCAATTGAATGTCATGATGTTGTATGTAAGATTGCTGAAATCGTGGTTGTTGGAGGGGTAAGACGTTCTGCACTTATTTCCTTATCCGACCTGAATGATGATAGAATGAGAAGTGCTAAATCAGGTCAGTGGTGGGTTATTGATCCACATAGAGCATTAGCAAACAACTCTGTATGTTATCGTGAAAGACCTGATATTGGAACTTTTATGGAAGAGTGGTTGTCATTATATCGTTCAAAGTCTGGAGAACGTGGTATTTTCAATCGTCAAGCATCAAAGAAAACAGTTGAAAAATTAGATGGTAGACGAGAAATAGAATATGACTTTGGAACTAATCCTTGTTCTGAGATTATATTGAGGTCAAAAGAGTTTTGTAATCTATCAGAAGCTGTGGTTTCTAATGATGATACTATTGAAACTCTGATGGAAAAGGTTGAAGTCGCTGCTATCATAGGAACTTGGCAATCTACACTAACACACTTTCCCTACTTATCAAAGCATTGGAGGGAGAACTGTGAAGAAGAAAGATTGCTTGGTGTATCTCTTACTGGTATTATGGATAGTGAAATCACTAACGGTAGAGGTGAAACTTCGCTAAAAGAACTTCTCCCCCAACTAAAACAAAAGACTATTGAAATGAACGAGAAGGTTGCTGCTGAAATAGGTGTAAATCCTTCTGCTGCAATCACTTGTGTAAAACCTTCTGGAACAGTATCACAATTAGTAAATGCTGCTAGTGGTATTCACGCAAGACATTCTGAATATTATATCAGAACTGTTAGAGGTGATAAGAAAGACCCATTGGCTCAGTTTATGGTTGAAATGGGTTTCCCACATGAAGAATGTTTTATGAAACCTGAGCATCAATGGGTATTCAGTTTTCCAGTAAAGTCTCCTGAGAATGCTGTATTCAGAAATGACATGTCTGCTATTGAACAGTTGGAATTGTGGTTAGACTATCAAAGACATTGGTGTGAACATAAACCTTCTGTAACAGTTTCTGTAAAAGAACATGAATGGTTTGAAGTTGGTTCTTGGGTGTGGAATCATTTTGATGAAGTTTCTGGTGTATCTTTTCTACCAAGTTCAGATCACACATATAAACAAGCACCTTATCAAGAATGTGGTGTTGGGGAATATGAAGAACTTTTAGCAAAGATTCCACAAGATGTTGATTGGTCTGGATTGGAAAGATTTGAAAAAGAAGACAACACAAAAGGTGCTCAAACTTACAGTTGTACTGCTGGAAGTTGTGAAATAGTTGATTTGACTGACTAAAGTATATAAATACTTGAATGTCTATAAAGTATAAACAAATATTTCTCGATTTTGATTCCACTATATCTAAAATAGAAGGGATAGATGTTTTATCGGATATTCAGAAATTAGACAATATAAAAGAAATCACAAAACAGGGGATGGAAGGACAGATTGACTTAAAGAGGTCATATATAGAAAGAACCCAGCATCTGTCTTTCCACCCCCCTCATATGAAGATTGTTTCAGAAGTTTACATTGCTAATCTATACCCAGATGTTCAAGAGACTATCGATGTGTTGAAGTATTTTGATAAAGAGGTTGTAGTTGTAAGTGGTGGGTTTTATGAGGCAATAGAACCGGTATGTAATCATCTTGGAATTGATACACTCTATGCTATCAAAACTGAAGGTGGTCTTGAAGATAGTGTTCTGATGAAACCTCAAGGTAAATGTGAGATTGTAAAGAAACACAAAACAGGAAACTCAGTATTCATAGGTGACGGTGTTACTGATGAAGTCACCAAAGATGTTGTTGAGAGAATGATACCCTTTGCTGGTGTTGAGAAAAGGCAATGGATGGAAAACACTGATTTGATGTGTTATTCTGGAAAGAGTTTTCTTGGTCTTTTATGCCTAATATTAGATGAAGAGGAATTTTCAATATTCCAAAAGAATTACCCTCAATTATCTGAGAAATCGTTATTATCTTGTGAAGTGAAAAACCCTTCAGAATCGGTTGCAAACCTCTTAGAGAAGGGGATAAAACACTATCACATCCCTGGCCCAACTTCTATGCAAGAGGATATAAGAAACTTATCTTTCTCAATGATATCTCATAGGTCACCAGAGTTCATGGAGATATATGATGAGGTTCAAAAAGAACTTAAAAGGTGCTTCAAAACAGATAACGAATTTCTAACAGCATGTTCTTCTGCTACTGGAATGATGGAAGCAATATCAAACACTTTACCTGAAGGTGCAAAAGTATTGAGTTTACAATCTGGTGATTTTGGTAAAAGATTTTCTGATGTTGCTAAGAAGTGGAAATTGAATGTTACTGATGTCTGTGCTGAATATGGTAAGGCTATCACACTAGAGGATTTAGAAAAGTATTCAGATGAACATTTTGATGCTGTTTTTATAGTTCAAAGTGAAACAAGTTCTGGAACAAACAATGATATCAAAAAGATATCCGAATATCTGAAAGTCAAGAACCCTGATATATGGGTTTTCGTAGATGCTGTAACAGGTGCTTTTTCTACACCAATTGATATGAGTTTATGTGATGGTTACTTCTTTGGTTCTCAGAAATGTCTGAACCTAGAACCAGGAATGTCATTTCTCTGCATCTCTCCAAAGTTTGAGAAGTATATTGATTTGGATGAAGGAAGAGGATACTATTTCAATCTGAAAATATCCCTTGATAGACATAGATTGAGTATAACACAGTTCACTCCTGCTGTGGGCGTTTTCCAAAAGTTAGAATACACACTCAAAAAACACTTTGCTGATATGGATGAAGTTCATAAAAGATATAGAGATATATCAGAAAGAATATGGAAATTTTGTGACGATGAAGGATTGGAGATGTATTGTAAAAAAGACAGTAGAACTCTTGGAGCAACCTGTATAGAACTTCCCAAACATAAACCTAATCTCCTCAAAGAACTCAGAAAAAGAGGTGTGGTGATTGCTTCTGGATATAAAGTCTTGAAGAAAACACATTTCAGAATCAGTCATATGGGTTCTTTTGATATGGATGAATTGGAAGAAATGTTAAAAATATTCAAAGAAATTTTAGAAACTCCTTGACTTCTCCCCTCAAATACTTTATAATAGTAATATAGAGTAAAAAGGAGATAGTAATGAAAGAGTTCACGCTAGTATTAATCGACAATAATCAGAATATAAATATCTATAAGCAAGATACTTTTGACGAAACTGTCAAAAAAATCGTTGAATTAAGAGATTCATATGAGAATTTCGACACAAAAGAAATAAAATGGATTCTCTACAAAGGTAACGATATTCTTGCCAGTAAGGATATAGAATGACGAAACGTGAAAAGATTTTGGTAATATGGATTGTGATAATGACTTGGGGTCATATCATTTACAACAAATATTTGATTGAATGTAACAGATTGTTTATGCACGATATGTTCAGAGCATTTAGGAATTTGACAAACTCCTTTACATGATAATAGCTGGAATAGACTACAGTATGAGTTGTCCGTCACTCTGTATTTTTGATACTGAGTTGGATTTCACTTTCCAAAATTGCGACTTTTACTATCTAATAGATAAGAAAACCAAAATCATAGAAGAAGGAAATATACATGGTGAATATTATTCAAAGGATTCTGAAAATGTTAAAAGGTTCGATCATATATCGGACTGGGCAATCACTATTCTCAAAAACCAAAAAGTCAATCACGTATATTTGGAAGGGTATTCCATGGGTTCTAGGGGTAGAGTCTTCCACATCGCAGAAAACACAGGTGTCCTCAAACAAAAAATCTACAAAGCAGGAATTACTTTCGAAGTTATCCCGCCTTCGACATGGAAAAAAGAAGTAGTCGGTAAAGGGAATGCTGACAAACAATATGTTTATGAATCTTTGGGTATAGACTTGAAGACGAAATTTAAATCAAAATCAATAACGAGCCCTATAAACGATATCGCTGATTCATATTTTATATGTAAGTATGGAAGCTTGACAACTCAATCCCAATAGTTTATAATATAAAGAAAAAGGAGTTTACCATGCAGCAAAGAATGGTAGATGCTGAAGGAACTTATGTCTTTGGTACAAAACCAGTGTGGACTGATGAAGAAGTCCACATTGAAGATGCTAGAATATACAAAGCTATAAACTGGTATTCTTACAAATATGATAAATCTGTTGTTAAGAGTATACTGATAGAGTATTTCAAAGAAGTTGAAGATGAAAAGTATGTGAATCAAATCAAGACATATGATGAAAACAAAATACGTTCATCTGTTGCTTGGATATGTGATATGATTCTGAGTGGACTTGTTCTAGTTGACCCTAAAAGTGTTTTTCTGAATAAGATAGAAGATCTAAAAAACAACCCTAAAAAGTTCACGAAAGAATTGGAAATAAAGAAAATAGATAAAAAAGAGGTTAAAAAAGTCTCACCTATGGCAAGAGTTCGTAGATTTTTTACCAAAATAGTTTCCGAAATTGATCAAGAAATTGATGACTTTATCATCAATGGCTACAAAACGAGCTTCAATGTCAAAAAGTATTCAAAAACTATCAAGCCAATTTACGGTAAAATGATTTCTCAACACTATCAATCTTTATTAACAGAATTACAATCTGTTGTTGATCGAGAGGATATAGAACTAGTTGAATCATATTCATATATGAAAAGATCCGAATTAAGACGATTTGTTAAATTCATAAAAGAAATCGTTGATATCTTCGGCCAAGTCAAGAATAAGAGAACTAAGAAAAAAGCAACCAAAAGAAAAAGGGTTGCAAAAGAGAAAACAAAACCTAGAAAGCCTAAAAAACAGGCAGACATACAATTGAAAACAGTACCTATAACAGATTTTATGTGATCCATACAAGGAGTATTTATAATGATATTAGTTGACTTTAGTCAGATAATGGTTTCCAACCTAATGGTGATGATTGCGAGAAATGAATATGACCCAATATTTTTTAGACATTGGGTCTTGAATTCTTTAAGACAATACAATGTTAAATTCAGAGGTGATTATGGTGAAATGACTATATGTTGCGATTCACCGTCTTGGAGGAGAGAATATTTTCCTCACTATAAAATGAACCGAAAGAAGAAAAGAGCAGCAGATGATATAGATTGGGATTCAGTATTTAAGAACTTCAATGAAACTATAGAGATGATTGATAACAATTTTCCATATAAGGTTTTGAGGGTTGATAAATCTGAAGCAGATGATATTATCGCAGTATCAGTAAAGAACTTTAGAGAAACAACACAAGAACCTATATTGATTATTTCCTCTGATAAAGATTTCATGCAATTAAAAAAACATGGTAATGTGAAACAGTATTGCCCAAGGAATAAAAAATTCATTAATGAAGTCACTGATTTAGAAGTTATTCATGATAATCTATTAGTTCATATCATAACAGGAGATACATCTGACGGAATTCCAAATATTTTTTCTGATGATGATGCTTTAGTTAATGAAGAGAAGAAACAAAACAGAGCAACTAAAAAGAGAGTTGAGGATGTTAAGAATGAGATCAAATCAAATCTTATAAATAAGTATAGTTCCGCTATTTCTAGAAACACAGTGCTGATAGATTTGGATAAAATTCCTGATTATGTAGTGAGTGAAATAATAGAACATATAAATAAAGATAGAAAAGGGAATATGAAGAAGTGTTTTTCATATTTAATGAAGAACCATTACAAAGAATTGATAAAACGGATTGACGATTTCAAACCGTTAAAATATGGTGGAGAATAGAAAATGAGAAGATTGAGTATACCAGAAATTTTGGATAGTTTAGAAACAAAAGAATCTAATGAAAGAATTCAAATTCTTAGAAAGAATGATTCAAAAAGTTTGAGACATATTTTGCATGTATCATTTAACCCCCATGTACAGATTATTTTACCAAATGAGAGACCAACACAATTAAAAATAGAAGAAAGTCCAGTTGGTTTATCTTCAAACACTTTATATCAACAATCGAGAAAATTGAAAATATTTTTAAAAGATACTGGTTATGATCATTTAAGTAATTCTAAAAGGGAATCACTATTCACCCAGATTTTAGAATCAATCCATAGTAGTGAAGCTGAATTGTTATTACAAATTTGTGTGGATAGAAAATTGAAATCTTCACTAACATATGAAGAAGTTTCAGAAGCATTTCCAGAATTACTTCCTGTTGTTGAAGTGACATCTGAACCAGAACCTGTTGTTGAAGTTGCAGCTGAAGAAGAGCAGCCCAAAGTTTATAAAAATCTTCAAGAATTGTATAAAGAAGAGATTCCGAAAGCTAAAGCGAAAGCTAAAGAAAAAAGTAAAAAAAGTAAAAATAAAAAATCTTCTAAAAAGAAGAGTAAGTGAGTTATAGATTATGTTTATTGAGTATTCTGTTTTATCTTTGTACCTAATATTTTCGGTGATATTTCTCGTTGCCGTTTGGTTTTATGTGGAATCATCTTCACATCAAATCGGCTATGAGGATGGTAAAGATGTTGGAATTAAGATTGGAACCAATATTGGTTTTATAAACTGTATGGATGAATTAAAGAAGCAAGGCGTTATTGAAGTAAAGTCAGATGGAACTATTGTAGCAAAAAAACCTCCAACAAAAAGGAAAGCGAAAAAAGATGACGAAGATAAAAAGTAGGTGATTTTTATAAGTGGGGGATATGTTTAAAATACTACTTTTTCTATTTTGCGTCTGTAATGTTGTTGCAGATAATGAAGTTTTTGAAAGAATAAAGAATGGAACCGTTGTTATCAAGAGGATGATGGGTTCTGAAAGTAGACATTTTTTCAAGAATGTTGGTTCTGGGTTTATAGTCGATCCTAAAAAAGGCTATGTTATGACTTGTGCTCATGTTCTTGCTGGTTGGCAGGAAAGAGACAAAGACAATAGGACTTTAGCTATTGGTTTGTTTGATGGAAGAACCGTCAAAGCAAAACCTGTATTAATGTATTATAATAGAGATATTGCAATAGTACAGATAATACCAAATCAATATGTGAAGTTGCCATTACCTGATGATTATTCCGTATCATTTAGACATTCCAGTGATTTAGGTATGGGTGAGAATGTTTTTGTTCTTGGTAATCCTATGGGTATGCAAAGAATAATGACTTCTGGTATTATCTCAAGTTTAGGCAAAAGGGTTATGATGCCCGCTCCAACACTTTATGAGAATATGATCCAAACAGATGCTATCGTTTTAGGTGGTAATTCTGGTGGGGGGTTATTTGATTCTTCTGGTAGTGTTATTGGATTAGTAGTAATATCCGTCAAAGAAAAATATGGTTTAGCAGTCCCAAGTGCATTATTGATGCAGGTTTGGGATAATTTCGTTAATAGACGAAGTATACAAGCACCTATGATAGGGATTGCTGCAAGGTCTTCAAGTAAGAAAGATGATAAGAGAATAAACTATCAATCACATCTGGGTGTTATTGTAAATAAAGTTCTGAGAGGTTCTCCAGCTGCGAAAGTGTTAAAAGCAGGAGATTACATTGTCAGTTTAAATGGTGAAAGAACTTATGCTACATCAACTTTAAGAGCATTATTGCATCAAGAAAAAGTTGGTTCAGAACATCAAATCACTTATTTTAGAAAAGGTAAGATAAAAACTTCCAAAATAAAAACAGTGAATTCATATTTTGATTTACGACAAGAAGATATTGTTATCAGTAAACAAGATACGAAGATGGCTAAAAGGAAGATCAAGAGAAAGAACATGCAAATGGAGATATTCAAAAATTTGTATGGTGTTCCAAAGATCAAAAGAAGTATAACAAAGAAAGACAGAAAAAACAAAGTCACAAAATATCAGAAAAAATATAGAAAAACCTTAATGAAGATGGGTAATTATATTTGACATGAATCTCTCCTTATAGTATAATAGTAATATAAGGGGAAAAGATGAATGTATTTGTTTTAGATAAAGACCCAGTAAAAGCTGCGGTACAACAGTGTGACAAACATATTGTGAAGATGATACTGGAGAGTGCTCAAATGCTCTCTACATCTCACAGGATGTTGGATGGTGTCAAGGTCAGAAAACCTTCCAAGTCAGGTAAGACAACAGTCAATCACTATATTCTACCAGATCATCCACATGAGAGTGTTCTATACAAAGCTGTACATTTCAACCACCCTTGTACGGTATGGACTAGAGAAAGTCTAGAAAATTATGAATGGCATTACAGGCATTTTGTTGCGTTATGCGACGAATACAGGTACAGGTATGGTAAGGTACATCAAAGTGATAGAATCCTTCGAGAAGTCCTTAAAACACCCCCTAAGAACATACCACAGAAGGGTTTGACGCAATTTCCACTAGCTATGAACACAAATCCAGAGTGTATGTTTCCAAAAGACCCAGTAAAATCGTATAGAATGTTCTATCAGACTAAACAAAAACGATTTTCTATGGTGTGGTCTAAAAGAAAAATACCCAAATGGTTTAAAAAGTTGACTAAATAACTTGGAATAGTATATTATTTATGATAGAATAGATTATGGTGAAATTCATAAGGATATGAAAATGACACCACTAGATAAAGATGGAGTGCTAGTCCCATATCAAGAGAACTTTATAAACCTATTATTGGTTGAAGATAAAGAACAGTGTAGAATAAACCTTATTGGTAAGTTCCGACAGATGAACTTTGAAGTAGAAACTTTCATAAATTGTTCAGAAGCGCAGAAAAGACTAGATGACGAAAACCAACCAGGAATTGATTTCTTGGTTATAGATGCAGATGTTGTGAATGGAATAGATGGCATTTCTTTCGCAAGGAGACATAGAGAAAAGTATCCAATTTTACTAATATCATCAAAATCTGAGTCTTTGGATGAAGTTAAGGAAGAAGGGTTTATAACATTACATAAACCAGATGAAGACCATTTACTGGCTAATAAGATCAACAGAGCAAAACATGAGTTTTTAGAAGCAAAGACTATAAAAGAAACAAAAGATGGTTTAGAGAATTTGCAAAATGTAGTTTGTGATATTCAGGGAAATTTGAATTCATTGGTAGATGTTGTAAGTTGTCACTCAGAAAAGACACAACAAGATTTAAAAGATATAAAGGATATGTTTGTAGAAAATAGGGAAACTCAGAAAGTAAAAGAAGAGCAAAACAAAAAGTTATCTCTGATGGAACTTTTAAGATCTCCTAATTTGAAGAATATGGTGGAGTTGATAAAGGTAGCATTTTCAACATTGAGAGTGTTTCTGATAATCGTAATGTTGATTGTTATGATGTTTGCTTCACAAAATGATAAAGTAAAAGAAATTGTACAACCGTATATTTCTGGCATTATAAGTATTGGTAAACCTTGAAAGGTATTTTATGAAAAAGAATGATCCAAGTGACGATTTTGAGACAGAAAAATTACCCCCATATGTTGAGGTCTATTTTGAGAATGATCTTTTATATAGAGGTTTTTTGATAGATGTTGTGGTCGACGAACAAGAAAAAGAAAACAGTCATTACGCTGTTTCTTGTATAAATGGTGAGTTGTTATGCGTTCCATTATACGATGAAAGGTGGTCTGTACACCATTTAGGTACAGGTGATGATAAACCTACACCTTGGCAACTAGCTAAAAAAGAATTTGATATTCTTTGTACAGAAAGAACTGCTTATGAAATGGTGAGCATGGGATTCTTTACTGGGTTTTTTCTTGGATTTTTTGGAATGTTCTTTCTAGGTTGGATGATTTTCTAGTTTTATAAATATAGAAAGAATATATTGGAGAAATAATATGGGAACTCAGATAACACCTACTGGAATAAAATTTCCAAATAATGATACAGAACAAACTAAACCTGTTGTATCTGTAAATTCCACTGCACCAGATGATTCAGGTAATATAGAAGTTGCTGCTGGTGGTGGTGCAACCTACACTAGTCAGGACTATCATGCATCCACTGACTTTTTATTTAAAGATTCAAAATGGTATGGTGGACATCTTGTATACAGTTATTCTACTAATGCATCTGCCATTGAAAATCTTTCTGTTGGTAGTGTATTACACGAAGTTAGTTCTGGTTTACCATTTTCTGTTGTATCTATTGATGCAGCTGCTAATCAAATCACTTTAAATAGAGGTGATTTTACAGACTTAAATACATCTAATAGGGTATTGGAAGATAGAGAAAATTCAACTTTTGGTGGTACAACTTTCACTTATATTTCTGGTGCCAATAATTCACTAAACTGTACAAATATATGGTTGCAAGTAAAAGGTAATGAGAATCACGCAAATACCACAACTTTACCAACTACAAACAATTCAGTTGCAAACTTACCTATGAAACTAGATCATCTCCCAAGTATGGCAACACATATTATATTCAGAGTTTCATCTGAGACAGGTGGTTCTTTTAAAATTTATAATAGAGAAACGTTTAACACCAGACCTGCTGATGCTGAATTACTCCCTTCTGAAATAGTTCACCAAATTGATATTGAAGGGTCTGGAACTCAATCTGGATTTTCTGAATTTCGTGTTCCTATCAATTCATATTTTAGATTTTGGGTTACTGGTGGAGCAAAGGCAAATTTATATCCAGTTGGTTATAGTGTTTTGGATTTATCTGAAATTGATCTTGAATCTGCTTCCAATCCAGTTATTGATGCTATAGAAACCAGAGTTACTACATTAGAGACTAATGATGTAGTCACTACTGTTAATGGTCAAACTGGTGATGTTACTGTATCTACATTCGATGGAAATTATAATTCATTAGATAATAAACCTTCATTGTTTGATGGAGACTATGATTCATTATCTAATAAACCTACCATACCTACAGATATAAATCAATTGGATGACGATAGTCAACTTTTAAGTTCTGGTGGCGGTGGCGGTGCATATTCCTTTTATAGATTAATAACAGGAAGTTCTGAATTTACAAATATGAAGACTGACGGTTCTAATATTTTGAGGGCTGGTATTAAATATCGGATTAGTTTGATTGGTGCTGGAGGGGGTAGTTGGAGAGAAGGGAATTATTCATACATGCTTCACACTGCTGGTGGCGGTGGAGGTTCTATAAACTTTTACTACACACCAAGTGTTGATACTTCTTATGAGGTATCTATAGGTAACGCAGGATCGACTTACAATTATGCGGATATTAATAAAGAGACTTCAATTGTTTTTAGTGATGGTTCGGAAGCTCGAGCTCACGGAGGTGAAAATGGTAGCAGTACAAAACGACTTTATAATGGAGGTTCTTATTCATATATAGCTAATAGTTCGAGTTTTGAATTTATAGATGGGGCTATCGGAGGGAAGGGTTGGTATTATGATGACGGATCAACCCCAGCAAGAGCTAACCCAAATTCGGGTTTTGGTGGTGACGATTCTTTAGGCCCTAGTTCAAAAGCATATACAGGTTACACAGCTAGTGGTGCTGGGGGGATGAGTGGTAGAAGTTTGGAATTTGTTGAGCGAAGAGGAAACGGAAGTGGCGGTGGATATGATAATGGCAGTGATGGTGCCATTTTGATTCAATGGAGCATAGAATAATGGAAATTTTAGACAAATTAAAAAATTTAATATCATCTACTTTACAGAAAACAGACCATGTACACTTTTCCGAATTTCTTAGTGAAGAAGATAAAAAAATCATAACTGAACAAAGAGATTCAATATGGAATAAGTATCAAAATATTAAAAAATTCATTTTGGATAATAAACAGGAAGATATTTCTATATATTTAGAGAATCTAGAATCTTGTTTAGATAGAGGTGACAGTTTAAATAAAATATTCGAATATTTTGGAATTGAAGAACCAGAGGAATTGACCGAATAAATAAATCTATAGGAGAAATGATATGGCAAAATTAGTAACTTCAGATGGAGTTCAAATAAATCTGTTTTTAGATTTGAATTCTCATAACACAGGAGAAGGAACATTATTATATGGTCCAAAATCCCAAGCTGAAATGGATTTTATTGTCAAAGGTTTCAGAAATTTTAAAACTAATACTGAATATAACGATAAGAATAGATTAGAATTTCATTCTGATGTTGAAATTGAAGTGAGTATTTCTACTCTAATGAGTGCAAATCCAACATCATCTAGTCAATATACAGTTCCAGGACATTCTAATACAAAACTATACTTTGTTGGGGATGATTTGGTATTATCCAAGACTGGTTCTAAAATACATAGAATTGATTTGTTTACGAGTGCTAGTTCTAATACTGTCACTTCAGTTAATGGAAATTCCCCAGATGCAAGTGGGAATGTTACTGTATCTACTGGAAGTTCATTCGATGGAGATTATAATTCATTATCTAATAAACCTTCATTGTTTGATGGAGATTATAATTCATTATCTAATAAACCTTCATTGTTTGATGGAAATTATAATTCATTATCTAATAAACCTACCATACCTACAGATATAAATCAATTGGATGACGATAGTCAACTTTTAAGTTCTGGTGGAGGTGGAGGTTTTACAAATCAAAAAGTCTTCACAGCATCAACAACTTGGACTGTTCCAGCAGGAGTTGACAAAGTTAAGATTTCGGTTACTGGATCTGGAGATAGGGGTGGTAGTGATGGAAGTAATGGACTAAGAGCCGGAGGGGCTGGTGGCAGTGCTATAGCAATTTTCAGTGTAACGTCTGGAGAAACATTAACCATGACATTGGGCGCACCTAAGAGTAATTCATTTGTTGAAATTTCAGGTAGAAGTGGTAACATAGCAGGGTTTTCCGCACAAAGTGCTAGTGGTGGTGCGTCACATTGCACAATAACAACAGGACTTATAGGTGATGCCTTGCTCGTTCAAGGAGGGTCATTCCAAGGCCAAACAGATGTAAGGATGGGAGCATCTTCCATATATGGAAATGGTGAGGCATATGGTGGGGGTTCAGGTCACTCAAGTTGGAGTAGTTGGACAAACTCATATACAACAAGTCCGGGAGTTGCGGTCGTAGTATTGGAGTATTAAAATGATAGCATATTTATTAACAAAAGATGGAAAAATAGAAAATACGGTTATTGTTGACCCAGAAAACATAATATTTGATGATTGTATAACAGAACCTGTCCCAGAAGGATTAGTAACTCCAAAATGGAATAGAAAATCTAAAAAATGGACAGAAGGTGCTACCCAAAAACAACTTTCAGAAAGATTAGAAGGTCTGAAAGAAGAGAAAAAATCTGGAAATAGATTACAAGTAAGAACTTTGTGTTTAGAAATAGCAGAAGAGATAGAGCAAACAAACTGGTTAAACTTCCCAGAAGATTATGAACCAGAAGAGATTGAAGAATTAAAAAATCAAATCAGAGAAATCAGGACAAAAGGTAGAGAAATCAGAGCAAACATTGATGCTGCTCAAAGTCTTGAAGAGATATATGAACTTGATTTGAACATAATTCCAGAAGAAGTAGAAGGAGAATAAAATGTCAAGTAAAATGACAGGTGAAGATATAGGGATAAACACCTTAGATCCAAAAGTTAGACTGCACATCAATAATGGTGCTGTTTTTGTCGATAGTGGTGGACTGAACCCAAATTCAACACCACTCAATTCTTATTACAATACTGGAAATGAAACCTCACCACAGATAATTCTGGGGAATGAATGGGCTTGGGATAGTACTCGTCAATCTAGTCTCTTCACCAAAATTAAAGCAAGAGTTATGAATTATAACGGTGGTGGGATGCGATTAAGTATGAATGATGGGTCTCAACTTTATGACCATGCCAGTGGTCAATGGTTAGATAAAACATATGATTATGATGTTTATCCATCCCAATATTTGCATTTAAATATACTTTCAAATACTAATCAAGGAAGTGGGACATTACTTACTTGTGGTCTGAATGTTAGTGGAAACTATACTGGAAGTTTAAGTGGTGGTGATAGGTTATCTTTATATGCCGATGGTAGTTTAAAAATTACAGGACATTTAAGAATAGGTGATTCTCATGCTTCTGGGGGAACAAGTTATGGTCAAGGTTCTATAAGATATAATAGTTCAACAAATGATTTTGAAGGGTTTACTAGTGAATGGAAAAGTTTAACTCAAAGTGGTGGACTTTCCAATACTACAACTACTTTGTTTTATAATAAGAGTATTGCAGTAAATGATGTATCAGGTGCTACCAATCAAGTATACGTATATGGGAAAGCATCTTCGAATCCGGATTATGTGGTGTCTGAATTTCAAGATTTCAAATCAAATCATGATGACAAATACAAATTAGTGTTCTATAGTCAAGATGGTACGTCTGAGGTTTTAATCTCCGATTTGATAGATATTAATCCGTCATCAAATAATTATTTTTATTTGCAATATGATGACCAAACAAATAATGACGGATATCATGCTGTTTATTTTGACGGAGATGATTTATATTATAGAGTTGGTTATAGTGGTTCTACTGGTGGATCAAATACTAGATTTGCAACTTATAGAATAGAGATGCATAGCTATGCAGAAGCACCTTCAAATATATACACAAAATCTGAGGTGAATGCATTAATATCATCAGTTGCTACTGGTTCTGATGAGAGCGCTATTCTGTGGTTTCATTATCCAAATAATCATACTGGTAATCCGCAAAATGATACAGCAATAATGGATGCTTTAAATTCAACATACCCACCTGCTGATTATTCACCACTAAAAAGGTTGATTTTACATACTAATGACCAAGAGGGTTCTGCTGGTGACACTCAATTTAGAAGTAAAGGGTATTTGTTTATCAGAAACCAAACTTTACTTCAGTGGGACTTTATAGATTTAATTGATAGCAATTTTGATTGGTCTTTGATAGAACCTCCAACACCTCCAACACCTCCAACTGCTGGAAATAATTTTATACATGTTGAATCTAATACAATAAATGTTGCTGATGGTACTACTCCATCATATACAGTAGGTGGTTGGAATGTTTTAACTTTTGATGATTTGTTTCCAACTTTGACGGAAAATGCTGTATTTTTAGTAACATGTTATGTTCTTTGGATTCCTATAAATGCTGGCCACAGTGTTTATTTTAGAAACCCTCACCCAAATGGTATTAGTGATAATAGTACACCATACACAAATGTAATTGATCCAAATGATAGTGCATTTTTAATTAGAGGTCCAAATGGTGGGGGTAGTATGATGTTCACTATGGTTGCTGAAAGGTCTTCTGGTTCAAGTGTTGCAATAAAATATTGGCCAACTCAAGGTGGGGCATCACATTTAACATTTACTTCATCACACTGTATGAAAATAGGATAAATATTATTAACAATAAGGGTGATTAGCTCAGTTGGGAGAGCACCTGCTTTGCAAGCAGGGGGTCAGCGGTTCGAACCCGCTATCATCCATTTTATTTAAGGAGTATATTATGAGTATTTCAAATTTATTAAAAACCTTAGCATTGTTCTTTGGTTCTCAATTCATCCTTTCAGCATTAGGTATATACAATCCAGGGCTATGGTTCTTAACTGGTTGGATTTTATGTTATATTGACATTGCCCTTGAAAGAGGGAACCTTAAATGGTGATATAAATAATTATGTGGAGATTGTGTGATTAATAATCAAAAAGAAGTAAATGCTAGAAGAATATATCTAAAACATGAAGATAAAATTCATGAATTTAAAACATATACTTCACCTTTTGTGTGTAAAGTTTGTTACCATGATCCAAACTGCCCAATAGTGGTGGATGCTTATAGTGATGACCCTATAGAGATATTAGAATTTAATAAATTCGAAAAACAATTTAAATATGAATCAGTTCATTTTTATGGTGAAGGGTACTGCATGGACATAATTTCTATTGAAATTAAAATAGTGAATTCTTATGCATTTTCAATTTTAATAACAAGAGAATCACCCTTTACTGAAATGCCTCTAGATTTTCATGAAATTTCATGTAATCATGTTTTAACGCCTAGATTTATTCATGAGAGTTTATTGTCTAGGTTAATAACATCTGTTAAAAATGTAGAACCAATTAAAAAACTTTTAGAACTTAAAAGAGATGATGATGAGAGTAATAGGGGGAATTCATTTAAACCCCCAGTAAGCATTTATTAATTATAAATAAATTTATGGAAGAACAGAATATAAAAAATTCACCCGACCCAAAATTGAGATGGCAGAACAGAAGAAGAATGGCATGGACCGCTCTAGTGTCTATCTTGGTGGTAACATTTTTATCATTTTTTATAGTCGATGAATCAAGATTAAAATTGTTATCAGATGTCATCAATATGTTCTATCTTTCAATGGCCTCTATCGTAGGTGCATATGTTGGATTTGCAACTCTAGATAAGAAAAATTAGTTGACAATTTCTATACAATTATTATATAATAAAGTATACATTGGAGAACTAAATGATCAACCCACCAGAAATAGTAAATTTCATATATAGTTCGAACCCATATTATCGCAGAAGAAAAGTCGAAAAAGTTACAAAATCTAAGAAAAATGACAACTATTTCGCACCAAAAGATACTTGGGAACCGAGTGAGGAATATAGGAAGTTGAAATAATCAACATTTTGTATGCCTTTTACAAAATATTACTAAAATATTACATTTTTGTAAAAAAATTACATTTTAAATATATTAATAAATATATATTGGGGTATAACGCTCTCTAGTAAAGTTTTTTAAAAAAAGGTAAAATATGAGTAAATATTCAGTAAAAAAGTACTACATTCAAAATGATTTGGAAAGTATGTGGAATAGAATACAAAACAGTTCATATGTTGACCATAGAGATAGTATGTTCAGTTGGTTGAAAATCATGGAAAATGGGGAGATGTTCAAGGTAACTTCTGACATTCACCACCTTATAATCAATTCGGAAAGATTGTCTGATGAAGATAGACTGGAAGATGAAAGATTATATGAATCTGATATGGGTAATAATCATTTCAGAGTCCCTGTAATAATCAAAAATTCAAAAGGTGATATGGTTCTATTATTTGGTGGTGTACATTTAGAAAAGATGATGCATGAGAACGGAAGTTGTAAAGTCTGGATAGTCAAAAGAGAACGGTGGAAGGAATGAAACACTCACCAAAAGATGTGACCATTCAATACTGTAAAGAATCGGGATGTCCAGTCCAGAAATCAATAGATAATCATAGAGCACAATGCGGCCCAGAATCTGATATCAAATTAATAAAAGATGCGTATTGTGTGAGATGTGATGTATACAAAATGAGAAAGTGGTTGGAGAGAAAGAACATAGTCATGAGTCAAGAAGATGATGATCCAACAAGATTTATGTAATTATAAATAGAGTTATGAACAGAAGATATAAAATAAAAAACTTTCTAAATGAAGATGTTGAACAAGTTGATGAAATCTTTTGGGGAAAGAAACGCAAATCAAAATATCATGACGATGATGATTATGTTGAGACTGATGATAAAGAAGTTTATGCTGACGATTTGATAAGTTTTGATAAAAATAGAATTAAGAAGATAACAAGTGCTATCTCTGCTTATGTTCGTAGATATACTACAAACTCAAAGGATAAAGAGGATACTGTGGAATTGCTTTTCAAACCCACTGTCCGATCATCTCTTGAAGATGTCAAGAAACAACTCTCAAAACTGAAAAATGTTCTGAAGATAAAAAGTATACAAGTGTTACACAGTCTAATCATAATCACTCTCAAAAACCAACACAAATATTCATAATGAATAAAGTAGATCCCAAATACAAATGTCTAGAACTGGAACCTGAACCAGATAATTCCTACACTCCAAGTTATTTTATAATTAAGTTGGTAGATAAGAAATATTACCGAAGATATCAAAAAACCTTCTATAATTACAAAGATGCTTATGACTTCTATCTCGAAAGATTAGAGGAGAAGGAAAGTCTTTGGTCTGATGTCTGGATTATGGAAGTCAATAGAAAAAGAATCAACCCTGAGATGTATGCTGTTATGAGTGGGTTGTCTTATTAGGGGTTGGTATGGCTAAATCCGATGACATTCTCAAAAATCTTGATGATATTCTTCCAAACTTTGCAAAATTCCTATCTAGGTATGGTACTGGGGATAAACAAGTTGCTGATTGGGATAAATCTTCGATGGTTGTTAAATCTAGTGGTTCGAAACTAATCTTAAAACCAAATATTAAAAAAAATGATAAAAGGGGTGCTTTTGCTAACGATATTAAAAATCATTTTGTTGATAGTAGTGGTAAATTAATAGAGAAAAATATTAATGTAGATTTAATCGGAGAAACACTAATACTTTCTTCAACTTCTCAAACCAAACTTGAGATTGATAACGAATTTAAAAGACCCCCAACAACAGAATCCAAAAATGCTCCAACTTTTTATATTAAAGTTTTCGAAATAAGAGATAATCGTCGTTTGACTAATCCAATGTTCACTTTTGCTATTGTGCCGAAAGCTTCATCAAAAGGTGCTAAAAAACCAGACCCACATGAACTGATGACTGCTTGTTTAATTTTACTCGGTGAACCAGTGGATGAAAAATCTTTGAACAGTTCTGATAGTCTTCATGAAGATGTTAAAGTGATTGTTGATAAGTGTTACAAAAAAGCCTCTAAAGTTGGCGGAGGTTCTGGACTGGAAGGTTTCTATTTGGATAATTCTAAGGAAGACCCAGATTTGGTTAATTTTGCAAAAGCATATTCAGCTTCAAACTACATATTGAGTGTTTTACCTACAAACTATAGTGATCTGATGATATGGCAAACAGGTCAATCATGGGCAAATGAGATTAAAAAGTTTGCAGGAAATGATGAGATTAAAAAAGAAATCAAAACTTACAACTCCTCAGACATTGTGATTAGGTTTAGAACTGGTACAGGTTCAAATCAAAAAACTCATTTTTGGGGAATATCTCTCAAGAAGAGGGGTATGTCCAATATTAACACTGCTGATAAAGAACCAACATTGTTGAATAAACCAGTAATAGACCTCATTCGAAAATACACTCCATCAAGTGAAGTTAAAAAGATAGAAGATGCGAAACTAAAGTTCTTTAAAAACGCATTGAAAATAAAGTATAGTCAATCTAAAAAAAACACAATTGTTCCAAACTTGGATAGTTGGGATATGAAAAAAGTTTTAAAAGAGTGTGATGCGATGTTTTTCGAAAAAGATAAGGCTGCAATGTTGAGAGGTCAGGGTGAATATTCAAATAATCCTAACATATACTTTGAAGAAATAGATAGAGTTTTTTTAGAATATTGTGGTAAGAAGAATATAGAACCTTTTTTTCATGAGTTTCTAGATTTAATTTTCAAAGTTGATATGGACACTTATATTAATGACGGTAGATTTCATTTCAGTCTTATAACAGGAACTGGTGATTTTAATGCTAAAAAAGGGATGTTCATTTCAGAAAAGGCTTTAGAGAAATATGGTAAAACTACAACTTCTATTTTTAGAAAAATGCTTGGTAAGGAAAAAACAAAATATATTTTAATGAAGGATCCAAGTAAGAAAAATGCTTTTGAAAGAGGATCAACAGCAGCTAAGTTGTTTTATATTTTGAAATTAAACAATGTTTCAATAGTTGACATAGAAGTTAGATATAAAGGATCCTTAACTGCCCAACCACAATTTCAAGTTTTTATGTCAGTTCGAAAACCTAATTTTTCAAGGTTATATAAAAAGTATGCTGGAATGTTTATGAAAGGTAAAAATAGATGGGACTAAATACTTATATAATAATAAGACAATAATAACAATAACACTTTAATTAGTCCCATTCATTTGGGACACTTTTTATAAGATGCCAGACTTTCCAAGACATGTACTAGAAAACTTGAGACAAATCAAAAGAAGACTTCAAGCACTTCTGCCCGAAATAGAAAATGCACCGAACCTAAAGAAAGAAACAGAAGAAGTTAAAAAGGCAATCAAGACAATAACCGAAATACAAATAAAAGGATTACCAGTAACCAGAATTCTTAGGAATAGAAAGAAATGAAAACAGAGATTGATAAAAACCTCCTATGTGAAATTCTCAAAACCACAGAAGAGATGAAAGTGTTGAGAAAAAAGATTCGAGAAAATGCAGAAGATATATCTGTGAAACTCGCAAAAGAAATACACGAACTGGAACAAGTACCCAACCCTACACCAAAACTACAGAAACTGATTCTATCCGCAAAATTCCTATTAAGGGACATAAACAGGATACCTAAATACTGTGTGTAAAGGATGGGAAATATGAAACACGGCAAAAAAGCACAACAACAAAGAAGAAGATTCAGACTCAAAGTATTACATCATCCACAAAACATTTATCTATATGAAGAACTTATTGGGAAAACTGTCGAACAACTTAAAGAAATTCTTGAATCGCTTGTCGAAGAAGAATCCAAACTCAACGAATCAAAAACAGATTCGGGAGACACTGAATAAGAATCTTATGTTTTTGGTTGGCATTACCATATTCAACCTGAGGACAATTGTTGAACACTTTCCAAATGATAAGCTTCTTGATGCAATAGAAGTGTTAGAACAAATAAAGAAGGATAGTGAAGATGATAACAATTGAAGATAACAAAGACGGAACAGTTAAGGTGTATTTGAAAAATAAAGAACCTATTACACTAACAGACGAAGAATTCGATAAACTCCTCAAAGAGACACTTGCTGAAGAATACCCAGATCTGGTGAAAGATTACTTAGATGAAATATAAACTCAAAGGTGTCAAACTTAAACAATTACAAGGAAGGAGACTTACAGATGTCATCAATACTAATAGGAACCCTACTAATATTAACAACGATAACTCTAACAATAGTCAAAAGAAAAGTTAAGGTTCGTCGAAGAATACAAGCAAATGATAAAATCATTCGTGATATCATTGATAAGATCGAAAGATACGAACAAGAGAAAAACAAGAGCAGATAATGGTTCCAATCCTCATATTCATAATAATACTCTTATTGATCAATACACTTATCACCAATATCCAAGTGAAGAAGATAATGAAAATATTGAATAATGAGAACCCAAATGAACTCAGAGATAAGGCCAAAAAATTCAAGAAAGAATACAAATCCTTTATAAAAAGATGGGGTAAATTCTAAAAACCCTTGACTTTCCTCCTTAGATAGTATATAATATAAATATAGAGTAAGGTAAGGGTGATCATGGAAAAGAAAACTATCAAAGACATATCAGAAATCCTTCAGGGTTTGAGAAATCAACAAATCTTAAAAGAAGAACATTCACCAGAGCAAATAAAAGAACATGCTCAAGCAATCACTAGTAAAATCATTGCTATATGGAAAGACCTTTTCCCAACAGCAGGTGCAACTGCTAGAAGTTCTTCACTTGATAGTAGAGGAATGTCAAAAACAACTTTCATTCAATTCACTCTTGGTAGTAAGAAAAGTGAATTTGTTAACGGATATATTGAAAACGATCCATTGAAACTAAGTATCTCCATAATCACCCACCCCAAAACTGAAAAGATTGCTATTGAATACGATAATGATTCAGTACACATAACCCCAGAGCAATCATATCTAGCATTTGGTAATCACAGGTTCAAACTAAGAAAACAAATGGCAAAAGATGAAAAAGCATTACTCAACAAGGTCAAGAAAGATTTAACCAAGGTGAAAGAAGGCCTCCTGAAACTTTATAAAGATGGTCAGATGTCAGTACACGATAGAGAAGATAATCTCAAAGACATGTTGAAAAAGAAACTAGGGTAAACAAAATGAGAAGATATAACATTGACAACTACTTAACTGAAATGTCTGCACCAGAAGCAGAACAACTATTCGGTCTGACTGACAGATACACTGCCGCAGACGTAAAGAAGATATGGAGAAAACTTTCCCTACAACATCACCCTGATAAAGGTGGATCAACCGAAATGATGAAAAAGGTCAATGCTGCATATGACCTACTCAAGAGTGGCGGAACAGTCAAGAAAATGTCCCAACAAGACAAGGCTGCCAAGTACTGGAAAAAAATCAATAAGAATAGAGATATTGCAAAGAAGCATATCGAAAAGGAATTTGACTCCTCAATATACGTCAAGCACCTAGAAACAGTAACTGGACTAAAGTTTGAAATAGATAATGAAGAGATAGTTGTCCCAAATACTAGTCCAATAGTAATGCTAAAGGTTAGATTTAAATCAGTAAAAGGTTACGATACATTTGACCTTTCCCTTACAATACATATGCCCAGTCTAACACAAAGTTTATCAGGTCAGGATCAGAAAGAAGAATATGAAGTCACTTTCTCTGGCGATGCTATTCTAAGTGGTAAGAAATATAAACTATACCATAGAAATAGGGGAATCAGGTACATCAACTCCCTAGACATATCAGATCCAGAACTACTCTTCCCAAAAGCAAAAATAAAAAGACACATGAAGACATCTTCTAAGAAATCATTAAAGAAAAGGGACGTAGAAGCATACTTCAGAACTGCCAAAAGAGCAAGAACGACATCTCAAGGTGATTACGCAATAGAACTAAAAGATGAAGGAATGTATATAATAGTAACAAGACAAGTATTTATGAGAAAAGGTTTATACCGAATAGGCCTCTACAAAAGAAGAGGTCAGTACAGTTACGATGCAATCAATGAATATATTGCACTTGTTCCAGAAGGCCCAAACGAATTCCTAGAAATGTTAGAAGAACTCGGTAAATCAAAATCCACGGACGTAATCAGAATCTTAAAAAAATACAAAAACAAGATAGAAGACATGCACGTAAGAGTAAGTAAACTATAAAAAACTTGACATAATTCCATAAACCCTTTATAATAAGGCCATTATGAAAAAAATCCAAAGACATGATTACGATGGTAATGATATCATATCCACTCGTACAATCACAATCAATCCAGTGGAATACACTCAAGAGAACATGGAGAGATTGATACAAACCATTAGAGATAACCTGACACCTGATTTACTCAAGTTTAAGAGACTCAAGTACAAAGGTGACAGTAGATACTATGGACATTGTTATCACTCAACACATGCGCTCTTTTTAATCCTCAACACAGATAGATTAGTACCCATGAGTGGAGAAGACTTCAGAGGAGAGAATCATTGGTGGCTTCAAGACAAAGAAACCCAAACAATATATGATTGCACTCCAGAACAATACTATATCAAAGAACAACAACCACCATATGACAAAGGAAAGAAATCATCTTGGTATGGATGGAAGGGTAGACCACTAGTATGCACAATGAATCTAGTTAAAAGAGTTGCAATACACGAAAACATATTCTTAGATGATACAGAAACATTCGTAGATCAAAATGATCTAAATAAATTTCTTAAAAGCTCTTGACTTTCCGCCCCAATATTTGTTATACTGATCTTGTAGGTGAGAAAAGGAGATACAAATGGAAAAGTATTTATCAGAAAAGTATGATTACTTCAACATCGAACTACCAAAGACTGAAAAGATCTTAGATTGGAGAGAACACACAGTAATGTACTGGATAAGATTGACTGAAGAATATTACAACAAAGTTAAATTAGACGAAACCAAAACACTCCTACTAGAAGAACTCAAGATGGAAGAAAACCCAGAGTACCTTGAGGACATCATAGAAGGACTAGAGAAGGAAAACTTAATAACAATCAACGGAAACCTTATTAACATAGTGGAAGGGGTATAGAATGGACAAGAAAACAGTATTAGCAACAGTATGGCATACTATGTGGCACAGTTATTGTAAGAAGATGTATATTGATACACTATGGCATTTTACAGGAAAGGAGTATTACTTCGATGCTCTGAAACACTTAAAAAGCAAAGCAGTAGAGCACGGATACAAAACTAAATTCGGGAGAAAGTACATCTCCCTAGTAAAGGATTAATAATGGATATAAAATTTAAAATCATAGAACTAACGGACAAGTACCTATCCGCAAAGACAGAAAAGGAAAAGGAAGAGATCAACAACCAAGTAATCAAACTAGTGGAGAATAACAAAGAGGAATGCCTAAAGAAAGGATTAATATAATGGAAACTTTATCAATCAACGAATTAAGAAAAAGAGCTTCTGAATATGGTAATAGACTGAATCAATGCAGAACAAACAAAGA